GCTACAGAATAATTGTTTTTACAAATTATAGAAAAATGCTAGTTACTTCTGTACATAGTATTACAAGGCAATTATATTATATCTGCTTTGTGATTATATTTCAACTTTATTTTTTAATATTATTCTGTTGTACTTCCAAAACCACCATTTCTAATTCCAGTTGCATCATCATCTTCTGTAATGCCATATTCAACAAAAATTCCCTGCATAAATCCTTCGCCAGATTTAAGACCTATAACTTTTTCTTCGTTAGTGTCGTTTGTGATTTTTGCAAAAATGTGTCCCTCATTGTCAGAATTATAGTAATCACTGTCAATGATTCCGACTGTATTATTGAGCTGTAATCTGAATTTGAATCCCAGACCACTTCTAGGATAACATTTCAATACCCAGTCATTGTCAATTCTGCATCTGATTCCGGTAGGTACTTTTACTGTTTTACCAGGTTTAATTTTTAGCCCGATTGGTGTGAAGAAATCATATCCGGCAGAACCAACCGTTGCACGTTTCGGTAATTTGATTCCGTCATAAATCTTTCTAATAATTTCCTCATCACTTGCGTTAAATGTATCTCCCCAGTCCTTTTTGAACTGCTCATAACTTACCTTTTCAAATTTTGCTACTACTTTTGCCATTATAACATTTCCTTTCTTTTCCAAAGTATTATTTTATTTGCCACTATGCTTTTTTGCACATCAATGATTCTCTGATTTCTACTGCCACGAAATTGTAATCGAAGATCTTTTTCTTCTATTCGGAATTCTCCATCTACTAAAACATCACATAATTTTAATAGGCTTTTATACTTATCCTGGTGAATTATTTCTTCATATTTATATCCTGTATAAATCCATAGTTCTTTTTCTGGATAGAGATTTTTGAAATCTTTACTTACAAAATATGAAAGCTCCACATTATCTAATGGATCACCACCAGAAAGAGTAAGCCTAGAAATATGCTTTTTTGATAACTCATTAAATAGTTCATCATAAGTGTTTTGTGTAAATGTAATGCCCTTTGACTTATCCCATGTAGATTGGTTGTGGCAACCTTTGCAATGGTGGGAACAACCTTGTACAAACAAAGTTGCTCCAACTCCATTACCATTATTTACATCGAATTTATCAATTCCGGCAAATCTGAAATCAGTTTCAATGCCGTTAATGAGATTCATTTTTCTCCGTTTTGGCTTTTAATGCATTGTTAAAATGTTTCACACGATAGTCAACTTCCTGGCGTTTTCCTTCATTGAATGCTTCAATGTAATCACCAGTGAGATATCCCGTTACTCGTCTTAATCTTCTGATTTTTCGACAACCGCAAATTGGGCATTCATCTCCGATTTCATCTGTGTAACCACATTCAGTACACATGTCATTCGGTACATTGACTGCAAAATAAGGAATATCCTTATCCATTGCATAGTTTACAATTTCTTCAAGTGCATCAATATTTTGTTTTACGCTTGATGGTAATTCGACATATGTAATGCAACCGGCTGAACTATATCCTGTAAGTTCTGCCTCTATGTCAATTTTTTCAAAAGGACTCATTTCTTCCCAAACTGGAACGTGCATTGAATTTGTGAAGAATTTCTTATCAGAAACATTCGGGATTTCTCCGTACTTATTTCTGAATTTTGACATTGCTGTAAAGCATAAGTTCTCTGCTGGGGTATAATATACTCCAAAGTTTAAACTATACTCTTTTTTGTATTCGGCACATCTATCTTTGAAAAGCTGCTCAATTCTCTTTGCGGTTTCCATGCCTTTTTTAGTTGTATGATTGCAACCAACTAAAATCTGTAAAGTTTCTGCAAGACCAATCTGACCAACTGCTAATGTTCCGTGTTTCATGGCAGATTCGATATTTTTTCCATCGAAACCTTCCATTACAAAGTTTTCATACATGAATTTTGCTGAGTCTGGTGACTGTTTGCAAATCCATAAGTATCTTTCGATAAGCATGTCTTTCGCTTCATCAATCTTCTTATCAAGATATTCCATGAAGCTGTCTACAAGTAATTTTTCATCGTATTCTTTTCCACCAGTAAAACAATTGTTCTCTTCAAGTGAAACTTTTGTTTCCATAGCAAGTGTTGGCATGATGATAGTTACCGGGCAAATATTACCCCTACCGTCTTTTGTCTGACCAAATCCATTGATATCCCAACCGTTAGCCGTTCTGCAGCCCATTGTCGAGAAGTATGTTTTCGGATCATCTGGATCATACCCTTCATTTCCTGACCAGTCACAGTTAGCGTAATTCGGGTAAAGCCTCTGTGCAGTTGAACGGAGTGCCAATCTATATAAATCATAGTTCGGTTCTCCTGGCTTTCTGTTGATACCTTTCTTCAACTGAAAAATACCACATGGGAAAATACTTGTTTTATGTAATTTTCCGATTCCAGCGATAGAAACATCAAGTAATGCTTTAATTACCATTCTTCCTTCTGGTTCGGTACATGTACCATAGTTGATAGAAGTAAATGGTAACTGATTTCCAGATCTTGACTGAAGCGTATTCAGATTGTGATATAATGCTTCAATTGCCTGTTTTGTTTCAATGATTGTATCGTATAAAGCAGATTGATAGAAAATAGGATCAAGTTTTTCTTTATTTGCAAAGAAAAAGTCCTCTTCTTTCAGTCCTGTCTCTTTGTAAAAGTTTTCTTTATTCTCATCAATCCAGTCATCGAATCGGTTTCTGACAATGCCAATTTCGTCTTCGTAGTTATCAAACAGCATTCCCATAAGGTCTAAGTATAAGAACGCTGCTGTATTTTTTAAATATGCCACAATATAATGTTTTCTGAATGACTTTCGCACATATGGCATAAGTGTCCAATCAATGTGTGTTGCAGAAACACCACCGAACTGCTGCAACGACTGTAACTGGAATATTACAGCAATCAATTGTCCGGCTGTATTGACAGATTGTGCCGGGCGAACATCCGTCTGTCGTACATTAAACCCATTTGCAAGTAATTTATCAAATGGAATGCTGAGACAATTGTGCATACCAACCGCATAACTATTTAAGTCGTGTGTATAGATTCTGTTAAGAATATGGTTGTTTCTTGCCAATTCGGACATGCACTCATCAAGAGCATACTGTTTCAGCATAACATCACTTGCAGCACCAATCATTCCACCAAATGATTTTTCATCAACATTTGCATTCTGATTCTCAACATCTTTAGCTTTCAATTTCTCTGAAAACTGTTTCATGAGTTCACTTCTGCGTCTTCTGTCTCTGGTTCTATCATTTCTATAGATGATGTACTTTCTTGCGACTTTCATATCTTTTTTAGCAAGCTGAGATTCTACAATATCCTGTATTTCCTCAACTTCCATATCTTTATCAAGCGCACTGATATTTTCTGCAATTTCTTTGGCTCTTGATTTTGCATATTCTGTTTCTTCTTTTTCAACATCATAGAATGCCTTTAAAACAGCATTCTCGATTTTTTCAGGTCTGAATTCCTGAATCTGTCCATCACGTTTGTAGACCATTAAAAATCCTCCAATTTATCAATAAGTTCATAAATCTCATCCCAACCATGAACCCTAAAGTTCTTTGTGTTGTCCTCCTGTACTGATCTGTTCCAGGGTTTATCAAATATGAAATTATATTTAACTGGTGAATCTTTCGTATGATCCAGTGTAAAATTCCCTATACAGTCATCAATAAGGATATCTCCATGTACCAAGTGTTTGTCCCGGCACACAACAAGCATTCCACTATCGTATTGCGGAATGTTCCGTTTGAGCCATTCATCTTTGACTCTTACATGGTCAGGATAAGTTGATGTAACAAAATAGAAATTGTATTTTGCCATCAATTTTCCGATTACTTCTTTTGCTTTTGGCTGTAGCTCTAAAGAAGATAGGAACTCATCAGTACCAAATTCCGTGAATATATTTTCACATTCTGGCTTGATGAATTTTTTAACTTCCCAGTCTGTTATGTCATTCAGAGTGAGACTGTCATTGTATTGCTTGTTATATTCGACAAGGATCTTTTCAACTAAGTTATTTATCACTTCGTCCACATCACATAATATCGTTTTGCATTTATTTATGCTTGTTTTTCGTGTTGAAGTATATTTCTGATGTACAAATTCTGCCATATCCTGTGGTGTAAATTTATACTCAGGGTTTTCAATAACATATGTTACCTCATCTTCGATTCCGTCAAACTGACCGACATCTGAAGCATCTCTTCTTTTGGCTTCTTCAATGTCATCCTTTCTTTGAAGAATCTTTATCAGACGATCTCTTCTGGGAACTTTTATATAAATGCTTGTAACATCTATATCAGATTTCGTTTTGAGCTGTCTCATTCCGTGTGGTGTAAGAACAGCTACTTTGTCGTTTGTACAGTCTTCTACTGCACTTCCATAGTACCAACCATTATAGACTCCGATTTCTGCGAAAAATCCACTTTGAGCTTTCTTCAAAAATTCTTCTTTTGAAATATAATGGTAATCTACACCATCAATTTCTCCTTCTCTTGGGCTTCTAGTGGTATAAGATACTATTTTGTTGTACTTATATTTTTCACATAAAATCTTTTCAATAGTTGACTTACCGCTTGCACTTCCTCCAACAAGTATAAGCATTAAAAGTCCTCCTGCTTTTTACGGTTCTTATATGTAAGAAATTCGTATGGGATAGATTGATAATACTGAATATCACCACTTTCCACACATTTCCATGTGTTATCTTCCTCTATATTAGGAAAGAACGTATCAGATTCAAAAGACTTATAAATCTTTGTCACGAATACTTTTTCACAATATGGAAGCAATTTCTCATAAATTTGACCACCACCAATGATGAAAATATCACTGTCTTCATTTTGGATAAGCTCTATCGCTGAATCCATTGATATAAAATCTACGCCATTAACATGTTTCTGGCTTTTGCTGATTACATAGTTTTTTCTATTTGGTAGTGGCTTTTTTGGAAGAGAATCCCATGTTTTTCTTCCCATAATTACGATTGAACCATTTGTTCTTTCTTTGAAAAATTTTTTGTCTTCTGGGATATTGATAAGCAAATCTCCGTTTCTACCAATACCCCAGTTTTCATCTACTGCTACTATTGCTGCTATCATTCAAATCTTACCTTTTTATTATTTGATGTTGGCTCAAATACTTTGCTGTGTCTTGAACACCTGTTAAATAAGCAGTATATAAGTTTGTATCTTTTTTAAATTCTTCAGCATTTTCACTATCCATTGCATACCCAACAAGTTCTTCTTCTGTCCGTATATCCTCATAAACTTTATCTATTTTATTCAGACATGATTCGCAAATATCTATTTTGCCCTTATGGATTATTCCGGCGAAAAATCTAATTACACTATCAAATGTATTTTCGTCTATCGTTCTTCCACATATATCACATTTAATATAATTTACTCTTGCCATATCATCACCTAAATTCCGAGTTCTAACTTCAACTGAGGAACAATCGGATCATAATTTTCCATAGAAAAATCTTCGATTGTCATATCATAGAAATTAGTTTTCTCTGGATTGAGTTTGAGCATTGGCTTACTCTGAGTATCAGAATTTTTCAGATTTTCTACACGTTTAAGCATCTCTTTTGCTTGATTGATGTGCCTGTCATAAATCTGCTCATTTGCTACAAAATGTGTGAATACACCTGGTTTATAACCAGTATAGCGTGCAATCATCATAAGTAATGCTGCATATTGAACTTCATTAACCCCACCAGCACCAGAAGCAGTAAGCATATCTCCACTTCTCTGAATCAATACCATGTCAAGACATTTGCCACGCACATTCCATATTGTGTTGTAAGCGCATGGTGCAAGACCGGCTGTTTCTCTTAAATCATTTTCTTGCCATAAGGAAACGACTTTTCTCCTGCCGTATGGATCTTTCTTGATATCATCAATGAGCTTATTGATTAAATCATATCTTTTCACGGTTGCGCCGTATCTCTGCCCAATAGTTCCATCTCCGATATCCCAGTCTTTCCACCAGGTAACTCCCATCTTTTCCATTTCTGAGATACTATTTGTCGGTCTTTGATAGATAGTGAAAATTTCTTTGATACCAGTTTTCCATGCGATTCTTCTTAAAGAGCAAATAGGAAATTCGCCTTTTGATAAATCGTAGGTTCGGCAAACATGGTTCACTGAATATGTATGTGCCGGTACTCCGTCTGCATACTTAGGTCGTGGGTTCTCATCAATATATCCATTTTCAAGGATATTCTTGATGTCTCTTTCCATATACTGATCTGCTTTGTTCATGCTAATCCTCCACAATGAACGCTTTCAGTTTTTCTCTGATTTCTTTGCATTCTTCAACATCATCTGATGAAATTTTCAGCACTAATTCCCTTGAAAGATCAACACTAAAAATTCCCATGATTGATTTTGCATCAATGATATATCTGCCAACAATAATATCCATATCCGGCTTAATAGCAGATGTAATCCGGCAGAAATTTTTAACTCTATCTATAGTACAAAGACTAATTTTAAATTCGTTAATCATTCTTCTCTCCAATCATTGTATTCTTCTTCCCATTCTGTCTCATGTATGCCGTTTGCTTTTTTCGCACATTCTTCTGAGCAATATGTTCCATTCATATCATCTGTAACATAATACTCATCTTCGTATAATTCTTCTCCGCATTCATCACAAGTTCCACGAACTCTCCTGACAGCATTAGGACATCTTGGGTGGCAAGGGTTCTGTAAACATATTGAACACATGTTTATCATTCTCCTTTATTATTGTCTGTTTATGATGTTTTCATAAATTTCAAGACCAAAAGCTACGGCTTGACTTTTCATATTTTTACTACCTTTACTTTTTCCGTCCCAAAATAAAACAAGAACTCCAAAAGCATCGTCTGAAGAAGCATATACCGCCATGTCTCTGTTCCTTTTGTGCCCTGCTAATGCATTATAGCTTCCATACGAATTTGTAATAACTCTACATGGTAATACATTCAAATTATTCCAGTCAGCCGGAAATTCTTTAAGTGCAAGATTATATTTATTGGCGAATCTTACTGCCAATGTATCTGCTCCTTTTGCCATTCCACTAATAATTTCCAGATTACATGGGTTTATTTTGAATAATCTCTCTTCTTTATTGATAACGAGAATATTATATTGAGGATATTCTTTATTGAGATGAAACAACACTTTAAACATTGTGGATTCAAATAAATTGTAATCCTCAAAAAATCTTGATCCGGCAATAATTATCCTCAACATAATTCTCTCACTTTCTTAGTTCTTGTTTATTGTATCACGTTTTCCAAATTTGTCAACGCATTTATTATAGTTTGTTTATCCGTTATTAGTTACAGTATTTTTCAAACACATTGTTAAAATGCTTGTTGTTGCACAGCTTACGGATAATGCACATTGCAAGCCCAGTTTCTTTATTGAACGTATCACCAGCATGGCATTTAGTCACTGTCTTAGTACCATCTTTCCAGAACACGATAGTTGCTGGATTATTGAATACGACACGCTCAATTGCTTTTTCCAAGTCGATATTCTGGGAAATATTAACCTCTTCCTCTTCTTCCTCTGCAATATCGTCAATGATATCAGAAATAATTTCTCCGAATACGCAACCAAGCATTGCTGCCATCATTTCATCAGTTACTTCTACATTTTCAACTTTTTTACATTCACATTTACACATAATTTTTCTCCTTCTTAATTCGCTTTGTTTAAAATCATTTTGTTTGATACGAAACCAGATGCGCCTTTATGACCTCCACCGCCATATCTTTCAGCAATCTTTGAGCAGTCAACATCTGGTTTTTCTGAATAAATGGAGTATTTGTATTTTTCTCCATTGAATGCCCAAATTGCAACAATCGGATAATCTTTGATTACTTCCCCGAATACTAAGCTGTTGCAGCTTCTATTTACAACCAGGCATTTAATACCGTCAATTCTTGATTCATATGCATAGGCATTTCTGTATGCTTCATACTCTTTCTCTACATATTTAGAAATGACAGTACCGTTATGTACCATTTCAGCAAGTAAAGGATTGTCCTTACTGTTTGAATCTTTTACAAGTTTATTCCAGATAATATCCAGTGCATCATAATCCGTAGATTCGAGTGCATACTTGAAAAACAGCGATTCTTCATATTTAAACTGCCAGCAATCAAAATCACTAACATATTTTACGAAGAGGGGGACATCACCAAAATCACATCCCATAAGGTACATCCATGTTAATCCAGCTCCACTAATTCCTTCCTTTCGGACTCCTTTAATACTGCTGAATTCTGGATATTTAGCAAGAATATCCATACTTGATGAATGGTGATCGCACCAAATTAAATCACAGTGCTTTGTTTCAACGATTTCTTTCAGCTTATCTACGGTATTTACCGAGAATGACAAATCTACAAAATAGACTGTTTCACCATCTTCAATAAGCTCTGTTGGAATTTCTCCATCATAGTTGTACATGATGTAATCTTTTGCGTTGTAATTTCCTGTTACTCTTGCAACGATTGAACCAGCACACTTACCGTCCATATCGTTATGATAGAAACATTTCATTATTTTTCCTCCGCTTCATCAAGTGCAGATGACATGAAACACATAGTCTGGGCACTATTCAATGCATCGGCACTTACACCTCTTGCGACTGATACAGATTTTGATGCTGCAGAAAATACTTTTTCTGTGCCACTCTTACTTGCTCTGTATGTTTTTGACAACATACTACTGATTCCCAGATCATTGCTAACCTGCATGGTATCAATATTCGCACCTAAGAACGTAAACACCCAACTGTATTTTTCACGCTGATGCTTAATCATTTCTTTTACTGTATTCCAGTCAAATTCATGGCTTGCATTCTCACAACCATCAGTGATAATTGTAAATACAACTTTTTCAGGTCGTTCTTCTTCCGGCATATCTGCAAGTCTGTTTCCGACATGGTTGATTGTTCTTCCAACGGCATCAAGCATGGCTGTCATACCTTCTGGTCTGTATTCTTTGTCAGTTAAATTCTGAACTTTTTTGATATCAACGCCATCGTGAACCATGATGTATCTATTGTCGAAAAGAACTGTAGTTACAAGTGCATCGCCATCTTCTTTCTTCTGGTCGGCAAGCATTATATTATAACCACCAATTGTTTCCGGCGCAAGCCATTTCATTGATCCGCTCATATCAAGAACGAATACCATCTGTGTCAGATTTTTCTTCATCTTTATTTTCTCCTTTTTGTTTTATCCCTATCATTCGCTGCATTACTTTAATAATACAATCATGACAGGTACACTTTTTAATATCGTCCGTAAGTAATAACGGACATACGCAATTTGCTCCACAAATAGGTAGGTTAATTATTTTTTGACTTCCTGGAAGAAACACCCTTGTTGCATAATGAACTGGTGTATCTAATCCAAAACCTAATGTTGGAGATCTTTGCGAATTTACCACGAATTTAGGCTTTCGTGCGATTACTGGCTGTATCATTCACCTATTTTCCTTTCGTATTTTCTCATTTTTGTTACTACGTTTTTGTCTAATTCATAAAATGGATCTGAACCCAAAACATTTACAATAAGCTGACCAAACCGTAATTCAGGTAATTTGTCCCACACTTTACGGACTGCATCAAGGACAACATCATGTGTGATATTTTCGCCATTCAGTATACTTTTAGCAATTTCTACATGATATTCCAGTAGCCCAGTTTTCATGGAAGTCTGTACAAGATTCGTTCTTGTAAATTCACACATATCTGCATCGTCATCTAAAATAACAAATGCATCAATTTCTTCTTTTGCATTTTCAAGCCACGCTCTTATCTCATCTCCACGCTGTACTCCCGGCTTATTTATGACTGGTGTAATATCATATACTTCCATCTGATATTCTGCCAATCTATCTGTAAGTGTTTTGAAGATTCCCTCTCCATACCACGAATTACGACCACTTTTTGAACAACCAATTCGCCATGTTGATGATACAACTATTTTTGCTTTGGTTGATTCGACTAACTCTTTTAATAATGCCAACGGTCTGTCAAACAGCTCACTTTTTCCTTTTGCTTCTAACAAATCTTTTTCTGAGTTCAACACACCGTCAACATCAAGAAAAATCACTTTCATATAATTTCTCCAATCAATTCAATAATCCTTTTTCATATTTTTCTAGTTTCTCAACAATTAAGTCGTTTGGTAGAAAATCTTTACAAAAATATGCAGTTGCAAATGGACTTCCCTCTATTGTAGAATTCATGTTTTAACGAAGGAGTGTGATAAATTGGCAAACAACATTGGTTATTTAACCAGTAGTAAAACGCCTGAACACCAGGAATTATATACACCATATTATGCGGTTGAACCAATCGTAAAATATATACCGAAAAGTTATAGAATATGGTGTCCGTTTGATGCTGAATGGTCTTCGTTCTATCAAACATTTAGGGAAAATGGATTTGATGTCATCAGATCCCATATAGATGAAGGGAAAGATTTCTTCTTATATGAACCTGATGACTATGATGTGATAATCTCAAACCCACCATTCAATATCAAAGACCAAATTCTCGAAAGATTATATAATCTCAATAAACCATTTGCAGTTTTGCTACCACTGAATACTTTACAGGGAAAAACTAGATATAAATATTTCAAAAATGGAATACAAATACTCAGTTTCGACCAACGGATAGGATTTCATAATAGACAAAACATGAATTTTATTTATCTGTTGTACCAACATACATATGGGTATTTTTCAACATCTTTTGCTGTAAGACTATTATTCCATACACTTATATCTGTTCTATTTGTACCATCATGGAAATATCCAATCCCGTCATATGGAATAAACGCTCCTGCGTCTACAAGTTTCATAAATTCTTTTCTTGTGTATACTTCTCCATTTGTTTCACGGGCAATCTGTTTCTTGTTTTTCATCAGTGTGCCTCCCTATCCGCTTTATGGAGAAGCATGATTTTGTCGTACAGCTCATCTCCCCATAATTTCTTGTATTTGTTTTGCATCTTTGTGTTGTTATCTTTCTCCCAGAAGTACGGGAACATATGCCACTGGATCAATGCAAGAATTTCAAGCCTGTCATTTTCCTCTACAAATCTGAGGTATTTAACTGCATCATATGCAGATACAAGGTGGTGCTGGTAGTAATGTGCATACTCGCAAGGATTACCTTTGCTATCCTTATATCCTTTTGTAAAAGCCTTTCCGATATCATGAAGCAATGCTGCTGTACATAAATTGAAATCCGGCGAATCCATTGTCATCGTAAGAGCATTCAGATAACATGCAATACAATGATTCCCAATGGATAACTGATGATGTGGATTGTCATGGTCAATATTACAAAGTCCATTTGGCATCCCATAAAACAGTCTTGTTAAGCTGCTTTCATTTATTATTGCGTGTTTTAAATCAAAAACAATAGAGTCCCAACCTTCATAATACTGTGGTATGTAAATGTTCTTGTACATTCGTGCAATCGCATATTCCGGCACAACTCTGTCTCTCTTCTTATTCTGTTCAAGGCACATTTCATATGGAGTCCATACAAAATAGCAAACTTTTCTGCAATCAATCTTTTTCAGCTCACGTAAAAATGCCATTCTCTTTTTATAACTGATATTACATGCATCATAAATTACACAACCGCCTGTCCCCTGATGCTCTATCAGATATTCCTTAATTCTTCTATGAAGCGTTTGAAATACTTCTTTATCCTGATCCATACACTCTTCTGAACCAGTAAGTTCTTCTCTGATACTATCTGACGAAAAAATTGTACCATGATACGTGTCCTTTATATCTTTCGCCAAAGTAGATTTTCCACTTCCAGGCAAACCGACCATCATCACGAAAGTTGGTTTTTCCATTACTCTTCCTCACTCTCTTCAAAAATTTTCTTATAGTCTGTTACACCCATTTCATTAAGTTTTCTATAACCTGGGCATTTATCACTTCCATATTTGATATAATTGTTTTCTATACCAAAATACTTGTTTCTGACATATGACTTAAATTTCGGTGGGACATTTTCATGTACCCAAATCATAAAGGTCTTTCTGTCAGATTTTGGAGCTTTTGAGTACCATTTGGAAGTTTCTGATTCCATGTCTGAAATATATCCTCGAACAATTTTCTCAACTATCCGTACTCTTGGTTTGTATGCTGCCGGAACTTTGCTATATAAATCATCAACCTTATCTTCTGCCACACTCTGAATAATCAGATTGATTGAAGAAATTTTTGATAATACTCTATGGATCTGTGTATAATCATCGCCTTTCACTTTAATCATGTGACCATCAATGTTAATTACAAATCCTTCCATTTCATCCGACTTGATTGTTTTGACTTCTTCCAATACTTCATCAAAAGTTTTGTCAAAAATCTCTGTCATCGACACATGATATTTAGCAGCATACTCCGCAACTTCTTTATAAGAATACTGTCTGCCGGTATTCACATCTCTAATACCAATCAGATACAATCCTTCTTGCTCTTTCGTGTATTTGACAACATGGGCATCTGGCAATGAAATATATTCGTAGATAAATGTAAGACTTGGATTTTCTTTTGCCATGCATTTATTATTGTCTGTTAGTCGCAAAATTCCATCGGCTAATCTCCACGACATATCAGGGTTAATCGCCTGACTGCCAGACATGAAGATTTTGCCGTTATACCAACGTACACACTGCATACTTCCATCAAGTTTATTTGTGATTTCAACAGTTTTTGCATTCTTGATTTCTTCTGTCACGACTTTTATATCATTTTCTGGACACTCGTTCAAGTTTCTGAACTTCTTAAATGGTGCAATGACGATTTCCTCTGTTTTGAGATTGATTACCACACTTCGGCACTCCAAGAAAAATCCATTATCTGCATTCCAGAGGTCTTCAACAGTAATTTCGTATTGACCATCACCGGCTGAACTGAATTTACCATATCGGACAAGGATAAGATCCCCCTCCTGATTTATTTCAAGATATTTGATTTTTTCTTTGGCTGTTTCATCGTTGAGTGTCTTAATCCAGTATTCTAAGCATGATACCGTTTTGGTAGTATCATTCTCTTCAATCTCATATTTTTTGTATTCAATTTTGCCGAACTTTTTCAAATAATTATGTTTGATGTTCATTGCAAAATTAAAAACTGGATTCCATTCAAACATTGCTAACTCCTTTCTTAGTATATCATATTTTTATATAATGTCAACATTTATTTTGGTTTGTTTATGCCAAAAAATATCCTTTTTCCAATACTTCAATATAGTATGATTTCTTCCACCATTCAGTACACTTGCCTATATGACCATAACAATCATATTCAAGTTTTACTTCATACATCGGTTCTTTTAACTCATAGTTCGGATCATACTTTTTCATTTCTTCTTCATATCGGTCAGAGATATCCGTTGCACTGATAATTCTTCGTATATAATGCTCAACTAGATTCACTTAAAAACCCTCCCGGTTTTCTTCAGAATATAATCAAGTGTTCTTGGTGTATACATCATATATGGCAACATACACCCTACATTATATGCATTTTTCATCTCTTCATTATACAAGATATTGTGTGTCGGCGTTTTTCCATCTTCACTCAAATTATTATGTACATGACCGTATAAATGATAGCTACCTCTATGCGACTGATCCCATACTGCTAATGGATAGTGGCAAAGCACAACAATTCTTCCTTCATCATTGATTCTTTTCAAATCATAAATTCCCTGGAACAATTTCTTGCATTTTCCATCTTTAATCCAACTATCATGGTTTCCAACAATCAGATATCGGTTCTTACACTTAATCTGTTTAATCAGTTCTGCAGTCTTATCTGGCTTATACCATGACACATCACCCAACAAATAAAGATTATCCCGTGGCGATACTCTGTTATTGATATTTGCGATAATCGCTCTGTCCTGTTCTTCTAACGATTCAAAAGGTCTGTGGTCAAACCTTCTCATTGCATTCTCATGTCCTAAATGTAAATCTGCAATATAAAAATTACTCATAATTCTCCTTATCTATATATTCTAAAATCACATTCATCTACCGTTCCACTTATTTGACTAATATAAGCAGAAATCATTTTTGCATAGTAATTACTATACAATCCATAACAACCCAATGAATATGCTGAATTCTGTTCAATCAATAATGTTCTTCCGTCCTTTGTAACCCCGAAATCAAGACTACATGCATTTGGTCTACCTTCCCATGTGCTAAAATCTTTGACAGCATTATCAATAATTTTTGTGTCAATTAAATTCATGTTGTGCCAATTGCCTTTGTATGGGCGTAAATCAATCATTTCATCGTAGTAGATAAACCCACGACATTCAAATATAAAATCTACTATTTCAGAACACAATATATCTGAATTTTCATAACATGATCCGCACCCGATTAAATCTTTGATACTATGTACCACAGTACCATTAAATTTCTTATCAACAACTGGTTTTATAAAAACAGGAAATAATTCTGGGTGATTATTTATATGGTCAATCTTATCAGTCCATATCTTTCTTCCAAGATATTTCTGTAAAACATCTGGATAATCAGTATTATCTGGCACTATTCCAAATTTGTTAAGGCAATGGTTTACTTGTAAAATACCATCTAATACAATATCCCCTTGCTGATACAAGTTGTATGCTTCTGAGAGTTTTTCATAACAATGTATTTCAAAACCCATGTCATGAAATCCCTCAATAGCATTTGCAATATTTACGTTATATGGTACAGGAAGACAGTTCTCATCATGAATTCTCTTAATCCTTGCATATACTTTCATATTTTACCCCTCAACAGTATTCAAATATTTTGCAACTTCCAAAAGTGCCTTTTCGCCACTGAATACCATAGCTCCATTTGCTTTTAACATATTTTCTACAGCTTTCAAGCTATGTGCCATCTGCTTAGATTCTCCGCTTCTCTCATATGTTTTATACAAATTAAGGAATATTGTTTTCTCCGGGCGTTTGTTTGAATCGTCAACAACTTCTGCAATTGAATATACGCCTTTAATTCCATTAGTAATACCGTACAGAACATAGTCAGAAGTCTCTCTTTCATGGACTTCTCTCAGTCTGTCTTCTTCGCTCCAATTCTTCACAATTGGATTGTAATAGTCGCATTTAAGTAATGGCTGCAACTCATCTCGCCATTTCCAACCGGCACATGTACCACCTAAAAATACTTTCATTTCTATCTACCTCGCACATCTTTATTGTCAGTAATCATCTTTTTCCCTTTGCAAACTGGGCAAACTTTAATACCTCTAACACCTGGCGCAATCTGGCACATTCCAGTCCCCTTACATTTTGGGCATGTTTGGACTGCAACTGTCGTATCAATTGTTGTCTGATATTTAATTTTTTCACCTAAATGGAATTCGTCATCTCCCAATTTGAAAGTTATATTATCAAGTCCATATTCTACTGAAAATGTACTTTTGACTTTCCTTGCCCAATTAGCCATTTTCATAAAACATTCTGGTGTTTCTTCAAATCTAATTGTTTCCCACGTATCTTTTGCTAAATCATGATAAACAATGTAGCCTAATAATTTACCATCAAATTCAACAATACAATCGTTTGATTTAAAACCAACAATTTTTCCATGCTCTCCCAACCTTGCTTCCTCTGGAATACGTTCTGTATTTTTGACAACAACAACTTTGTCACCAATATTAAAGTGTTCCATAGCTTCTGTTCCCAACTATTTACCTCCTATCACTTTACATACATATATCCGCAATATGCAAACATAATTCTTCTGGTATAACACTTCTCTGTACAGCACCTTTTAACCCTTGTGTGCCCGTTTTACTTCCTCTAGGTGCTTTCTCATGACATGGATCACCATTATGGCACATTGGCTTAAATTGAGGATTCGGGTGGTTAGTCCATATATCCGTAGGCTTCATTCTTGTGTCACCATACTGGCAGTATGTAACTGTATATCGTGGCAATCCTTGCATGAAATCCATTTTTCTCATTCCACCTCTAGGATTTTCGATGAACCAATATTTAGGCTTTAATTCTTTGATAAGCTCTAATGTATGTTTTACAAGCTCATCAGATAGCTTTACAAAATCACTTACAGGATCAAGACTGCCGGTTTCAACATTCTTCTTTCTGTGATGTGATATTGCAGCGATAGAATAACTTGTACATGGTGGACTTGCCCAGATTACATCCGGTCTACCGAATCTCTCAATAATATCTTTTGCTGATACTTCCATGATATCTGCATACCAATCTATGTTTTGATTTGGTCGTTTGTAATCACGTAATATACGCAATTTGAGAAAGGAAGTAAAACTATAATGAAGTGTTTAGATTTATTTAGCGGTACACGTAGTATCGCAAAAGCCTTTGAAATCAAGGGTTTTGAGACTTTCACGATAGAACTTGACCGACAACATAAAAACATAGTTTTATTTAGTTTTCTGGCTGTTTGTAACCTCAATTTGGCACGATTTCATGACTTCAAGTGCTGCTTTATGCTTCTTAGTAGTCACACCAGCACAACAACTTTCATCAACTGAAATGTTCCAGGACGGGTAGAACATTCGTAATGCAAGTGCATTTGACACTACACAAATATCAGTGCAAAGTCCCACCAACTCAATACCGTATTCATCTACAGTGCCGAAAATATCTTTCCAGTTCTCATACCCAAATGTTACCTTGTCAATGAATGAGCAGTCTGGATATTCTTTGCAGTCATCAACTAGCTCTGGAATAATTCGCCATCCCTCTGTGCCATAGATACAATGTTCAACTGGCAGATTCTTACCTTCCAGTGTTTCCAGATAATTTTCTCTGTGTGTATCTCTAGTGAAGATGATCTTATCGCCACGCTCCATGTATTCGGTAATTTTAGCTTTAACTTTACTTACAATGGCTTCTGCATCTTTTGATCCCAGAGAACCACGCACAAAGTCCTCCTGCATATCAATGACAATCAATACTCTTTTCATTCTTCAAAACCTCCATTTTCTTACAATTAAGTCTTCTTTGAATTGCATAGCAACTACCCTGGCAGTCACTACATTTAACATTTGTTTCTAAAAAGAAATCACACTTAGCAACCCTATTACAAATCATATAGTCTTGTGTGGCTTCTCTTCCTTGCATAGATACGATGTGTTGGCAAATCAATGTACCATCGTAGAGTTTTTCACCATAAAGACAACTATCACACTTTCGCATTTTTCTTACCCTTACCATATTTCCTGATGAATTCTCTTACCGGCTGCAGATTGCCAAACACTTCTGTAGCACGATTTTCTTCCTGATGCTTGTATTTCAATACATCTTCCATATCATTTTCTGTTGGTCTGTAATATCCACTACCATTCTGAATGTTGATGATGACAGTTTTCTTTCTTGCCTTACTTATTAAATCTCGCATAATTCTGTCAGAACATCCAACCTTGATTGCCAAATCATCTCTACTAATGGCGTTTTCTCTACCATATGGAATATACTTCACAATATCATCATACATATTGTTTCTCCTTTATTTATGCTTGTTTTAAGCATTCTTTGAAATCACGAATCCTATTCTGAGCAATGTCAAAATATTTATCGTCCATTTCAATTCCAATATACTGCCTGTTTGTATTAAGTGCAGCTACACATGTACTGCCACTTCCAACACAATTATCAAGTACCAGTTCACCTTCATTTGTATAAGTCTTGATAAGATACTCCAATAATCCAACGGGTTTTTGTGTCGGATGAATGGCTGATTTCTGAATGTCTTTTGAGAACTTAATCACGGATCTAGGATATCTTTCTGTACTGTCATATGTAGTCAGTCCATATTTCTCATAATCCGTAGTCTCTTTACAATTCTGCTTATGTTCCGCTTTGCTTACTTTTCTTACATGTCCAGTCGTTTTCTGAGGATTGTATGTAGGCAATTTCTTATAAAATACGCAAATATCCTCATGCGCCCTAAGTGGCATTTTCTTAGCATTCAAAAATCCTGTCGGTTGTGTTTTCTCCCACACAAGATTGTATCGCCACATTTTTCTGTTGCTCTGCATCAAGTCAGCCGTGAACATTCCGTTTGCAAATAGTACGATTGCACCGTTATCTTTAATAATTCTGTTATACTGCTGCCATAATGGTTCAAACGGTATAACAGAATCCCATTTATTCCGGGCAGTCTGCCCAAACGGAAGATCACACAAAATCATATCAACACTATTCGTTGGAATATCTTTCATCAATTCCAGGCAGTCACCTTTATATATTTCGTTGACTTCCATTACTACTCCTAATAACTATTTTATCTATGATACTGGAACACCGTAATATAGGTAATTCCAGAAACTAAGACTTCTATTATTTACTCATAATTTTGTCTGAAAACGGCTAAATAAGCTATTCCAAATAAAATAGTTATTTTGTCCGTTTCCACTCTTCTTCACGGATTTTCTCTTCAGAATATCCTCGTCTTCTGAGTTCTCTTTTCGCTTCGTTTGCAATACTTTCTGGGATATAATCACCCAGATGGTCGAAGCATGTTTTGTCTGAATCTTTTTCAAAATCCCACATATTAAATACCTTTTTCTACTACTACAGCTTGTTTACCAAGTTCCTCATATCTCTGATTAAATAAATCTCTCGGATATTCCTTAATACCTTGTAACGGATCAGAAACAATACAAGTATTATTGTCCTTGTCATATCCAATTAGCACCATACAATGTTCATTTGCACGCCATGCTATTTCTTTACCATCAACGTCCCATGTAATATTTCTGTATGTTTCTTTCAGGTCAATAGTTGACCAAATTACTACCGGCTTGCCATCTTCTACATATTTGTATAAATCATCTAATGACAATCCGTATAAATTGTATACTTTGAAATTACAGCCGTTCTTCTCACTGAAACTCTTCGCTGCATCTGCAATCACATTAGAGAAACAACCACACGAATGAATATCATATGGTGATCCTATAAATTTCTCATTCGGATCTGTATCTCCAACTTCGCCACATTCCAGGTATTCATCTGCTAACTGAGTTTTACTGATATCATATCCATAGTAATTGAGTACAGTCGCAAGTGAAGTAATTTCGCAACCTGTAGGAAGTTCTGGTAACTGTAGAACTGGCTCAACATCCAATTTGAATCGTGAATTGGATTTTTGCACAGTATCATTTTCTTTTTTGGTTGTCTCAGATGTAGATTTATTCTTTTTCTTACTCTTCAAATCAAAATTGAGTGTTACGATACAGCCATTTTCAGTGGTTTCTTTATTAAAATCATTAAGCTCATATTCACCACCAATATCTATATCTGTGTTATCATTTCTCCACATTGTTCTTTTTACTGTAACATATGGATATTTAGATTTACTTTCTCCTGCCTTGCAACCAACCAAAGAAAAACATAAAAGTATGGCAAAAATCCAAACCATCATCTTTTTCTTCATTCTCTTCTCCTACTCTACATTCCTATCCCTTGCAGCCGATCTAAACATCATCAGCAGCATTTCTGAAATAGGCTTTTCTCTGTTCATTCTTTTAGCTTTCTTTATGGATTTCAAGTCGTACCAGCTCCCGGAGTGGCAACGACCACTGGGAACTAATACACCAACACCATACGGAATCTCTTTCTTGACATCATCGAATACTTCTTTTGGCATCACATAGTAATTCCAATCTCCGATGAAGTTATGCCCGTTTTTAGAATGGAAATCTGCTACGGAAGACTTGACCTCATAACAGTAAAAATCTCCCTTTTCGATTCCTCCAACCGTGTTATTTACTGGCTTGAATCTCATATAATCAACTCTTTTGGCATTCTTGGTTCTGTAGTCAAACGTGACTTCTCTTGACCAATATATCCTAGAGTCATTGCGTGGATTTATGTGCTTTTGAATTGATAGAGACAGAATTTTTGTAATTTCCTTTCTTTTATCTGTCTTCATATTTATCCATCAGCACATTCTTCCGCTAACCTATTGGCTAAAGTAACAATACCTCCAACTCTATACATAAAAGCCAAAGCAACATCTTTTTCGTAGTCGCAGCCATAGTCAACATCTGGTATTTCAGATTCAATAGTTTCAAGAGCCACACGCTTAACTCTATCGCTTGTCATTTGAACCATTTTCGTTTCCTCCATTATTATTGCCTGTTTATTAAAAAGCAAAAACAATTTATTCTTCATTTATTTGTAAACCTTAAATCATAATATTTCTCTGCAATATCGGGGCATTGCTGCTCAAAATATTTTGCGTATTTCATGCATGATGATTCTTTACCATTCATTATACAAAATTCTCTGAATGTCTTCTTCTTAAAGAAACTTGGTTGGTTACACCACCTGGCGATGTTTATGTACATTCCTCTGAATGGTGATTTCTCATAATCCATGTATCGCATAATATATGGTAAACACTTATATTTCATCAAAATGCTTATTCTCTCAAACAAATCTGCAATATCTTTTTTCCAAAATTCATCTGAATAAATACCTGGATCATTATGATTAAATCCACAAAATACATAAAACCTACATTGCTTATCCGTATGTTCCCTTATCATTTGCAGTTTCTTTTCTATGATTTCTCTGTCCTTAATATTGTCAAATGCAAATGTGTAATCTCCATACCAATTTGCCTTATTGAAAAGATATTCACACTTTTCATCTGTCAACAGTCTTTCGTCCATACCTTGCTTGAAATAAAATTTGTGACCTGTAGCAATCAGTTCATCAAATACTTGTTTCCAGTCTTTGCAAGCGAATATATTGTCATCAAGCAAACAAATATACTTTCGTGTCGGATCATAAAATTCTTCAATCCGGCTATGAATACTTGCTTTCTTATAATTCTGATTCACGCAAAACTTACATTGTCTTATGCAACCTCTTGTGGTAAACCCTATGCTTACATCGGTGTATTCTTTTAAGTCCTTCGGCTTTACTCCTTTTTTAATCTGCTCTTTTACAAAATCATCATATAAATGATAATCAGGGGAAATATGTTCAATGTCATCAGACAGTTTTGGAGCTTTATCATAATAGAACCCTGTTCCACCATATTCCACATTTTTCATATTCAAAACTTCTTCTGGCACTACTGTATCAGTAAAAACCTTAGAAATTAGAATTTTATGAAGTGGAGGATTTTACCTAAAAACAATGAAAATTGCGATAGTTGATGCCGATTTAATAGGGCGAAAGAACCATAGATTCCCCAACTTAGCATGTATGAAGCTATCTTCATACCACAAAATGTTAGGAAATGACGTTGTTCTTGAACAAAATTACAACAATTTGCACAATTATGATAAAATTCTAATTTAATCTAGTAACGCTTTGTCAATGATCTGGAAGTTGGCTCTGTGAATATAAAGGGCTTTACCATCAATCATGAGTTTTGTCATCTTCGGTAAATCGTCTGGAATTTCCCAGTATACTTCATCGCCTGAATAAGCTGTTATAGGCTGTCCAAGCTGAGATTTTACAACAACAATTCTTGACTTACCAAACATGTTCTTGTACTTGTTTACGATACCGGCAATATATGTATTGTCTGCAATGCTGCCATTTGTATTGCTGTAGATATTTTCTTGCTGAAAATCAACTTCTGCATTAAGTCCTTTCTGCTCAAAAATGCATGTATCTCCGCAGCTTTGGATTTCTTTGCCATCAATATTGATAGTAATTATAGATGACAGCTCATAACCAGTAATAATATCGCCAGAACTATCGTAGCTTGTTGTTTCAACTGGATTTCCTTCAATATTGATTTTATCGCCGGTTGTTGTCATTACTTTGTTACCATAGTTGTCATATGTATCAATTACATATTCATTACCGATAAGACTACCCTTTAAATCGTTAATGGCAGAATCCAACATTGCGCAACCTGTCATTGCACATAGTAACGTCACGCAAGCAATAACGCCTACGATTTTCTTAATGTTTTTCTTCATCTTCCTGTTCCTTCCCTATAGATTTATATTTTTCTGTATTTCTACATTCTTTCTGCTTATCCTTTAGCTTCTGTTCTGCCTTTTTTAGTTGCTCCCGGAGAGACTTCAATTTTTCTGTGATCTCTGGATTAACTTCTTTTCTTTCTGGATATCTGAACATTTCATTCGTTATATTAAATGCTGTTGCTATAGAGTCTGCAAATCGTTCAATACTTTCATAGCTCTTTATCTGCTTTTTCAATGACTTAACATCATGTTTCTCTGAGTAGCAATAAATATTCAAATATTGGCGTTTCCGCTTGGCGATTTCATTTTTTCGTTTCTTCTTTTCTCTTTCTTCTCGTAAACGATCTTCATATTCTTCTCTTTCTAAGATACTGGCATGTACGGACTCAATATAGTCTTCGACATCTTCATCTCCATCCCAACTTGTACAGGGTGGTTCGATTGGTTCTCCACCATAGCAAACCATACCGCCAGGACAAAGACCTTCGCCTGGTAATGGGCAAATGCTACAATCATCTATTTCACTTAACTTCATGTATACCTCCTAAGAGTATATAGGCAGTCGTATCTCTCGAAACCCCTTCGTCTTTCAATGCAGTGGCAACATCTATAATGTGTTTCATGTATGCAACATCACAAGAACACTGTTCTACTACCAATTCTGATAATAAATGTGAGTGACCTAATTTGACCAATGCACCGATAAACTTATTTTTAAAATACACCTCTTTGCCCATTTCTTTTGCGCCATTAAAGTCTTCTTCGGTAAACTGATATGGTTCGTGATATCTTTTTGAGGTGCATTTAAGATATTGTTTCACTTCTTCATATTCCGGGAAAACTTCTTCATACAAAATAATTTCTTTTGCTGCTAAAGCTGCAAAAAGTCTATTATCATATTCTTCCTTTTTCACAAGGGCTTTTACTTTGAAAAATCTATTGTGAAAATCAAATGGGTAATATCGGAAAACATCGTCTAAATCTTTGCAGAAATGGAAACCATTTCTACCGACTGCTGGATCACCTTCTAATATCTTTGGCACATTGAGTTCGTACTGTTCTGTCTTTCTTTCGTGATTGACACTAAATTCACACATTTTTGGATATGTAACCGTACAACACATATTCTCTTGCGTGCCTTTGAAACCTTCTACCCAGATATATTTTTCATCTGGACTTTTTGACTCCACCATAGATTCTTGTTGTTTTTCATATGAAGTTTTAATAATGTCCATTTTCTCTTCTATAGTTTTCTTCTTGAAAAAATCAAACATATCAATTCTCCCATTCCATCGACATTTTTTCTTCGTAACCGTATAAATTTAATTCTCCCGTAATCGGATCAATCTTCTCTGCTTCCATAGGTTTAAATGCGATTACCGCCCACTGTGGAATATCAAGAAATTCTGTTGATTCATCTACAATATTGAAGAAATCCTGTCTGTTGACCATTCCATATTCATGTGCCTTTTCAATGATTGCTTTCATTGCTGCATCGTCTTCCACTTCAAGCACAATCTTAGTAAAACTACCACTAATCCACTGAGCAAAAAGTTCTTTGTCAACTCTTGCATTTGGAGTGATTAGATAATCGTTGTAAGTTTCATTTGATGTGACAACATTTCTTTTAAACCACTCACAAAAGAATGAGGTAGCTCCATGTGCTACCATAGCTCCCAGTTTTCCAGGACTCATGTTTAAACTCTTGTTTACTACAATTACTTGTTTGTACATTGCATTTCCTTCCATTTATTATTGTTTGTTTATAACAAATTTTAAAACTCTCTTCTCATTACGAGAGCTTCAATATCTCGCTTAACCGCAAGTTCCGCTTTTGAACATCTTGCATCCATGCTTTCAATAGCATCCTTGTAGTCTACATTGTTTCTTTCAAGCATCTTGATTGTGCCACGATATTCGTTAATCAGATCCTCATTACTTTTAATGATTTCCAGATATGCGGATTTTTCTTCTGCTATTTCTGCACGCTTGGTTTCCAGAATTTTCTTATCTTCTGCCAGCTTATCAAGATTCTTTTGAATAAACTGCTTGTTGAATTCTTCACCAACATACAATTCTACTTTATACAGAGTAATAACCTTTGACTCTGTTAAGTCAGTCAAAATAATCCATGTTCCTGATAAGTATACATTAACTGGGTTATTGTCACGGTTTCCAACTTTTCCCGTGTAAATCAGTTCTGAGTGTTCGCACATCTTGTTAATGTCATCAATGATCTTGTCCTCATTCTGAGCTATGTAAATATTGATGTCAATTAACTCATCTCTTCCGGCAATTCTTTCGGCATAGCGAGTCATTGCATGTTTAGTTATTGCCATTCTTTCCAATTTTCTGTTTCGCTCCTTTTCCTTCGACTGCTATTACATTCAAACAGAAGTCGATTATTTCTTTCTTCTTTTTGTTAAAATCTTCGATGTCTTCTGGATTCAGTGCATTTATGTTTTTCAATACAGCACCAGTACCTAACTTCACTCCATCAATGACACCTTGATCGTATGAACTTTTCTTGATATCTGTAAGCTCTTTATCAGTAAGAAGTGTTTTATTGCTTTCAATTCTTATCATGTTTATTCCTTTCATTTATTATTGTTTGTTTATATTTTTATTATATACTTTTTTTGGTGGTTGTCAAGTCATTTTAGAAATATTTTAGATTTATATATAAAAATGGGCATTGCGCCCATTTTTATTTAAAATAGAGAACACCCTTGAGATTTAAACTGTCTTATGTATTCGTTCCATTTTTTCGCATCAATATGAAGTTCTTTCATCAGACATTTTTTACACATGAACCGAGTTATATTTCGCCCATGCATTTTTAGATTCATGGCTATTGTATCTTTGTTTCTTATATTTTTGCCACAACATGTACATTTCTTATTGAAGTATTTTTCAGCAATTTCGTAGCTGTCGATGCCTTTGTATTGCATAAATTCTTCGATTACTTCTTTTGTTGGTTGTTCTCTTACCACTCCACCATTCCAATAGTGTTGATATTCTTTTAGTGTACAATTCAGGGTACACCATTTCCCATGTTCAATGAAACCTTTTGTAAGAATCCGATGCCAACGATCATACATTTTGGGATAGAAATATTTATCAAGATACCATGTTGATTTACCGCTATACGGACACGCTATTGCGCAGCCTACTCTTTTATATCCTTTTTTGTATTTAGGATTTACTTCAAGATTATTTAAAATGATATAGCACCATATTTCCAATTCAGTCCACTTTCTAATAGGAAGTAACCCGATCCAGTTTCTATCTCCCCATTTAGGATTATGTTCAATATCTTGTCTGTTTGATCTGGCATTACTTTCATCATTTCTTACACCCATAATCCATATAGCTTTTTCTACATCGTCAAAATGATTTATATGATTACCTTCTTTGAATAGTGAGCAGCACGCTCTACTAAATCTGGTAGGAATAAAGTTTTCACGTTCTACATATTGATAGAATCCTTCCGGCGGTGTTGTGATAATCCAGTCATTTTTATGCTTATTGACAATTTTATATGTATCTGCACAATCTAAGGTGGTATTATTGAAAACTGTTTTGACCGTGTGATTGCTTAATCTACACAAATGTTCAGTCACAATACTATCTTTTCCAGTTGATTGCAGCACATATGGAATATACCCATTATACTTCTCTATTGTCTCATTTATAAGTTTGATGCTTTCCTGTTCCTTCTTTTGAAAAACTGGTTTTATTGGAGGAAAATATGCAACCTATATATGAAGATTTAATAAAAATGTGGAAAGAAAACGGTTTTGATTATGAAATATATCCTGGTACTTTTTGGTTAGATAATTCAATCGTAAAAGCATATGATAAAAAGGGCAACTTGAAGTATTTATATAAGGTAATGATTGCTGATGATTTATCTGTTACCTTTAAGAAACACTCAAATTGCCCCGATTATACTGATTTTAATTTTGAAACATGGGAAGAAACCGCCAAAAGAATAAAACCAGTTTTTAATTTACCCGTTTTGTACACGTAATACTTCTTTATCTGTATCATGTACAATTCTTCCGCTTGCGCATTTCACGCATTTAATACGCCACTTTCCATATTGTCGATACATGTTTTTGCCCCGTGTCTTTTCATAATGCCCGAATCCCGGCTTTACATATTCTCCGCAGCAATAGCAATATCCAGGATATTTATTTCTTGACATAATCATGTTCCTCCGTTTCTTTTGGCTTAAAGAGTTCACATACATCATGTGGTAGTGTCTCATTGACTATGCCACTATCTGTTAGAAATGCATTAAATACATTACATCCGCATGACTCTTGAAATTTTGAATGCATTTTTTCTACTCTCCAACCAGACACACATCCTATACCACCTACTGTCCCGACATATCTTGCAAATAGATTGAGCTTGCAAAAGAATCTACAGTTTTCACATTTCTGTTCCATCTATTTCACCTCAATCCAATCATTCTGGCAGATATTATCCATTGTGAATCCTACATTTTCTGTACTCCTGATATCCAGCTCTTGACCGTCCTTACAATGAATCATGATAGTCTGATATTCTTCAGACCAATACCAATAGCCTGTCCAGTCTGGGCGTTTGATTTTTGCACCACGTTTCATCAGTACATACGCTTCATTAAATCCCATTTGTTCGTTTCTTTCGCAATTTAACATATCTTCAATTATCCAGCGGATTTTTGTACACTCTGATGCTTTCGCATTATGAATGTTCATACCCAAAACACTACCTTTTTCAAAGCTCTTTGATGCGAATTCCGCTCTCTGATCCTCTTCTTTTGTAATCCACTCTAAGAGTTTTTCTAATTTTCCTCTTTCCGTATTTTTGTTTTCTACAGTACCAACCATGCGGATATTTGTTAGAATCTGCACAATATTCCACGGTTTTCCAGCAAATTCTTTATCAACACTAATGAATCTTTCTGTGATATCTTTTACCGAAACTACTTCGTCTGATGACATCATTCCTTCTTCATAGAACATATCCGTGTCTGTATTCTCGTATAGTCCTGTTGACATCAGATATTCTTTCATCTCTTCTTTTGTCATTCTACCTTTTCCCATTACCACTCTACAATCGCACCTCCATCATAGTTAAATGCTTTACGGATATTTTTAGGCACATCATTAAATCTTGCCAATGCGCCTTTATGCACAAAGAACAAATCATTGAGCATTACATAGCCGGACTGCATCAATCTCAAAATCATCGGAAAATAATCGTTGTCAACACATTTCAACTTAAACTTCTCGTCATCATATCGTTTGATATATCCGATACCTTCTCCTAGATAGTCCAGCTTAAATTCTTCCACTTTGAATGGAATATGCTGCCCAAAGTATGAATTTTTCACGCATTCTTCAATTTCATTTATATCATATTTTTTATTATTGTCTGTTTTAACAACAACTTCATCATTTGAAAAGCATATGATATCTTCCGGCGAAACAATTTCAGCCAAAGAAAGAATGATAAAATGCATCAAATACTTTTCATATGTAATGTGCCGTTTTGGGTTGCAATTTCCAAGAATCACTTGTCTCACATATTTACTTCCGATAATATGCTCATCATCGGTAAACTTCCGCATAAAGTCTTCCCAGGTATCGGCATTATCAAAAATATCCGGCGCAAATGCTTTCAGTGAGTGGAAATTTGCTTTCTTCATATCAATACTGATAAATCTTTTGCCATCGTTTGTCGGCTTATAGATATCAGACGAAGGAATGTGAATTTCTGAGATAGCTTTTGAAATTTCTTTCATATCCATGTTGTTGAATTTTTCATATCCTTCTGTACCTTTGATAAAATTGATAGCTGCATCTTTTGTCTTATTGTAATGCTCATAATAATCCTGTTCACAATCATACGGTTCAATTGATTTCACGAATTTCTGCGATTCTTCTATCGTGTTATAATACATAGAGAATAATTTGATACGATCCGTGAAAAATGGCTCTACAAAAATTGAGATTGGAATATTACAATTTTTGCAAAATCTGCGTTTCAGTTCAGGTGTAAGTTCCATAGTTCCTCCTAATTTAATTCTTCGATGATCTGGTTGAAATGTCTTATAGCTTCTTCGGAAATTTCGTCTTTATAAAAATCACGCCACTGCTGCAGTTTTTCTTTTGTTGTGAATCCATTGCCCCATATATTTTCTGCCAGTTTATCAATTCGCTCTTTCGTGATATCAGACACAATCTGAGCGATTTCATATGGCACGATAACAGGTTTTCCACCCATTTCTTTCACATGGTCAAAATCAGACTGGCAACTTACTGGAATTGCATCGCTGTATTCTTCATCAAATTCATCAACAAACATTTGCCCGATTTTCTGAACATTGCTGTCCCATGTTTTATACTGAAGATTATTTATATCAGAGAATCTTCCTTCTTTCGCAATCTTAATAACCTCTTTGATATTGAGTGTGCCGGAATTAAGAGCTTCGCAAATCATATCAGCCGTAACTCTACTCATATCCCAACTGTTACAACTCTTGCGATCACGTTCAAGGGTAATATATTTCGGCTTAAAATTATAGCCAAAGTGCTTATCGCTTTTGCTCTCAATTGCAAGTCCATTTACAAATACTTTTCCTTGCATATCTTTATCTGTAAATATCCACCCATATGTTGTTTCAATCTTTTCGTGCTGTTCGCTCCCCGGCATATCTAACCAAACATTGAAAAGTTCTTTGTATTCCTCAGACTCTACATTCTCAATTTCAATGATAAGTCCTTCATTTTCTGTAATATTGTCGAAGATTTTGAATGTCAGTACCGGCTCTCCAAATACCTTTGATTTCTCAAAACTAGATATCCAGATTTCGTTTTTGCTGTTGTTGTATACGGTGAATGTTTTGCCGATTCTGTTTAATACAAGAGCTGCGATTTTATAACCCTCACCAAACTGACCGACTGTATCTGAATTATCTGTCTTTGTACTACAACCAAGTAATAATGTATTGATTTCAAGAGATGACTTCGGACTACATAACTGTAATGTCTTTTCTTCCTCATCATATGAAATATCAAACGTATTTTCTGAATCAAGAGTTTCCTGGTCAATTCCATTCTGGATAAGTTCTCTTACGGCATCACAGAAATCCCAGTCAGAAACATAATTAGGTGTTATTGTCAATTCTATTGCTTTATTATTTTTCATGTTTTTGCTTTTTCCTTTCTTTGTATGCTTTATTTAACTGTTTTTCCAACCCTTTCTTTTCAAGTGGATTTCTGCAATGCTTAATGCTCTTTTTAAGCAACTTAATTTTCCTATCGTTATTCATTTCATCATAGGCATTATTGCAATTTGCATACACTTCAGCTAAACTCATTGCAGCAGCCATTGATGTTTGTGATTCTAAGAACCTTTCATATTCACCAAGTATTATTCCTTGCCCATCATAAATATCTTGTGCAATTGGTTTCTTCAGATCCATACCTAATGATTCCAAAAATTCACGAACTTCCATTTTAACCTCCTAATCTAATTCCCAGCACATATCGAATACTCTTCTGTAATTACCACCTTCTATTTCACTTTTTCTAATTTACACGCCGGTAAAAATCGCCGGTCTTATCAATGCTCATACATCCCATAGTTGAAACATCTCTCTGCATTTCTGTATTACACTCTGGGCATAAATGACCTTCTGATGTGTATTGAGTGATCGGCATTGTAATACAGAGAATAAACATTATCAATAAGATATGTTTCTCCACACTCAATCTCATCGTACTTATCAGTCAACTTTTCTTTCAGATTGTATGTCTTCTCAAATACTGCCGGAAGACCAACCTTAAAATTGAGATCTCTGGAAATTCCTTGTGCTAAGTAATATCCCTGTGGTACTGCCATAATGTTGATTTCTAATTCTACAATCTTCATATTACTTCTCCTTTATTATTATTTGTTTATCATATTTAAAAATTCTTCTTCTGTAATAATCGGCACATTATTCTTTTTAGCATCACGATTCTTACTCGAAGAACTTTCAATATCATTATTGATTAAATATGTTGTTTTCTTTGAAACCCCACCAGCTACCTTTCCTCCAAGTGATTCGATCTTTTCTTGCAGCTCTTTTCTGTTTGAGAAGATATTAAGGCTACCAGTAATTACAAAGATATTTCCGGCAAAGATATCGGAACTTTTCTCTTCTTTTACAAAATGCATATACGATACCAACTCGGAATACATATCGTTCTTTAAAAATACATTATCGAAAAACTCATAGATACACTTATTTACTTCTGTTCCAAATGACTCCAATTCTGTAAAGTCAAATCTTGATTTCAACGCATTTTCAAATGAATCCCAGTCACCGTCAAACCGTCTGCTAATAATCTTTGCTTTACTTAATGCGATATTCTGTATTCCAAGTCCGGCAATGAAATTTTCCAATTTCACATTTTTACTCTTCTCAATGGCAGAAAGTAATTTTGCAAATGATTTTTCTCCCATACCTTCAAAACCAACGATTTCATCATGGTGGTTTTCCAGTTTGTAGATATCTAAAATATTCTTGATAATCCCGGCATCAATGAATTTTTCTACCGTTTTTTCAGAAAGACCATCTATGTTCATACATTCTTTTGATGCAAAATAAGCAATCTTTCTAATATTTTGTGCTGCACAATCAATGTTTCTGCAATATAATGATACGCTTCCACCATCTGAACACTGAGTTGTAGTACCTCCACAAATAGGGCATACTTTTGGCACTTCAAAATCTTCTGTTCCGCCAGTGGCTTTTATTATTTGCGGTATGATTTCATTCTTCTTGACAATAGTTACTTTTGCACCATTTTTAATTCCAAGTTCTTTAATGATACTGAGATTGTGTAATGATGCTCTACTAACGTCTGTACCATCAAGAATAACTGTATCGAAAACTGCAACCGGCGTAATCTTTCCTGTTCTTCCAACTTGCCAATCAATGCTATGGATTACACTCTCTTCCTCTTCTTCCTTAAATTTGAATGCAATACCATTTCTATAATGGTGTCCTGTTCTGCCCTGTTTCTTTCCATACTCAATATCGTCATACATAACAACAAGACCATCAATGGGTATGTTCTCTTTTTGAGCTTCCATTACCATGCTATCCATCACAGAGTCAAATGTTTCAAATTCAATATCTTTTGGGTTGAACATTCTGTATTTGCACACATCGAAACCAAACTCTTTAATCCGTGTCAATCTACCATTCAGAGAATTGATTTCTTCTAATCCTTCAAGAACATTGAACGCATAAAAATATACTTTTCTCTTTGCACAAACACCTGAATCAAGTTGTTGCACTGATCCACTTGCCAAATTTCGTGGTGTCTTATATCTGTCATCCGCATTAGGAATCTGAGCATTTATGGCTTCAAAATCATCTCTATGAATGATTCCTTCGCCGGTAACTTTTAAGTACCCTTCATATTCTATTTGAAGTGGCACATTTACAAACGTTTTTGCATTATCGGTAATAATACTTCCTTCTTCGCCGTTTCCTCTTGTTGCTGCTCTCACCAATTTACCATCTTCATATTCCAGGCAAATTGTTAATCCATCCAGCTTATACATAAGAAGTGCTTCCCGATTTTTAGTAAAATCCATTGCAACCTTTCTATCTTTCGTCTTATCCAGGCTCAACAATGGAGAACTGTGTTTAATTTTAGGAAGTTCCGAACTTACTCTGAATCCAACGGTTCTTACTGGACTACCAGAGAAAAAGAACCCTGTTTTATCTTCTAAATATTTGAGCCGATCAAAATTTTGATCGAACACATCATTAGAAACAGATGGTTTTGAGAGTGCATAATACTCATAACACCATTGATTCAATTTAATGGTTAGTTCTCGTATCTCTTTTAAATCATCTTGTCTTGACATTTTCCCTCCTATAAGTGGGCACTTTGCGCACCCACTTTATTATCGCTTGTTTTTGTACTATCTAATTTGACCTCTCAAATAATACTGCATAACCCCATAAATATAAATTGGAGTGTATGCACGTTCCTTCATGAAAACGATCTGAAGATCATATTTGTGGTTAAAACTATGAATACTTCCAAGATAACTTTTCTTATTGTACTGAGTGTCATAGTTCCCATTTACCACATCTTCATATCCAGCGTTCTCAATAAGCAAATACTTTTTCTTTGCTTTCGCCGTTGCCATTTCTTTTTCAAACCTGGCTCTTTCGGCTGAGAGATTTGCGGACAACTCTTCAAGATTTGCCTTTCTTTCAATAAATATTTCGTCATTGAAATAGGTATCTCTCATAATTGATAACTTCTCATTTTTTGGAACGTAAAAACTGTAATCGCCATTCTGCAATGCTTTCTTCTTATACGGAATACCGTGAGCATCGAAGTAATCAGTGATATGGTTGTTGACCTTTTCTTTCGTATCAACCAGAATGACAATTGATGATAGAAGCTCTTTTTCTTCGGCTTCAGTATACTTATACTTTCCTAACATCATTTTTACTTACCTACCATTTCATATTTTGTAGCCCACCAGTCAAATTCACCTTCAACTGGCACAAACTTTCCTTCTGCCGACATTTTCATCCTTGCTTTTTTCTTTTGGTTGGTGATATGTACAATGTCACCTTTTTGCAGCGGATTTCTGTTAAAATCCTTTTTGGCAACTTTAACTGTCAGCGTGTTTCCATTTGCCAATGCATATACCTTGACTTTTGGAGTATACTTAGTTTCAGTTTCCAGAACGACTACATATCCTTTATACTGATTATCCACGATGTCGATATATCCTAAGTTCTCAAGCTGATATCCCACACGATCAACGAATGTTGTCCTATCATATGGCATTACATTTATATAATCATGTAAAACACCCATCATATTTACTTTCGTAAATGTTTTTTCACTTTCCTTTTCGGAATTACGTTTGATAATTTCATACGGAATACCAAGCGAATCAGCTTTATCCTTTTTCATCTGTTTTTTACCGTATAGCAAATCAAAGTAATCATACTGTTTCAACAGATATTTTACTTCTCCAAATTCTTCAAAGAAGTTTAGCTGTATCAGAATTTTCATCTGCTTTGAATTGACCGGCAACGATTTTTCTTTTGCCACAGCCAACAAATGAATAAAGTCCTGAAATTCCATATCTTTTATAGACTGAAAAGCATCGGCTACTTTTGAGTTGAGATATTTTATAGAAGCAATTCCCTTATAAATCACATTTTCTTCCTTATTAAATGTGTACTCACTTGTGGAATGCCGAAATTTAACACCCTCGACCTTTATACCTTTTTTCTTAGTATAATTGGTGATATTTAGTGTCTTTTCTTCTTTACCCTCGAATGTATTCAAAGCTGCTGTCAAGAATTCCAATGGGTAATAATATCGCAAATATCCACATATATATCCAACACACGAATAAGCGTCTGAATGATTCCATGAGAAAGCGTATCGTGTTGCATCAAGAATACCCTGTTTAATTGGTGGGAAAATTTCTTCAAGCTGCTCTTTTGGCGCACCGTATGTTTCATTTGAATAGCTTATAAATCTGTCATGTATTTCATCAATGAATTTTTCAGTTCCATATTTCTTTGCAATTCCTCGCCGGACTGTATCTGACTCTGCATCAGAATAACCACAAAAGTTTACCAAGAATTTCATGATATCTTCCTGCATAGTAATTCGCCCAGAAGTTGTTGATAAGAAATCATCCAACTCTTTGAACCCAGTAACCAGCACATGTCCTTCCGCAACGTCATCACGGAAACTGGCACATCCAGGTCTAAGCAGACCATTTCCAAATGAGAACCACTTAATATAGGAAAAATCTTTGTTGTTGCTTTTCGCAATTGCAATGGTTTCGTCCGACATGAACCGTTTGAGATATGCCTGAGCCGAAGCTGACTCCCACTGGAATATCAAGGTCGTATCTTCCCTAATATCTCTCCACACATCTTCATCGTCCAAGTCAACATTATCTGGTGTCATTCGTTCAATTCCGGCAAGTTTACATGTTTCATTGATTACACCAATATTATCAAGTCCCAGAATATCCAGCTTGACATACATAAGTGCATCCAGTTCCTTCATATTTAATACGGACACTGGATAGTCAGATGTTGACAAACTACACATTCCGACTTCTTCATCAATGTTCAAATCACTTACCAAAACACCGGACGGATGTGATCCGATAGAAACGATTGTTCCACTTACGATATCTACATATTTGAATAAATCTGGATATCGTTCACGGAATACATCGTCAATAATCCATTTGCCATCTTCCAGATATACCGCCTCTGATATTGCAGACGTTTCTACGATAGACATTCTCAATGCTCGTCCTACGTCCTTAATTGCCCCTTTTAAGGCAATCGTATTGAACGTAATAATTTCACTCGCTCGAATGTTCGGAAGATCCATGTGATCTCTCAAAATGAATTGCTTAATGATATCTCTGTCTTTGGAAGAATAATCTGTATCAATATCGGCATTTGTAACACGGCTTGGATTCATGAAACGGAAAAAGTTTAATCCGAATTTCTTGCTATCCATCTGAGTGATTCCAAGTATGTATGCAACTTCGCTTCCAGATACAGATCCACGACCATATCCACAAAATATATCATGTTTTGTTTCCCATTCTCTCAAATAGGTCTGCAGCAACATAAAGTCAATGGATTTAGTTTTTTCGTATACATCAACCTCATCTCTTATGATTGGATTGATTTCTTCCGACTTGTACCTCTTACGGACATATGGATGCACCTTATATGCCTGATTGATTTTTTGCTTATAAGTTTGGAGTGGATGATCGTATATTTTCGGATATTTTGTATTTCTATCCAACTCAAATGTTTCAACACAATCTGCCATTCTGTTTGTATTCATAATGGCTTCCATCCACACTTCTTCTGGCAATGAATCTTGCCTCTTATATGCTTCACACAACGTTTCAAAAGACTTAAATGTTAAATCCCATGCGTCTTCTTCTGCAAAATGAACACCCTTACTGAGCTGTAGAATCTTTCTACCTTCCATATGTGTGTCATTCAATGCATGTGTGTCTGTTCCAGCAATTAACGGAATACCGTATTCTCTACTTAATGCATATAATTCTTTATTATAGTTTTTTTGATCTTCAACATTATGGTGCTGAATTTCCAAGTAGCACCTATGCTTATTTTTTATACAGAAATCCAAGAATCTCTCTTTTACTTCATCTGCACCTTTCGATAAAATACCACCAAGACAAGCAGACGTAACTATCACGTTATCAGAAGTATTCAATAAATCGTCAAGATATATTCTCGGCATGTAATAAAAATGACTGTCTGTTCTGCAAAATGATTGTGAAGTCAATCTATTGATTTCTCTAACACCAGCATGATTTTTTGCGATTAAAACACAGTGATAGTTGTCCCTCGTCTTTACAACTTTTTCTTCTCTGATACTTTCTGGATCTATCGGATATGTCTTATCGTCATCTATGCATTTTGCCAAATACACGCCATCTTCTCTCTTGTAATAATTTTCAAAAGATATTCTCACATCTTTCTTAGCCGTACTCGAAGTGAACAAATCAATAGCACTATATACTGTTCGTTTGTGGTCAGAGTTATTGTCTTCTGTTATATAGGCTTCCACCGCATGAATATATTTCATTCCGGCATTTTCAATGGCTTCTTTTTTGTGAAACCACTCAAAGATATTACCGTGTTCGCTAAAAGCCATAGCTTTCATTCCCAATTTTTTTGCTGCCTCTATGTATTCACCAAACTTTGTAACGCTATCTACATTGGTTACTCCATTTGATAAATCACTATGGAGATGATACACTACATAATTGTCCATACCTACCTCCTAGTAATTCTTATATTCGCAATATGAATTTCTGAATTTACACAGATTGTGGCAGTAATAGAAATCTACAGTCGGTGGAAATTCACTTGTATTTCTGACTTCTTCCAGGGTATCTATCGCCCATTTCTTAGCTTCTTCATAATCTTCTTTGTTGAAATCAAGAAAATCCCACTTTCTATCTCCAAAGTAATTCCAACCTATACGATCTGGGAATACACCGTACTCATTGAATACCTGTATTGAATAGAGATATAGCTGCCTTTTGTACTGCTGAAATTTATCCTTTTCGGATTTCAGTAACTTTCCTTTCTTTCCATAAGGATATTTTGACGATTTATGGTCAATGAGAACAATTTTTCCTGTATCTTTCTCTCTTAAAAGTAAGTCGATATATCCAGTGAATTTATACCCATTGATTTCAAAATCACATTTCTTTTCGATACCAAGAATCTCATACTTACTGAAATCAATATCAATGTTATCGAAATATTCAATTGCTTTCTGTTTGTAATTCTCTCTGATGTCTGCGGTTTTGTGGTATACGAACTCTTTTACTTCTTCATCATAGTGTTCAACAAAGTAGTCAGACAGTTCAAATAAGCCAAGCTCACCTTTTGCATACATTTCAAGAATCTTGTGACAGAACTTTCCAAACTCCGCATAGAAGTTGTTTGTTCCTTCTGCCTCTTCTATATACTGCAAATACCATTCATATTTGCAGATGCAAAATGAATTCAGTCTACTAAAAGACCAAATCATGTTATCTATCAAAAAGTTATATTCTGACATTATTTACCTCATAACTTTATTTTGGTTTGATATAGACGATCCCAAATGTCTTTCCCTTTATCTACGGGCGAATTTTTATCACTTACTTTCCCTAGTAATCCATTTTTGTCAATCACAACATATACATTCACAAATCTCATAAGTAACTGAATTGTCTCTTTCTCTAATATTTTTTCAAGTGAAACGTCATTATCAAAAGCAATTACCACATCGCAATGTAGACCAATAATCGTCTTTACCTGAAAAATTGTAAGCTCACTGGTTTCTGATGAAACCGAATTAGGTTGACCATAACTATCAAGTTTCATAACAGATTTCAGTGATTCAAAAATAATAATTTCTTTGTACTGCTGTATGATATCTTTCTTAAAACAAAATCCTTGAAGGTAATCTAAATCGCCCACTGGATAATAATTCATGTATTTTGGAATCGGTGGATCAAAGTCTTTATAACCATCGTAAAGAGTTCTCCCCTTTACATTTATCAAATTTCCGTCATTATCATATACAGGATATACAATACGATTGGCTCTTTTGTCGTACCGAACACCATATTTTTCCATGATGCTTTGTGGTATTCCTTCTTCAATCCATTTTGTTATTCGCCGGTGTTCAAAATCATTTAAGATTTTTTCGTCCAGAATTGGATGTGTTACCGGCAGTTGTTGTTTCTTTTTCTTTCTGGCTGCTTTTTTGAGATATTTAACTGTAGTTGATATTTCTGTCTTTTCATCACTTAGTCCGGCAATTCCACACAAATACGAAACTGCACGCTCATATGACATATTCAGATGTTCTTGACAGAAAGTAATTACATCCCCACCTTTTTTGCAGCCAAAGCAATAATACATATTTTTGTTTGGTGTAACACTGAACGAACCAGTTCTTTCATCATGGAGTGGACACTTGCCGAAATACTCTCTTCCTTTCTTCGTAAGCTCAACATAATCTCCGATGAAATCAACGATGTCAATATTCTCTTTTATTTCTTCGATCAGGTCATCGCTGTATTCTTTCATGTGTTTCGCTCCTAATACGGAACTTGCTGTTCCTCATGTTGTTTTGCTTCTTCAATTCTCATTTGTGCCCCTGAAAACTTGAAGTCTATATATTCGTCCTCAAACATTCCTTCGCCAAGTCTGTTAAGGGCAATATGGAACGCATAATTTCCGCATTCTTTTCCGTCATTAGCCATTTCATCGGCTGTTTTCTTTCTCCACTTTGCACTCACGCTGGCATATCTTTCCAATTTATCAGAATCAGCAACCCTATCTTCACGGTTGAGCTGCGCACCAGCCAAAACAGCGACATCCAACTCTCCGGCGATTCTGTTTTTTAAAAAATCACATTTTGCACCCAAATCATTATACTGATTACTACTGTCTGTTTCTGCACTCTTGAAATAATCATAGATTACAAACTGTAATCCCATTTTGTATTTCATCATCCGGCACTTATTAAACAATTCCTCATTTGTAGCGTTTGGAATAAACTCATGTACAAATGGCTGTTTTTTAAGCCATTCATTTGTATCGTCAATAATCTTCTGTTCTTCCGGCAAAAGATTTCCGCTCTTTATTTTTTTCTGATCTATTCCAGTCAGATTCGCTAACATACGAAGGTAAAAGAGTCTGTCATTCATCTCAGTATCAAAGTAAATTGTTGGGATTCCTCTCTGAATCTTATCCATTGCCTCATTGAGCATGAATGCACTTTTACCCATTTTCATACGACCAGAAACCATAACAAGCTCTCCACTTTCGTATGAAAAATACCTTGCAAGATGTGGAAATTTAGACGGTACTCCAATCGTCCCGTCATTATTCCTACGCTCGCAGACTTCTTTCCAAAGTTCCGGCACTTTTTCTCCGAACATTAAGAAATCATTGTCAAACATATATCTTCCAGTCAATTCTTCCAAATTGTCGTACACAATTTTGTTGAGCTGGTTCAGATCAAGTTCTTGCGTAAGAATTTGTCTCTGTAATTTACTGAGTAATTTATATAAGTCTCTTTTGAATGCAAGAGTTACAACACTGATAACTAAGAGCTGATATTCTGCAATCGTATGACGGGCTGCATCGCTACAGAGTTCAATGAATTCGTCCATATCTGGCATATTGACACTTTCAAGTGTTTTCTTAACTGCATTGTTTGACTGCAACATATTTGAAATGTTGAATGCATCAATATTATCTACACCAGCTTTAATCAATTCATCAATCGCCCAGTATAAGCAACCATTATCTTTGTGATAGAAATACCCTGCCTTGAGAACATCGGAATGCAAAATGAAATCTGGGTGATATACCAACGTGGCAATAATCCCGGCTTCTGCTTGTGTGTCAGACAGTTTTTCTAATTCGCTATTCATTCATGCCTCCCAGAATGTTTCCGAATCCAAAATTACCACTACCAGCAGAAAAATTAGTAGTCGGTTTAACCGTTGTATCAACCGGCTTTGATTCGATTTCAACATCCATTTGCTTTTTCATCTCTTTCTGCATTTCCAGTTCATTCTTCTTCTCATATGCCTTTTTGACTCTTACGTTATCAATCAGATAATATAATCCAGGCGCATGTGTTATCGGAATTTTATGCTCCAATGCATAATCAATACAGAACTGCAGATATCTTGCTGCTTCCAAATTTGACTGTGCCTTTGTGAGTTTCTTATTTTCCAGTTTCTTGCCAAAAACAATATTATTGATTATTTTGTTTAATGCGCTGACAACTACAGAACTACTAATTTTTTCTAAATAAGTCTCTCTGATATCTTTGATTGTTTCAGACACTTCGTAACAATCTTTATGCCAGTATCGTGTGCCAATTTTCACAGCTTCATTTTCTGGCACTTTTCCATCAGTATGTGCGCAGTGGGAAAATCCGCATTTATAATGTTTCATTTTCAAGTTCCTTTCTATAATAAAAGAGGGAAAGCTATTGCCCTCCCTCTGTTGTTATTCTGACTTCATATCTTTCTCTAAGAGATATGTGGCTTCCAGATCAGATTCATGGAGAGCTAAAATCACTGGATATTTTTCAATCGCTGAACCAAGAGTGTTCCAGTTTTCTTTAGGCTCTGTGAACCCCATATGCCATCGAATAGCATATCTTTCAATCGGTTGTAATTTAATAAACTCTTCAAGCATCATGACGCTCTTTTCGCCGTGACCATAAGGAACAAGATCATTTACTTTGTAAAACTCTACCGCTTGCCAGTCAAATCTACCTTTTTCGTCCTTCTTAGAACCTGTTTCGCTGTAAATTTTCTTGTTTTTATAATCAGTTTCATACATGTATGTCTTGCAGATATCATGGAAAAGAGTGATTATTTTGCTGGAATCATCTGAAATATTGCCTAAAACTGTTTTATATGGTTCTGTCTTGCGTTTTTGCTCGAACATGTCATACACATTCAAGCTATGTATCAATAACCCTTCCGGGATTGAACAGTGAAATCTTGTACTCGCCGGTGCTGTGTAAAAGTCCGATTTTTCCAGGAATTCCACTAATTCGTTTATCCCTTCTCTGTTTATTGAGCGTACAAGACTAACAAACCTGTCTTTATTTTCGCTCATTTATATCCTCCGGCTTAGTTAAATGGAAGTTCGTCATCCACATCGTCTGGAATGTTCATGAAACCGTCATCTGTTTTCTTCCCTTTATTATTGCTTGATTTAGGTGCAGCAGAAGAATTTCCATCATCTGTGCTTCCTTTTTTCTCACAGAATTCCTGAGTTGCCACGATTACATCCGTTGTATAGACTTTTTTACCATCTTTATCATCGTAGCTTCCTGTCTGGATTCTACCAGTAACACCAATCATCATTCCTTTTGTAAGATACTTTTCTGCAAACTCTCCGGCTTTACCGAATGCAACACAAGAAATAAAATCTGCTTCCTGCTTACCTTCTCCGTTTTTAAATGGGCGTGATACGGCAAGCGTATATCTTGCTACACATGTTGCGTTACCACCCTGGGAATAACGAACCTCTGGATCTCTTGCTAAACGACCTACTAAATTTACATTATTCATTCTGTAATATCTCCTTTTTTATTTAAGTGCTTTTAACTCTTCTAACAGTGCTTTTGAATCCTCAATATTTGTGATTCTCTTCGGGTTTCCATTGGAAACATACTTTTTACAAAGCTCTGTTACTTTTTCATTGTGGGTTGCCGACTTCTCTTTTGCAAGATTGAAGCATTCAAGATTTACTTTATCAAGCTCTGATTTTTCAGCCTGTTTCTTTGCTTCTTTCCTCTTCTCTTCTTCAGGAAGATCTTCTCCCTCATAGATATATAAGCCTAACCCGTGACGGGCACACGCTTTTGTAAGTGATCTCTGAATAGATTTGTTAGCATCTGTTGATGTAATAGAATCTGCCGGAATAGATTTATTACGGAAATCCATAATAGGAAGTTCCTCAATCAGTTCCATATCATTGATCGTTACGCCGGTCTTAACCCAACCAGTACGTCCGTCATCAAACCACGGTCTTGTATTTCCCTTATCATCCATCGTCTGCTCATAGATTTTGAATGTTGCATCTGGGAATTTCTTTTTTACTTCTGCCCAAGCTGCTGCCCATGACAGGTAGTTCAAACCGTTCTTCTGTTTTGTCTTCTCACGAACGTCCACATCGTACAATTCCTGGAAGTAATTCTTTTCGTCCATTTCTTTATTCCTTTCGTCATTTATTATTGCTTGTTTATAGTACCACGATTTCCAAATTTGTCAACTACTTTGCATTAACTTTTGCAGAAGAATTTGAACTTAATTTTTCCATGTTTTTAACAAGCTGCAGATTATCATTCAGAATAAATGCAATCGCCTGATCTTCTGTAAAACCGGCTTTAACATATGCGTCAAACTGGTTTTTATTTCTGATTGCAGCAATCTCACAAATCTCTGTATTATTTGCATAATCTCTTGCTACGTCTACAACTTCTTTGCACACTTCGTAAACTGCCGGTTTATATTTTTCAATATAACCATGAGCAAGCTCTACAAAGCTCTCTGGTGACTCCTTTAATAATCTTAACAATAATTCTCCCATTATTGATGTTCCTTTCCTTCTCTTATGATTTTTAGCCCACACGCCCGTTGGTGTGAACCGTTGTATTCGCCATCGTTTTCAATCAAAAGATTCACTATATTTCTACTAAGACCATATTTTTCCTTACAATATGAAAACAATTCCATTTTTCTTGTGAATTTTATATGTGTACTCCCGATGAATAGATGGTACTGCAATTTTGGATATTTTCTCTTAAAAGACGTATCTCCTTCATTACAACAATATGCTTCGCCACATTTTTTCAATTTGTATATCAATCGAAACTCAGCCTCTTGTGCTTGAATCGGATCTTCACAATACTGTACTATCTCAACTATGATATTGCATGTTCCTCCGAATGATATTACTTCATTCTTCCAAGATTGATTTCTGTGCTTTCCAAACTCATATGCTCTCAATGGGTTTCCCTTTGCAGAACCGACATAAAATATTTTGTGTGTTAAAGGATTTCTGTGGATATACACATAATATTTTTCTGTCGGCAATACAAGATCCCTATGATAGAGCATATATATTTTCATCGTTGACGATAATGAATTTTTTGCCACTCTTAATCAATTTGCTATCATAATCTACAACACCACACTGAAAATCTTTGAACATATCTTTTGCATAAGCAAAACCTCTTATTTTTCCATCAATCGGGAAAAAGATTGTACTATTGCTTATACACATGTTCCCAAGCGAACACTCATACTTAATTTCATCACATTCATATTGAATATCATTTTCTTTAAATACAAGAGTTAGGAAACTTCCAGTTTCGTTTTCCAGAACTACTAACCATTTATCGGCAACAACATCATAGTGAATGCCATAGTTTGTAATCCTTCCATCGTATTTATAAATGTGGTTTGTGCCGTTAATATCAAAGATTATTTTACTCTGATAATAGTTGACAACGAAATATTTTCCATTGCTCACTTCAAAATAACAACTATCGCTGCACTTGCAAAGATTTCTAAAGCTATTCCCATTCCTCGTAATAGTTACTTCTGTCAAGGTATTCTGCTTTGAAATGTAATACATCTTATTTCCATCAACAACTACTCTTGATTTAAACTTCTTATCAAGCTCATAATCCTTTTCGCTATGAATGATAATCGTATTATTATCGTTCTCAATCAAATATCCATCTGAATGAAAATGATATTTTATCAAGTTTTTGTGCTTATATTTCTTGCCACTCTTGATATCTACAACATTATCATCGGTATCAATGTACATATTCTCATCGACAACCGCTTTAATGCTTGATTTGACCAACAGTTCTACAAGCTGTAATCCAGACTGTACGCCCTGATTTATTGGCTTTCTATTGATCCTTGCAGAGTTATCACATACTGGGCAGACATTGTATTTATCATAGTAATAATCCCTATCTGTATCACAGTATTTCAGATGACAACTTAGCTCATGAATTTCACCGTGAAGTTCACGGCTTTTATTCTCGAAAACTGCTTTAAGCGCACTGATAAGTTCTGGCGATAGACCAGCCCATGATCCGATTGTTTTCGGAATCTTTACAGCCGGATTGTCTATCACGGATATACCTTTCTTCATACGTTCCATAATATTCATATCCGGCTGCATTGTCCCACCAAACGGATGAATTCGTGTCAGAGATTTCCAACTCAATACACTGAATGCATATGTATCTGTTTTCTGGTCAAAGTTATTTGAAACCAGTAACGGATCTTTGAATAAATCCATAGCAACATCACATTTCTCAGAATCAATTGACCAACTATCGCAGTCAATAATAGAGATATTATAGTGCTTATCAAACAAAATGTTCTGATCGTTCAAATCGCCAATGTATATGCCCTGCTTATGCAAATCAACCAAAACATCAAACAATCTGTCAAGCATGGCAAGAATCTCTTTCTTTGTAATTCCATTCGCTTTCACGAATTTTTTATTTGACAATTTCTTGAATTCTTCTCCGTCTACTTTATCCATGATATAGCCTATAAAATTGTTCCGGCTATCATAGACAATATCAATCGGAGAAATGACTTCTGCCGGTAAGTTCTTTGCCATTAAGAGTTTAATCTTTTTCTCTTTGGTTGACACATTCACATGGGGTTTATAAGCCTTTATCAGCTTATCCCCATATTCATATATAATTCCTTCTCCACCTTCGGCTAATACCGGCAGTCTTGTTATGTTACTTTTTAAAATCATTTCTCTATCGGCTTTCTTTTATTTTACTTATCGCTTGATACGACTTTTACAGTTGCGCCAGCCTGAACAGTGGCAGTTGCCATATCTTTCATCTGAGCGTATGCTGCATCAAGTTTGTTGGAAAGTTCCGTGTTGCTCTGTGTGAGTGCTTCAACCTGAGATTCCAGATTCTTAATTCTGGCATCTGCCATTTCCTCTGCGTGTTTCTTCTCAGATTCTAATGCACGTTTCTCAAATGCAAAACTCTTGTCTGCTTTTGCTTTTGCTTCTTTCGCTGCGTCCTCTTTGGCTTCTGCCAGTTTATCCGGGAATGCTTCAATCTCTGCTTTCATAGCCTGAATTTCTTCCTCTTTTGCAGCAATGGCTTCTTCACGCTCTGTTACAGCATCGTCCTTTGCCTGGATTTCTGCCTCACGTTTTTCTTTTTCTTCTGCCCAGGTGTCGGCATCTGCTTTACGATCCATTTTCAGATTGTAGTCATACTCATCTTTTTCACGATTGCGCTTCTTACTAATATCGACATTGTACTCTTTTACTTCTTCATCAGCCTGTTTCTTAGCTTTCTGAACACTCTTTTCCAAATCTGCAATTTGCTCTTCTACTTCTGCTGTCTTTTGTGCCAGCTCTGCATCGAGATCCGCTTTCTTCTGTTTGTACTCATCGTTCATTTCAGCCACTTTCGCTCTATGAGCATTGATAGCTGCTGCCAGACCGTCAGCTTCAGCTTTGATACCGTAGAGTCCTTCTAACTCTTTCTGATATTCGTCAATCGCAATTTTCAGGTCATTGTACTGTTTTACAATCGTATCTGAAAATACTTCATTGCTTGCTGCTACTTCTGCATTCTGCATAGACGCTTCCAGTGCCTCTTTCTTTGCATTTTCAACCGGCGAATCGCTCATAGCTTTAAGTTTCTCCAACTCAGCTAATGCCTGAGTATATGCGTCCATAATCTGTGCTTTTGTTGATTTCTCAGTAATTTTTCCCATTATATATCCCTTTCTTAAAAAACAATTGTAATATCATCTCTGAATAATTTCTGGTTACGGTTAATAAATCTTTTTATTTTCACTGCTTTCCCAGACTTTAAACATTCAATAAATTCCTGTTTGATATCTTCATCTGCATTTACAATAAATCTCAATCCATCGGAAGCAATACCTACATTCTTATATTCTTCCTTACTGAATAGCTTATTTTCTACAGAAACACCATCTGCATAATGACTAAGATATTTCTTGTCAATATAGTTGTAGATATAGTATTTCGGATATTCTCCATCGGTTAATTCAACAAACGATATGTTTCCATCGTTATCTTCCAGAATAAGAAAACCATCACCACAATTTGATGCAATGAAATACTCATTACTTTCTGTTACCGAAAGATATGTAAAGCACAAGAAATTTTTCATATCTCCAATTGTCTGCCCATATACAGCAACCAAAGAAGAAAAAGCCTGTTCAATATCATATCCTTTTGACAACAGGTGGCAAAATGTCTTCGCTCCTACTTCTGAATGTAATCCTTCAGAACAACCGTCTGCCACAACCTTCACTTTGTAATCTGGCAATTCAAACCCGTAATCCTGGCAGTTCATTCCGATAGATAAATGATCGTAACCTATTTTGTTTACAAGCATATTTTTCTCCATGTACTGCCCCACCCTTAATGAATGGGGCAAATTCTGTTATTCTTAAATGAAGAAGTTATCTCCATCGGCTACAACGCTCTTTGAGCTTTCGATTACAGATTTGCTCAGACAATCGAACGCTTTTCTCAGCTCAGATGCAGAACTTGATACATCCAGAATATTTCTGAATCCCAGGCTCTTTGCAATACCTGTAGCTGTACCACCAAAACTGATGAATGCTGTTGTAATTTCTTTATTGTTTAGATCCTGAATTCGGCGTTTTGCTTCACTCGGATCATTGGAAACTGTATCTTCGCCATCACTGAAAATTGCAAATACCGCTTTTACACGTACTCCCTGCTGTCTCAGATATTCCATGTAGTCAGTAAGTTTCTGTGTACCATCTTCGATGACATTGTACAGTGCTGTCATGCCACTGGCATCGTAGCTTGTATCAAACTCTGTGATTTTCTTGTAACCACCCACGTTGATTGAGCTGTTAAAGTCTGCTCTTGCTACCAGGATTTCATCTGCCTCTTTAGAGTCGGTTAATGCCTGTTTGAACTCTTTCAGGCAAGAAACCATATCACCTCTGTATGGGGACATTGATCCAGATTTGTCAATTCCAATGAAAATCAAATTGACATTTTCACTGTCGATATCATCAACGGCTGTATTCTGCATTTCGATTTCGTCTAATCCATCAATAATAATTTCTTCCATCTTTCTACTCCTTACAGTTTGAATTCAGTGCTGCGTACAATGTTGAATTTGTACTTTTTCTGAAGATCTGCATACATCTTGTCAACTTCGGCTTTATCACCAATGGCAGACATACAATCTTCCAGAATGTAGAACTTTTTCAGCATATCAGTGTCATCTTTGTAAAATTCAAGCATCTGGCAGAGAGATTCGTATACGCAATAATCTCTTGCTTCACCGCCGATGATGATTTTGTCAAATTTTGCGAACTTGTTTAATAGTGCCTGGTTCACATATCCTCTTCTGTCATATTCCGGCTTGATAATACCGTACATCTCCGACAGTGGATCTTGACCTTTTACGATAGGGTTCAGTGCATATTTTCTTGCTACACTGTGGAAGTAAATCATGTTTACAAACTGATTTTCCAGTGCTGCACCTTCTGTACCCTGTAAGCAATGATATGTCCAAATGCAAAGTTTCTTTTTAGAGTTCTTTTCCAAATTCTCTACATACTCACGGCTTTTAATTGGTTCAACAATCGGACGCCATTTTCCAGAATCCAAATCTGCTAATGTAATAACAGTGTAAGGTGCTGGATTATTGCCGTTTTCATCAATCCACCAACACGGATGGAAAATCTGGTGTGGAATGTGAGTATCAATAGATACTGAAATGTGCGTGATTTTCTCCATGTTGTTATAAATGAACTTAGTCATTCTAGCAACATCTTCATGTGCGCCGGGAACACCTAACGCTCCGTTATCCATGAAGTCCTGCTGCACATCAATTCCCAAGAACAGCACTTTTTCAAGACTGCTTGAAGATGGCTCTAACTTTTCTTCGTTTGCTTTTTTCAGAATTTCATTCATCGGAATGGGATTTTCAGTTTTGCCGATGTAGTTTTCATTTACGATTTCTGAATAACTTGTTTTCATCTTGTCTTGTTTTCTCCTTTATTATTGCTTGTTTAATGCTTGTTTAAAAACAAATCATTAACATAGTTTTTGTTCTGTGTGAATATTGGAATTTCTTTGTCGATAACCCAACGTGATCTCCACACACCATATTCATCTTCTTCTGGATCTAATGTCCGTGGGGATAAATTGTTTCTGTGATTTTCTGGAAGCTCATTTTCTGGAATGAAATAATCTTCCATAATGCTATCAAAAGGTCTTTCAAAACCTCTGGTGAATGTATGAAAGGCATTTCCATCCACTCTAATCATTACTGGCATTCTTCTTGTTAAGTACGTTTTCTGAGCATCTTCATAAGATTTCATTCTCGTACCAATACTGCTCCGATCCATTCTCGTTTCCCTTCCCATAAAATTTTCTTGCTTCCCGTGTTTCTACAATTAAGAATCGTAAACACACGACCAAAACAAGAAGACATATTGCAAAAGATATTATATTTTCAAGGCTACTCATTGTTCTTGATTAAGAAGTTTGGGTTGATACATTTGAAACTGATATTCTTATCAGTGTTTCTAAAAACACATCCTTCTCTTTCCCTATCTACAATTTGTGACTTGCCTTTCACATACTTTACAATATCTTGTATATCACCTTTTACATTATAACCAATCTCAACAATTGGTACTGTGTGAATACCATGCTTAATGAGAATGTCCTGCATCTCAATGGTATTATATTTCTTTGAGGGGGTTATAAGGTTGAATGCCCATAACTGGCAATCTTTCTCATGGTATTTGTTTCCCTGGATTTTTACACCAGTAATTTCGCCTTGCAAAACTATATAATCCTCATCGTCTATCAATTTTTCAAGAACGCTGCGAATTTTATATTTGTTGGCTATTTTCCAATAGTAGCTGTTATCCGGCTGTGGCAATCTCCTATTTCTGCTGCAAACTCCGAATTCGTACTTCGTTTTTCCGAATTTTCTCGGAATTTTGCGTAAAAAATAAGTGCCGGAACATCCGTCAACTTTTTCTGTCACTATCAGATTGGTTTGTTCATTCTTCAGCCTTTCGTATAACTCAGGCATATTCTGAATTCTTTCTTCATCTGTCTTTTTAATAAAGTTTGGAAACTCTGTGTGCGTATTCTTCTTGAGATAGATTTTTCTGAGCCATGCATATCTCATTAAAAATTTCACAACTGGATTCCTGGTTTTCTTTCTGTTTTCCTCGAAAACCGCATTTTCTTCTTCAAGCTGTGGATCATACTTAATGATTCCTAAGACATCCGTAACATCCTGACCAAGTTTGTATTCGCCTACCGGAAGAATGGATAACGGCATCACTAATCCTTGTGAAACCTGTCCTCTCATTACGATAGTCTTTACAACATACTTTCTTGATTTCAAGAATTCATACTCTGGCGTTTCCGGCATCTTACTGTCAATCTCGACATATACCACTCTATCGCCAACATGAAAATTGTCTTTCTTTGACACGACAACTTCCCAACCATCAATTCTTGCTACTTCGATTCTGTCAGCATCAGGAATCGGCTTGATTTCTGCGATTTCACGAATTGTTGCTAACTTTCTCATGTATAACCTCTATGTTGAAAAATATCTATTCAAAAAGGTTAGAAGAAGTGCTTACAACCACTGCCACTTCGTCTAACCATTATGGAATATACGTTCTTCAAGACACTTAGTTTGCGGTTATCAATTAAAAGTTGATTGCATTATTATTTGCTGTACGTGTCTTACAAGGCATTTCTGTACTTTTTACTTTGGTTGTTTTGCCACGTATGAAGTTGTTTTATTTTAAATCTTTGATTGCTGCCTCAATCGGTGCATATCTCTCTGTGTCAAGCTGCTCAATCAGACATTTATACGGATCAAGTTCTCCGCTTAATACCATTTTCGCAACATTGACTGAGAATCCACTTACAAGAGCAACACCCAAAGCGTTTTCCTTGACAGGGATTGTGCCGGTACGTGAGTTTACATTCCAGAACACAAGTCTCGGAAGCTGATATCCAGCTTTCTCAAATTTTCTGCCAATTGTCTTGAACAGTGTTTCATTTACTGTGCTTGCGCTACCTCCCCATCCATATGAATAGGTTGCCTGGTCAAATTCCATATCACTGATAATCAGGATATTCTTTGGCATGTCTTCCTGTTTCATATTAGTATTGATAGCTGTCTGCAGAATAAGATCAAATGTTTTTTCAATGTCTGTGTTAGAACAGTCATTTTCTGCATAACATCTTCTGATTTTTTCTGCCAGTGAACTACACGCTGAAAGGTCAATCAACTCAGGTCTTGAACTGAATGTGATAAAGTTATCTTTGAATTCGCCAGAACATCTCTCAGAGAAGTAAATAGCAAGTGCTGTTGCGACTTCCAGTGCAGTAATGCTGCTGTTTGGATCAACACTACACATCATACTTCCAGAACCATCTCTGACAACAAGAGTATTTCCATCACCCTGTACTGTATCAGGAAGTGCTTTCCATAATGCTTCCAGAGCTTTGTCCTCTTTTATATTGGATCTGTAATAGCTACGACCTTTCAGATAACTATGTACGATATCATGTGGAAAGTTTGTAGAAGAGTTGATTTTCGCCTCTCCCTTTTCCAGCTTATCCAGATACTCTCGTCTGCGTTCCTCATCGTTTTTGAGGAATGCATTGTTGTAAATAAGATTTGCTTTTGACGGAACGGCTTCGTAATTGATTTCGCCCCATTTCTTAGCAGACATCTTTCTTTCAACAACATCAATGTATTCTCTCAGTTCCGAAAGAATTTTACGATATTGTCTTTCTGTGAATCCCAGGTACTTGCGAACAACTGTTGCATTTTCTTTCGTTTTATAAGAAGTTGCATTGCAGCTTGGCATCCACTTAGCAAGTAATGATACCGGCTTATTCGCTTTCTTCGCTTCCAGGTCTTTCATTAACTGGTTCTTAATAACTTTCAGTGCATTTTTCTCACACTCTGTTCCAACCAAAGAAAGAAGATCGTCATAACGTCCGTATTCAGCGATTAAACCAATCAGCACTTTACTGATTTCCGGTTCAACATTCGCCATATGAGACATGATGATTCTGAATGATCTACGTTCCCCCAGACCTTCTCTCGCATCACGTAAATAGAATAACCATTTGAGTGCGTGAATATGGTCTTCTGAAAACGCTTTATCGAATCCAGAAATGATTGTTTCTGCATCGGCTTTTCTCAGAGATGCGACCTTGAAATTCAAATCAAGCAAGTGTTTACCTGTTGTTCTATATCCAAGTGCGCCGTTTTCTGTGTAGCTTTTGTTGAAATCTTCATTCAACGTACTTTTCATTGAATTCATGAAACCCATGTTCAATTCCTCCTAATTTTGAATTATATTTCATAATTCCTACATACTTTATTATTGATTGATTATGCTGTAAGTATATAAAAATTAGAATAAGTGCGTATGACAAGACTTGAACTTGTGACCTTCCACCTTCCTCAATTTCAAATTCTTTAAAAATATTTGCGGTTCAAGCCTTATACAAGGCTCTATAAAATTTTTGTGGACGCTCTAACCTACTGAGCTACATACGCTTATGGTGTGGTAAGAATCAATGGCAACCTTGTTTTACGGGGGAACTATATGAATTGCTGCTATTCTAATTCATTACCATTTCACCAAGGCGAGAGGTGGGATTCGAACCCACGAATTCAACTTACAATTTTGAATCAATGTTTTCTTCTGAGAGTTTTGCTGTGTGTGCTAGAACTAAGCACATTTTTGTATCATTTGCTTAAGCCTCTTGCATACTCTCGCCAACGCCACCGATAGGAGTCGAACCTATAACCTACGGCTTAACATGCTATCTTGAAAAATTGCTGTCTGTGTCTAATACTAGACACGTTTTTCGATTTACGTTGCTCTATCCAGTTGAGCTACGGTGGCAAATATTAAATTGTAAATGGATCATACTGGACTCGAACCAGTGACCGTTCCGTTATGAGCGGAATGCTCTGCCAACTGAGCTAATGATCCTGGTTGCACCATAAAGCGAAGCCATGCACGACCTCCAATGGATTAGCCTTTCATAATACCTTTTCGCTACATTTAGTTGCACAAAACATACGATTTTTGTGTTGCGATATTCTTTTACTTCCAACTAAACAAAGTTGCATACTTCATGGTGCTAACGGGTAAGACAGGACTCGAACCTGCAAGACACGGCTTCCTGATTTCTTCTACTTAAATAAATTGCTGTATGTGTTTGTCAACTAAACACATGTGTATAAAAATTGCCGTTGCGTGTGCCAATTTCGCCACTTACCCATTTTTAATTGGTGGAATTGTGGGAGTGTACGGAGTCGAACCGTAACTAAAACTTTTGAAGAGTTTCCTTTTATGTAAAATTGCTGTATGCGCTCTCCACCCGATGCGCCTTAAAAAGCACCGCCGGATCACTCCCATATTCACATTTTCAAGACACTTCATTTTTGTGGATTTGAACCACTTCACTAAACTTGTAGAGTTTTGCTTTATCCTTTTTGAATTTGCTGCATGTGTCTTTCTCATACATTTATGGCATTTCTGCCGAATGCTGACGGTTGGACTCGAACCAACAACTGTTTGAATGGCTTTGCTATTGCTGTTAGCACTTATTGTACGAAAGAAAAGATGTTTTTATAATTCTAAGTGCATTTTTCATAATCAAATGTTCTACCAGTTGAACTACATCAGCTCATTTATTATTGCTTGTTTATATTATTTTTAAAGACATTTCGGAGTTGTCCGTTCTACAAACAAACACAACTTTTTCACGGAGATAAGCCCCGAAATGTCGATCACATGGATTAGGAATCGAACCTATTTTCTTAAGCTACCTTATTAGCTTTTCCAGTGTTTTTCTCTGTTCCTTTGAACAATTATATAATACCATATTTCAGGAAAATGTCAATAGGTTTTTAAAAGTTTTTTCATTTATTTTCGGTTGTTTATCGCAAGGTTTTGGCGAGATCCCAGTCTCGCCTTTCCTTAATAGAAAGTTTCCTTATATAAATCATACATACCTTTGAGAATACGTCTTCTCTCCTGGATTTTTCGCTCTGTATATTCCGGGTTACGCATTTTAATATTTGGAAGAATTATTTTGTTAAAATATGCATCAAAAGTTTCACCGGATTCATAGATATTATAAAGCATCTTGCTCTCACGTAATTTATCACAAGATATAGCTTTATAATTTCCTGTACTTTCAACATACGCATCGCTAAATGCCTTTACTTTTCTAGGAATAACTAATTTATTCAGTGGAGAATCTTCAGATTTTCCACGTAATGTACCAAGTCGATTTCTAAATAAATACTTGTTGCTGCATACTCTTTCTTTTCGCATACCGAACTTTGCCATAAGCAATACTTCTTCTTGCTCCGCACAAAATCTACAAAGTTTCAGAATTCTATCGGAAACATGATAAACACAATCATAAAGTGGGCTTTTAATCGTCTTTGCTTCGTAATCTACATTAGCCTTTTCCAAAAGTACAATCTCTTCATTCTCTAAGCCAACATAACATAACCTTACCATTAACTCGTTTGGTATTTCAGTGCTTTCATTGTAATCGACATTCATACCAAATGCAATTTTAATCATTTCCTCAAATTCTACCGGCGATTTGACATATCTCGCCCGACAAGTTCTAGTCTTATCTACTTCGGAAGAACTGATTTTATCAAAATTATTTTCGCTAGTTGTCTTACCATTTTGAATACACCAATCAACATATGAACGCAATAAGCTCATTGTTTGTTCGGTATTTGTAATTCGCACTCCCGTTTTGAAATCCAGAACAGTTAGAAGTTCATCAACATTCATCTCACAAATATCTTTTCCAAATTTTTCTTCCATATCCTGTACAGCTTTGAAAACTCTTTGGAATGATCTATATGAATTATCATTTGTAATAGTATTTAAGAAAGTTTGTTTTTGTTCAGAGTTGTACATAACTGTTCCTCCTTCTCATTGCAGAATTCATATACTTTCCTGCGATTATTTTTAACAAAGAATTCTCTAATTTCTTGATCTGAAAAGTCGGTTTCAGCTATAATTCTCTTTAGCTCTTCACGCCAGTTGTCATCGCCTTTTATATATCTGCTAATCATTATATAATAATGCCATGCCATATAGTGTACAGACCAAGAGGTTCTCTTCGCTTTCTTATAATTCATAAAATCATCGTGCAATAACATTGTAAGATAATTCATGTAAGTAATCAGCCAGTCTCTCAATTCATCTTGCTGTGCTTTGAATGTAAGATTATCTGTATCATAGTATCTTGAAATTGCCGTTGCCAATTCAATATAAAGAATGAATCCATTATTTGCCCGGAGTTCCATTCCATCTTTTACGATACCTTTTACATAGATTTCATCGGCATCGCTGCTTCTCATAATTGAATCTACAATCTTATTTGCAACTGTAGGCTTCATCGCCTCTCTGTGTCGTTTCGGAATCGGCACTGTTGTCCATTCTTGATTAAGCAATTCTCTCGTCTTCTGTGGTGAGAAATATGTGAAAAATACACCAAAACAATCATCTAAATGTTTATTTGCTAATTCACAACTTATTGTTCTATGGTTTCCATCTGGAACGATAATAATACCATTTGAAACAGTTAATGTTTTTGCTTCTTCGTCATAAACTGGAATATCACTATCACCGTCATCCATTAAATTGAAACGAATTCCGTTATAGAAAAAACTTCCCTCATTGATAAGGTTAGAAATCTGTTGCGCTGTTTGGCGATTAACCTTTGTTTTTAAATCTCCATATTTATCCTTTTTATGATTACGCTGCAGCTCTGGAATAATTTGCAAAAGATTTGCGCTTTTTAATTCTTTGATTTCTCTGACACTTAATGGAAACATATACTGGTTATCTGCCAATTTTGAAACATTTCTAAAAACTAACGGATAACCAATTTTTTTATTATTATCTGTTTGCGGATCATAATATTTATAATTCTGAATTTCTACGTCTTCAAAATAATCTTCCGGCACACCGAAATTTTTTGATACTTTAGATATGGCAAAAGTCAGCCAATATAATTCGGCATCACTCAGTTCATCTAAATCAGCTCTTCCTGATACTATTCTAAGAAAACTGCCTAATGAGATTTTACCGTCATGTCTAACTTCTTCTTCAATTTTGTTTATTTTATCTGGACTTGAGTTTAAAACTAAATTCTCAATTTTAGTAATTAGATGCTCTCTACTATCAGATGCTTTCATATGTGCGTCCCCTTTCCATATTTTGTTTGTACTTTAATAATACCACCAGAAAACAGAGATGTCAAGTTTTTCTGGTAATACTTTATTTTTATCTGATAGTAGATATTCAATTATTCGAGTTTTAAATATTCTTCTATTTCTCTATATTCCTCCTGTGTATATGTTGGATCAATGATTTTACAATCATCTTCCTTTGCATCAACAATTTCAATGGTAATTCTTCCATTATTATACATCATTAACATAACAGTAGAATTGCCGAATTCTGGATTGTCAGATAAACTATGTAACACAATGCCAAATGCATCAAGCATGTCTATATAATCACCAGACGTAGCTTTTGCAAATTCATCTTTCACATTTACATGGTACTCATTCTTTTCGTAAATAAAAAACATTATCTTTTTTCCCCTTTCCGACATCCAGGTAGCGAAAGTTCCACTTAGAACGTATGTTCTTATTATACATATCAACCTTACTAAAGTCAATAATAATAAACCAAATTATAACATGGAAATTTTTGCCACCTCGATCAATACGTCCCTCGAATTTTCTACTTGATTTGTGGTTACTAATTTTAACAGTCCATCTAACATCCACTTAATGTCAAGATCTTTCACTCCCAGGCGTTTTAAATCATTTCCGTTAATTGCAAGACCTTTTAAGTTATAGCATTCATCTGATTTAGCCAATTCTTCTGCACGTTCAATCATGTTCTCTACTTTTGCAAGTGTTTCTTTATTTATATTATCACTTGCATTTATTTTAGCGTGTTTATATCTTAAAATATGTTTCACATCTCCCAGTGAAAACTTGTACAACATATTTTTGATACACGCATCTGAGTTAGTGATTACCATTTTCTTTGCAGCAAAAATATTTTGAACAGATGCGATTATTTTATTCGGATATCTCATTCCTGTCAAAATTGCTTTAACAGCTTTATTATACTCTGATAATGATAATCCGTCAATCAAAATTGCCAATTTTTCACTGATATCCTGGCACATTTCTATTGCACGTACTGCCTTATCAAAATCCTTAATGCTGTCAATACATGGTAAACCATATTTCAGTATTTTAGCATAATCCTTGATGATACTGACATGCTCACTGCAAAGTGTTTTTGTAAATTCACTCTGTCTTCTCTCTGTCGCAATGAGTCGCAACATATCACAATTGTCAAACATTGCTTTTTTAGTTGATTCCTCAATCTCAAAGCCAAATCTTGCAGCAAATCGAATCGCCCGAAGAATTCTAAGCGGATCTTCCCTGAATCTTGCATTTGCATTACCAACACAACGGATAATTCCTTTCTGCAGATCTCCAATGCCGTCATGCAAGTCAATGATATTTTCTCCGTCATACGCAATAGCATTGATTGTGAAATCCCGGCGCATAATGTCTTCTGCTAAATCACATGTAAAATCAACAGAATCAGGTCTTCGATGATCTGAATACTCCCCATCAATTCTGTATGTAGTAATCTCATATGGTTCATGGTCAATGATAACGGTTACTGTTCCATGTTTTAATCCAGCTTTCATCAGATTGTAGTGTTTGAAACATTCCATTATTTCTTCTGGTTGGGCAGATGTAGCAATGTCCCAGTCATGCGGTTTAATTCCCATAATAGAATCACGTACACAACCGCCAATTATAACAGCTTCATACCCTTTACTTGATAATTTATCAAGAATCATTTTTACATTTTCTGGCATTTTGATATCTTCCATCTTACACACTCCCTCTGTATCTTCCATTCGTCCATTTATATTCGTTCTGAGCTACGTTTGCAGATGTTATTGATACTATCTCATCCCATCTATTCTTAAAACTGTTTGGGTATTCAGTTGCCGGATTCTCTTTCAACTGGTCAATAATACCCAACATAGTTTCATTCGTCATTGATTCCGAAAAACATGCATCTGGCAAATCTGGGAAATTCATGTTCTTACAATAATAATGTAAGTTTTCTCCCATTCTAATTCTTAGTTTCACTCCAATGACATTTTCTATCTCAATATAATGTTCATCTGACATATAAAGATATCTTTGAAGTGTGCGGATATCATTAAATCCATCTAATAAAATATCATTCGTTCTCATGTTCTACCTCTTCACTAAAATCCTATCACTACAAATAAAACGACTAACCAGAACAAATCGTGTACCCTTCGGTATTTCATCATGTTTTCTCAAATGTCGTAATGCAGCTTTATAGCTTCCACAAGAAAATGTTGCCGGATACCAACTACCCGTATATTCCGCACGATGTACCCATTTCTTCTTATCATGGTCATAATACAACTCACGATTACATCTGTATTCCCGGAATGTCTCTTTAGTCCTATCGTAGTCATCGGCAAATTTCAAATGCCAAAATTGACTCTTTCTCTTCATAATCTTCTCCTAGCTCATATACTTTATCATCGTCCGTTGTCGGTTCATCAGCCCAACCCTTTTGCCACTCTTCATATACTTCTTTATTTACCGGCACTCTGATCCCAGTCTGTAGCAAAGCATAATATGAATCGTCTGTCAAAAATCCATTTTTATCCCCTACATACCAACCATCTAAAAGTAGCTCTTGATGATGCGGAGTATAACACTGGCAACAAATCTCTTTTGTTCCTTGAAGATCGCATCCTTTATAGGTATCTCTATCCGTACATTCCGGCACATATATTCTTGATAAGTTATATGGTATTATTTTCTCAATCTTCTCTATGTCATAAGCATAAAATGTTATCTCATGATGCAACTGTTTTAAATGAAATTTTTGACAAATTTTCAATTTTATACCTCCGCTACTTTTTTGTAGTATTCAACGGACATAAGCTGCATACGCAATTCATCATACATCTTATGAAGTTTTGGATTTACAAGCTGCATCCATTCTTTCCTCTGATCGTGAACCATATAATCTCTTACCATTGTGGCAGAAATCGGTAAATCTGAACGATTGATAATAAGCTCTGTCATTCCTTTAAGGTCTTCTTTGGAGAACCAGGCAGATCTACTCTCATCATTCCCATAAATCATAATATCCGGCTTCTTATAAATATATCTGTCTACCTTATCCAGTAGATAGCTTCCCCACGCCGGAGTAATATCATTTTCGGTGGTTAAGTCTGGCAAGCCGTAAATCATGATATCGCCACGCCCACCATATATCTCTTTTAACATTTTTTCTCTGGTCGTGATGTTAAACGGGTTTCTCTCTGTTCCGTCTTCCTGAGAGCTTCCAATAAAAATCAAGAGCCTGTCACAAAGCATTAACCCAGTTTCAACTAATTTTTCATGTCCTTTATGAAACGTCTGAAAACGTCCGCAAATAAATCCAACATCATATGGCTTATTCATTTTCTTCATCCTTTCTAAGATTAACGCCGGTTTCTTCAACAAAAATCTTTTTAAATGCATTCAGCACATTGACAAATTCATCGAACATTACCATATACTGAACATTGATATACTGCTCATTTTGTGCTGTTTCGTGAGTTGCAAATGGAGCGAAACTTGCAATACCCTTATCAATACACAACACACCTAACGAAACATCATATCTGTCATTTAACTGATAATGGATATGATCTGCCCCATTCATAATTTTGATTTTTACGGAACATCCTGTTGCCTGTTCAAGCATTCTTGCGAATTCTACATAATTATTCGCTCTTTTAAAATCGTACATTTCATATCTCCTTTACTCTATTGCAATCATCTTATTAAAATCCGGCAATCCATTTTCATCAACATTTGTTGCAATGGCTTTCATTGCTATATTTTGAATCTGATTCTGCATAAATGCTTCAATTTCGCCTCTAGCTTCTGTTACCGATTTTTCCATCTGTTCATTGAAACAATCAAGGGCATATTCGGCATTGCAGCCAATATCTCTATTTGCTTTTGCCAGTGCATCTAAAATCTTCTGCTTATCCGCTTTATTCAATGTCTTCTTTGACGAAAACAATTCTTCAGCAATATCATACGCATTCTTGATTGATACTTTTACATCTGATAACTGATCCTTGAATTCACTGCGATGCTGCTCAATCTTACTTGCATAATCAATTCGTGGGATATATCCGTCACGTTCTGTAAAATGAATAGTACAAGGGACTCCATCGCCATTTCCAATAGATGTAATCATATCCGCAAACTGAGATAAAGATAATTCAATTTCACAGATTCTTCCATTAGCATGATACCAGTCGTGATTTATTCCACGTTTTAAATCCGCATGAGAAACAGTAACATTGATAACGTTTCCATGCTTAATTGAGCTGCCGAACAATGCTGTAGGTGGATTTACCTGTTGGCGTGTTATAGTCATTACTCCATATCCAGAATGCGTTGACATTTTATCTCCACACCAATTTTCTCTAGTTTGACCTTCAATTCCGATACCTTTAATCCCACCTTCTACATAGCATCTATATCCCATCTTCCCAGATACATTCAGTTCTTTACCATACAAGTCAAAACATTCGCCACTTTTTCTTTTTATTCCAAGCGAACCATCTTCTGTCAAAAATAAACCATCTTCTAAACCATGATCGTATTTTGATTTATCAATAGCAATTTTCCTATCTGTATTTACCACAATCGGCAATACCATAATCATTCCTCCACATATATACTATATATAGTATTTTAATCTTGTCAAAACACTATATATAGCAATTATTTCTAAATAAAATTTACTTTTTATCTGGTTATAATCCAAGTTCTTCAATTACCGGCAAAACCTTATCTTTTAACTCAGGATATAGCTTATCCAGTGTTTCTCTGGCATTCATCTGCTTGTCCGGCTTTGTGAGTCTGGCACATTCCCAGTCTATAACCATTTGTACATAATCCGCATGTGTCCTTGCTTTCAAAGTGTGGTGTCTGGAATGACTTCTATGTATCTTATGGGCACGCTTATAGTCCATAATCATATACAGAAACACTTTATCCAGGTCATGCAAGTAACCACGAATTGTATTGTGTCCGAGCAAGTGTTTTTCAACTGCCCGGAACGCTTTTCTATGTTTTATTGTATATTTAATTCTATCTATCTGCATTGCTTTCTCCTTAATCCATACTCAAATAAAGTGGTTTCGGATTAAGCATTACATTTCCTTCCGGCATTGTACACGGATCAATTACCGGCGCAAGGCTTCTCAATTCAAGTTCTCTGATTTTACTGTCCACAAACAGTACATGACAATGTTCTCCAACTACTACCACTGTATCAACAACCACAAAAGAGAAATGACTTCCGTTCTTGAAATGTACCGTATATGAATTTTCTTCATTATAGATTTTCTCAATCTGCTGTGAGTTTTCTTTCTCAATCCGACCAACAACAGAATCAAGTAATACCTTTAAGTTATCGGCGTTTTTCACGTACATCATTCCCTTATAGTGCGGAACTTTACCGCATCTATCGAAGAACCAACCTAACATTTTTGTTGCTTCTTTAATATGTGCTTCCGTCATAATAATCCTCCATCTTCAGAATATGATTTTTGTTCATTTCCACAAGCATTTCATAAGCTGCTTCTGTATCTGGGCAATCCGGCAGACTTGTGTTTTCTGCTGCATCTTTCATTTTCTTTTCCAAATCATCAACCAGTTCAAAGAATTCTGGGCGATAACCACCTTCCGGCTTCTGGAACTCTCCATTTCTAATGCTCATAAGCAGATCATGTTCATCGGCACGATATGTAATGATTTCTTCCTTTGTGAGAATATCAATACACATAAGATACAGTCTTACAAGGTGCATGGCGTGCTTATTAAGATGCATGTCATCTTTCTTCATATTTCGCTTGCCCAGTTTTTCGTAATCCTTTACGATAGTATTCATACCGTTCCAGATACCCTTGTAATCTCTCAGCGGATAATGATGTAAGCAAGCATCCATATAAATTTCAACGTCCATTCCTTCTCTATCAGATTTATCCGGGTAAAGGTTAAGTGATCCATATTCAAAGTTTTTGAACTGTTCCATTTCCTGCATTTTTTGGTTATATTCCTTATATGCATGAATCATTTTTCCGTTATCATTGGCGAAATTATATTCAATCAGCTTTCCATTGACTGTGTGGAATTTTTCAATAATACTGTTCATTGCACTTCTGATTGATCCAAGAATATGTTTTTCTTTCTCTGCCTGTGGATAACTGTCTCTTGCCAGTGCATTTTGCAACCGGCGTAACTGTGAATTTGCGTAACCGCCAAAAGTATAAATCGCTCTTTTAGAAAGAAAGATTTTTCTGTTTTCAATCAGCTTTTTACCATCGTCATTAAGAATGATATAATGCTCCGGCTTAGAACCAAGCTGCTCAATAGTGTTTGGGTTACACTCCAATAACAACTTAAACATTTTATTTAATCCATATACAACGGTATCTGTTACTTCGTCTTCGTACTGCTCAAAAACTCTATTCCCAAGCAGAGAATCAACTGGATTATAAGTAATTCCTCTAACATCAATATCTGACGTTTCCACATTCGTTCCATATGCATGAGAACCGCCCAAAGTCAAAAGAAGAATATTATTACCTAAGAGGGGGCTTTCCGTCAAAAACGCATAATCCTTATTCGCTAAAAGCTCCCAGTTCATATCTAATTCACTCATCATGTTCTCCATTCATTATTTTTGTTTGTTTATGATTGGAAGTAACACATTTTTAATGTAGTCTTCCGAAAGTATTGGTCTGTCTTTTCCCTGGCAAATAATCGGAATTTCACAACCCCAAAACAGGATTCCAAAATAGTTAATTGGATTATTGCAAAGTACAGCCTTAATCTCTCCATAGAAATTATCATCCATATATTTCTTTTTATCTTCCGGCGTAATCCAACCCCAGATTCCTTCTCCACAACCACCGTTTTCATCTGCCGGTATATAGAGTTTAATACATCCTTCATCAAACTGTTTTTCGCTCAACCCGTCCATGAAATCTGCTTTATATATAATTCCACGTTCTTCACATAATTTCTTGATATCTTCTTTATCCACTTCAACCCTCCTATTTAGATAGTGCATTCATATCATACACTCTTACTTCTACAACTCTTGATTTCCAATCTTCGGAACAGTAGGATATATCCCCCATTCTTTTTGCATCACTATTAAGATTGTCAGAATCAACTACAAATTCTGTCATGCAACCATTGGCAACCGTAATAATATTACTGTCATCTGTATGGCAATCTGCTTTCTGATCTGCCATGATACAAGGTATTGAAACACCATTCTCTAAAATCAAATCAAAATACTGTCCGATTGCAGTTCCAAAATAACTACCAATCGCCACACAATATCTGCCATTATATTGCCGGATGCCGTAATTCCCAGTGTTGCATAATTCTTGTAATTTGTACTGATTACTTGATTGTGCGAAAATACTTCTATCTCCAACACTATATGGCATATAGCTTTTCATTCCACTTGTATATGGTGCTGCATAAGCTGTATATAGCAATTCACTTGTCAAATACTCTGCACTTATATATGTACCGTTATCAAGTTCTGCCCATTCTCCATCTACATACGCATTTACACAATCGCCAAATACCAAGCTACCAACCAATGAAGAATTTGTATCTGGTGCTTGCCTGATATTCAAAGAACTGACCGCTACATAATATGGCGAAAATTCCTTTTCCGCTTCCTCTGTGGCAATCTCAGCACTTACTTTTGCTTGTTCTACAGTTTCTTGCACGACTTCCTTTGTATATAATTGTAACGGCTGTGCTTTGACATATTCTGTATGTACTTCTACGTCTTCCTTACACCCAACCAATCCGCACATCATAACTACTAATAACGCAACTACTTTCAATTTCTTCATAGCTGTTTCTTAACCTCATAAATGTATTTCTTCATTTTCTCTTCAGCTTCTATCATCCACCAGTATTTGCCATACACATCTCTCACTGATCCGTTTCTGTTGACATAGTAATGTTTCAGTGGCAGATTTTCATATTCCGGCAAAAATAAGTCTGTATGTCTTTTGGCTTTGTACCATATCGCCCGAATGATTCTGTCCTGGAAATCTTCTATTTGCTCTCCGGGATATACTTCTCTCAAATATGTACCTTTTGCCTTTGCCTGATAACCGAATAAATCACGCATACATTCTCTTTCTTTACAATCCGGCGAAATACCTAGCCAAAACCAATACGCTTCAACTGACATAAACCGCCCATCTTTTGTGTATATCTCTTCCCGACAGAAATTACTCAGCATTCTACCAAGTTCTGTCCTACTACCACTATACACATTGATATGAGTGATTCCGTCCAAATTCGGATCAATTACTCTCATTTATTTACCTCATTTTAAAAATAGTAGTTGGATATTTCACCAACTACTACTTCATACTACTTTCTTTTCTTGCGTCCCACGCAGTAGCCAGTTACAAACGGAACAACTATACACAAGCAGAAAACTCCAATATTAAGTACAATCATTAGTTGTTACCTCTTTTTCTTTTCATTTCTGCCAGAAGTTCATCAGCCTCTCTGTTTCTTGCCTGGGCTTCCAGTCTACGATCCTGTGCTTTTGCACTTGTATCATAGGCAATTTGCGCTCCGGCTGCACGTTCTCTGGTCTTTTTAGCACCTTCACGCACTCTTTCCAACATGTGATCGCTTTCACTTGAACTTGCACTTGCATTCATACCTTCATGAAGCTGAATAATCTGCTGATCTGCTTCCATCTGATAAACGGTTCTTTCTTTCTCTTCTTTGAGTTCGTCAAGTTCCTGTTTCACCGCTTTTCTGATTTCATCCTGCTGATCTTTCGCTTTCTTAAACTCTTCGATTGTATCTTTCAGAGTATCAATTTTCTGCTGAACTGTGATTTTCTTCATTGCATACTGTCTAGCACCGTTTTCATCATTTGCGTCCAGACAATCATTGATAGATTTATCAATCTTCATGAGTTCTTTCTTCAAATGATACTGTTCCTTTTCGGACTCGTCTAATTTTCCAGCAATCTCAACATATGAACGTTCTGCATCACCATATAAAGTTTCTTTTTCTCTGATTGCATTATTGAAATAATCCGTTGCACCTTGTGGTGTCGCTGCATCCTGTCTTGCAATCTCTTCTGTTCTTCCTCTGTATTTAATCACAAGCTGTTTGAAAAATGTCTTATTCAAAATCAGTGCAATAATTCCAACAACCAGGATAATAGCAATAACGAATATCACTAAATTACTTGTACCTACTGTCATTTTACTTTACCTCAATTCCAAATTTTTCACATAAGTCGAAAAGTCCACCATTGAATCCATCCCCTACAGCGTGGAATTTCCAACCAGATCCATCTCTGTAGATTTCACCTGCGATAATTGCAGTAGAATCTCCGAATTTCTCTTTTAAGTCGTAACGTGTAATCTCACTACCAGTATTGTCATCAACCACCCTAATGAAAGAGTTTTCGACCATTCCAAAGTTCTGCATTCTTCTCTCTGCTTCGTGAATTGTTACACAGAACACAACCTTTTCGGCATATTTTGGAAGTTTATTAAGAACGACTTTGATTACTTCATCATCCCCATCTCCACCGCCGGTAAGGTTATCTCCACTGTGAGTGATACCACCACTAGGATGCTGCAGATTATTGTAAAAAATGAAATCCTCATCTCTTCTTGTCATGCCATTTCTACCGATAACAAATGCAGACGCATCCAAATCAAAATCTCCATCATCATCGTATTTAGCTGTGTCCCAACCTAAACACACGGAAACTGCATTCACTCTGCTATCCTTTGAAAGCTCGACTCTATCGCCTTTATTCAAACTTACTGACATCTACTTTTCCTCCACTCTATTTGTATCTTCTTGCAAGTTCTGAAATACTGCCATCATGTGTGCCTTTTCCAACAGCTTCAAAATGCCATTCTCCATCTTCTCTGTAGAACTCAGCCACAATCAGTGCTGTACAACCGTTATAGTCATTTGATAAATTATATCGGCAGATTTCTTCTTTGGTCGCATCATCTACAATACGTGCAAAACAGTTTTTAATCATGCCAAAATGTTGCCCTCTATTTCTACAATTATAGATATTAATTACAACAGCCAGTCTAGTAACATCTTCCGGCATTTCTTTCAAATTTATTGAAATCTGCTCATCATCACCTACACTGCCACCAACCAAATTATCTCCATGATGTTTGATACAACCATTTGAATGTTTTTTGTGACCATAGTAAATGATATCCTCATCATTTACTAATCTTGCTTTCTCTTCTTTCTTAAATAAGCCAAACATTCCAGACTTTCCAACTACATTTTTAAGTACAAATACAGAAGAATCACAATCAATACTATCTCCGTATTCCGCTGCATCCCAACCAAGACCAACGGTTACATTCGCCAGTTTCTCCACCACTTTTGAAAGATTTACCTTTTCACCTTTTGTTAAACTAACTGCCATTTTCGTTTCCTCCCTTTATAATCCATATCCATTGCAAAGTGCAGTTAAACCGCCAGCATAACCAGCACCAATCGCATTGAATTTCCACTCACCATTATGACGATACAACTCTCCAAGAACCATAGATGTTTCTGTAGAATAATCTTCTCCAAGATCGTATCTAATCATTTCTTCGCCTGTTTCCTCGTTTGACATACGAATATACGCATTAGACACCATACCGAAATTCTGCATTCTACTGTCTGCTTCATAAATTGTTACTGTAAATGCAATCTTTTCGATATTTTCCGGGATCTTTGCCAGGTCAACAATAATCTGTTCATCATCTCCATCGCCAGATCCAGTAAGGTTATCTCCCATATGTTTTACTGCTCCACTCGGATGTACCAGATTGTTGAAGAATACAAAGTCTTTATCAGTTGTCACTTTTCCATTTTTATCAAGCAGAAATGCAGATGCGTCTAAATCGAAATCATCTCCATCGTACTTATTTGTGTCCCATCCTAAACCGACAAGAATTTTCTTTAACCCTGCGTTCCCTTTTGTAAGATCAACTTTCTGTCCTTTTACCAAACTTACCATAATGTTCTCTCCTTCTTATTGAACTTTTTTGTTTTCGGGGAACAGTTTTTTGTTCTGTTCCCACATTTATTATTGTTTAATATAGCAAGTGAAATAGGATGTGCTGCAACCGTTAAAAATATAAATGGTATAAATTTTGTTACGCATGTAAGGACTAATCCAACTGTATAACAAATCAATACAATATTTTCAACCGTTTTGTATTCTCTATCTCTCATGACCATATTATTACCTACTTTCTTTTTACTCTGATAACGGCTTTTCTTACCAGATCAATTGGGATAATCATAAATGCTAATCCTACTGTGATAGCCCACTGTGTAGCTGTCAGTGCTGTACATCCCATAATTTCTCCACCAAACTGTGCAAGAACGAATGTCAAAGCGAAAATTGCCACCGCAATCTCAATGAAGAGTATATTCTTGCTGATGCCTTTAAACAGATTAAAACCATCTGTTCTGATATTAAATCCGTTGAAAGTTGCCATCATAACCAAAAGTGCAAATCTTACTGTCGCATAAACAGCCTCATTATTTCCAAATGCTTTTTGTACTGCTGGTAACAGAGTAATTCCAAAAATTCCGATAAACGCTACAACTGATACTGCAATCTGACCTATAGTTTCTTTTGAAAGAAGTTTTGAACCTTTTGGAATAGGTTTTTCTTTCATGTATTCGTCTTTCGCTGGTTCACCACCAAAGGAAAGAGAATTAAGAGAGTCCATAACGATATTGATTACAAGAATCTGTACTGCTGCGACTGCTTCTACAGCCATGATAATCGGATATAAAATACTTAGAATTACCAGACCTACATTGATAGGTAACTGGAATTTCAGGAACTTCATAACGTTGTGCATGAATGTTCTTCCAAGAAGAACCGCATCTGTGATAGATACAAAGTTGTCATCTGTGATAATAATATCTCCAGCTTCTTTACATACGTCTGTTCCAGATCCCATTGAGAATCCAACATCTGCAGCTTTCAGTGCTGGTGCATCATTTGTTCCATCGCCAGTCATACCTACACAAAGACCAAGTTCTTGTGCCAAACGCACGATCCTGAGTTTTGTGTTTGGTGTAGCTCTTGCAATAACCTTAATATAAGGAAGTTTTGCTTTTGCTTCTTCGTCTGACAGTGCATCAAAGTCAATAGCTGACATTGCAATATCAGATTCGCTTGTAATCAGTCCAGCGTCTTTTGCGATAGCTTTTGCTGTATCAATGACATCTCCCGTTACCATCATTACCTGTACACCAGCTTCATGCATTTTTGCAACTGCTTCCGGTACTTCTGGACGGACATCATCACGAATAGCAACCAAAGAAACAAGAACTAAATCATCCGGGAATCCTTCCTCTGGTAATGCAGATTTACTATATCCAGTTGCAATTACTCTCATAGCTTTTGTAGCATATGATTTAACAATCTCTTTTAATTTTTCCTTTTCAACTGGTTTGATTCCATTTGTTGTTTCATAAGAAACTGCTGCATCAATCAATTTTTCAGGCGCACCCTTGTAATAAGTAATCTTTCCATCTTTTCCACTCGTTTCAACAGCACTAAACTTATTTGCACTATTAAAAATTTTTCTGTTTGTGACTTCTACAGAATCCGTAAATTCTTTATACTCTCTATCTGAAATCATTGTAAGCAATGCACGTTCTGTAGCATTACCACCAACAATGTTTTTATTCTCATCATACATAGCACTACTATTTAACGCTACGTTTAACTTAAACATATTTTCAATTACTGAATCTTTCGGTACTTCATTTTTATCACCCATCACATTTTCAACCGGCACAAGTTTACCTACCGTAAGAGTTCCTGTCTTATCTGTGCAAAGCAACTGAATATTCCCAGCTTCCGGGATCTTATTTGTATGTTTCGCAAGCACGTTATGTTTAATCATTACCTTCGCATTTTGTGCTGTAATAAGGTTAATAATCAGCGGAAGTCCTTCTGGAACTGCTGCAACAATAATTGTAAGTGCCGTAACTGCTATTGTAAGGACATTTTTTAAAATACCAATCCAACCAATATTAAGGTATTCAGCAATACCACCAATCTGAATGATGTTCGTTACAATCAGTGCAGCAACGATGATAGCTGCTCCAATATATCCAAATTTACTAATCTGTCCAGCAAGATCATCTAACTGAATCTCTAGTGATGTCTTTGTTTCTTCAATTTCATCAATTGTGGAAATTGTCTGACCGTTTACAGTATTAACACCTACGTTTGTAACGACCATCTTTCCCTCTCCGTCTGTTACTGTCGTGCCAGCAAATAATGAATACGAATCTACATAATCATTTGAATTTGCATGTCGTTTCCCACCTATAATAATTGGGGATGAATCTTCATTTTCCCACGGTGTCTTTTTACAAGGATCTGATTCCCCATTTAAAACGGAGTTATCAACTTTTACATTTCCTTCTACTAAATATCCGTCTGCATAAATTGCTTCGCCGGACTGAATAATTACAAGATCGCCAACAACCAAATCATTTGAGTTGATATGCTCAACCTTCCCATCACGGATTACATTACAATAATGAATCGAAGTTCTGTCTTTCAATTCTTTTGCACTTTTCTGACTTTTCAATCCTGTATTCATTCCAATAAATGCAATTGCAAGTAATACTACCGCAACACCTATCGGCTCTGAATATGATCCTTGCCCGAATACGGCTAAAACCGTAAACACAATCATCATTGCTAAAAGAATCTGGTTCAGTCTATCTTCAAATGTTTCCATGAAGAACTGAAATCCTGTTTTTAGTTTCTTTTCTGGTAACTTATTTGAACCATATTTTTCTCTGTTCTTTGTTACCTGAGAGCTTGTTAATCCTGTTCTCATTTGTCTTTCTCCTTTATTATTGTTTGTTTAATATATATTTAAAGTGTAGGTTCTTACTCCTGCACTATTAAATATCACATATACCTCTTTATATCTTCTCGGCTTCCATTTTCTTATAAATCTCAGCTTAATATCAACTTGCCATTTGTTTTTGTATGTACACCAGTTGAATTCAATATTCCACCATTTTACTGATAACATATAATAACCTAAAGCATTATATGTATTATTCAATCCGTATGGTTCATGAAATCTGAAATAGCTGCTTCCATATATAAAGCCGAACAAAATAATAATCAATACTATATTCACTATTTGCTTCTCCTATAAGATATCATATTATTTGTTGACTGTCAACCTTTATTTTTGCATGTTAATATTATAGCATAGATTACAAATTTGTCAAGCAAGCCGGATGATCTGCTCATACAGAATAATGTCTTTTTCATTAACTGCCTTATCTACATGCATGTGACCGCAGAAATGTTTCTTATACTCTACCTTAGATCGAATATCTTCCAAGTATCTTGTAAGTACATCTTGTTCATACAATCCATGCCCTAACAGTGCAATCGCACTTGCAGATGGTGAATGTGTGATAATGTAATCCACTTTGTTGCCAACACGTTCAAGATTTTTGATACCATTATCCATTTCCTTTTGTGTCGGAAGCTCCTGTTCCCACCATGAAACCCCTTTGATTCGATACACCTTCCCGGCTTTATACCATTTTTTAGCTGTCTCACGCCAGTTTTCATCTTCTGCTGGATCAATAATACCATCTCTGATATCATGGCTGCTTGCCCCACCAAATGCGAAAAATTTCAATCCTTCAATATCAAAGACTTCTCCACGCATTAAATGTAATACATGTGGGCGAATTTCATGGACTTTACCACCATGCCACTCTTTCACTGGGTATTGATATAGTCTGTCAAAATTTTCATGGTTTCCACACACGAACACGGTTGTAAACGGCTTATCTTCTAGCCATTTCAGCCAATACTGCTCAGATGCAGATTCTCCACTTTCTTCCCAGACCATACCAAAATCTCCGCAAATAATCACGATATCATCTCTTGTCATTTCCTTCTGTTCATAAAAGGAATGCACACCCAAGCGTTCCGGGCTACCGTGAATATCTCCTGTAATGTAAATCATTACTGTTTTCCTCCTAATCAGGTTTCTTATAATCTATTTGTTCTACTTTATAAACTGCCTTTATTTCATCGAAAAATCCCATTTCATCTTTTACGAATTTATCCATTCTTTCTTTCGACTCAAACTCATATCTGCAATTTTTCCATGCGTCAGGATCATAAGAATCATATCCTACAAACTTTCGCACTTCCATCATATATTTTACCATATTATTACCTCAAAAACTTCTTTAAGTAATATGATACAAACAAGTTTATCTGTAATCTGCAAAGATAATCAGACCATAATCAATAGAGTCTAATACCTTTTCAGATATAACTCCAATTTTTACCAGTCTTTTTATTTCCTCGATTACTTGCTGTTGATGTTCTTCAACTTCTTCCGGCTTTATCATAGCGGTATTAAAACCGTATTCATCTCCTGCTGCCAAAATATATCCAATATATAAATACGTTGGATCATCGAACAACTGAATTTTTCCTCTTGACTGATTACATGTGTAGTTCTCCCATGCCTCAGACCATTGCCATCCTTTATATTTATCTGTTTTAAATGCAGATAAATCCATTCCGGCAATCACATAATAACTCTGCACTGAACTCATTTTCTTCCAATTACCTGAAATGGAATTAACTAATTGCAACTCTTTTTCAGATATTTCCTCCAACTGATATCTTCTAAGTGAATATTCTTCATCTCCAAATTTGACATTAAATGTCCATGTTGTACCATCAAACCCAACGATTTTACCCACCTTATATGCCAAACTACTTGCCAGTTCTGGATCTTTCTTTCTAAGTTCTGATATACAACGCTCTTTGATAAAAACATAACTTCCAATATACATAACAATTATGCCAGTTTCTTTTCCAAAATCTGATTTACCAATTTCCCGTCAGCTTTGCCCTTGACCATCGGCATAAGTGTCTTCATGATTTTACCTTTTTCTTTTTTGGTCGGATTCTCGATACCTAAATCACTCAGCACACCAGCGATTATAGCCTCAATCTCTTCTTCTGTCATCATCTTCGGTGCGAACTGACTCAGCACTTCAATACGATATTTGCACTCCTGAATGATATCTGTTCTATCTGCCGGTGCAAGATCCAGGGTTTCTTTTGTCTGTTTGATTTCCTTCTGGACTACTGCATCTTCTTCAGATTCAGATAAAATTCCCATTTTGTCAATTTCCGCATTCTTTAATGCTGCCAGCAAAAGAGAAAGCGTTTCTTTTTTAGGCTTGTCTTTTTCTTTCATGGCTTTTACCATTTCATTTCTTACTAATTCCTGTTTGTTCATCTTAGGTTTCTCCTTTTATATAAAAATTTATTTTTAATCTATTATATGTAATTCTATTTGCATGATTGTGAATAACCACATGTTTTATACCTATGTAATTCTATAGGCTTCTTAATCTTAACCGATTCGCCAGGTACATGCTAGGGCGTTTTATACCTATGTAATTCTATAGACTTCTTAATCCTCAAATTGGCTTTACACAGATATATTACATAGGCTTTGATGAGTTGTTCGTAAACACTCACCCTTTGGTTGTAAAATCAACCATACTGGAAGCTATATTATACCTCATCTATATTTTTAGATTCATACGGAATATTATAATATCTGGCAGCTTCCTCTATTTTCTTTTTAGTAACTTCACTATCTAAAAACAATTCAGACTTTGCAATATTTCTTGCTGCATTAAAATCTGCATTGATATAGCCCTTTTTCGGATTGTGGAAACGGCATTTTTCACTTTTACAAATGAATTTTTCCTGTGAAATTCTCTGTCCTTCTTCATAATTTCCACATTCACTACAAACTTGTGAAGTAAAACACGGGTTTATTTTTCTCACAACAATGCCGTACTTATTGGCTTTATATGTAATCATCTGCTGTAATTCATAATATGACCAGTTTCTTAATATTTTCTTGTCAGTATCATATCCTTTTAAGCATTCAATGTTGATATATTTTGCATTATGTTTCAATGCAAATTTGATAATTCTGCTACTTACCATATGATTATAGTTTTTCACAAAATTTCTTTCTCTTTTAGTATATCTGTCTAATGCTTTCAGCTTTTTGGTTCTACCATGCCCACCAGTTGTATTTTTTAACTGTTTTGATAAATTTCTTCTCTGATTTTGGATTTGTGTTCTGATTTTCAAGAAATCATCTACACTTCCAATGTATTCCCTTGCATATGGATTTACATTTAACGCACATACCGCCGGAACTTTAATACCTAAATCTACTCCTACAACAATATTTTCATTTAAGTTACATTCCTTTTGTGGAATTTCAAGAGATAAATTAAGGACGATTTTCTTGCCTGTTTTATCAAACTGAATACTGCTTCCGCAATATTTATACTCACCTGAATACACTCTAAGTAAAGTTGTTGTTAATTCGCATTTATTACCGCTTGTTCCTAAATCAATGATAAATCGTGCGATTGTCGGATTCTGATTACTGCCAAAATCAAAATATAATTTGCAATCCTTATCATTGATATGTTCGCATAATTCTTCATATGAATCATATTCATGCGAAAATCCCATTGTACTCTTTGCTACAGTAAACGGCGAATCATACTTATAACGTGGTGGGTTCTCTTTAGATCCACTGAATAACCCATTTCTAACACCTTCTACAATAATTCTCGTAAGTTCCTGGTTAAATGCAATACCATATCCATTCAAAATATTATCAATTTCAACATCATCGAAAATACTTCCTTTTGATGAATTTTTCTTTCTATATGCTGGTTTCAACATTTCCTGAATAAACTTTTTCTGTTCTGAAAATTCCATATATTGTACACCATTGGCAAGCATATTGTAGAAAGCCCAAGTTAAAATGTAGTTCTTTCTTCTTGCTTCCGACTCCATTGAATCTCTTACCAACGATTCTGTATATCTATTAACCATTCTTTGTGTGGTTTCTCCACCACTTTTAAACTCTTCAAGTGTTTTTTCTGCATCCCTCAGCAAATCAGTATATTTTTGTTTTCTTCTTTCTTTTTCATCTTTTTTCAGTTTCTTGTTTACTTTCAGATTTTCTATCCATTCTTTATATTTTAAAATTCTGTCCTCTAAATCTTTTATTGTAAAATCTGATACTTTTTTCTCCCATTCTTTACGGTATGAAAATGTCGGTTTGATGACCAATTTTCTAGTTACAATCTGTGTATTTTTTGATTCCATTTTCGTGTTCTCTCTATCTATTTTATTTTAAGACTCTTTCTTAATTTGAATATTGTCAATGAAAAAAGAAAAAATGTTTCCTTATGTTCAGTGTCTATATAATTTCATGAGGTTCTAAAACAGAGAAGATGAAAGCTCATGTGGACTGTATATTCAGTACCTATGTAGTTTCATAAGGCTCTAAAACGATCTCAACAACGCCAGATACAACTTTGAAATTCAGTACCTATGTAATTTCATAAGGTTCTAAAACCTCAAATCTATATTCAATTTACATAGGCTTTAGTGAGTGGGAAATCCCTCACTCTTTGGCTCACATACATTCTCTTAACATATGTGTAGGTTTCCCTAGCTGAATCAGCCACGATATTTTATATCGGTATCTAGCCTTGATTTACAAGGCTATTCTTTCTATAATTTTCTGTCACAAGCATCATGCTATACATTCTCATTTCTGCCCCATCACTTAGGTATTACAATCTTGTGTTTCCCAACAGAATTTCTATATACCTTGAATCCTGCACTTTTAATCTGCTCAACACCCTTGTTATACTCAATAATCTGTTGCGTACATCCTCTTGAATAAATCGCCCACATTTCATCTAAGTTTTTCTCAAACTCTGATTTTCTAAGTGCAATATCCAACATGCTATCATCTTTATACTGAGATGTATTTTTATATGCATTGAGATAATCTCCAAACATCTCTTCAAATACTGACATACATACCTACCTTTCTAAATTCACGCTAACCGTTCCATCCCAGGCACAACCGCAAACGCCGAACTTATATCCTTTATACTGGAAATGTCCCCACCAATCACACTGCCAGCCGTTAAAATCATTGGCTTCGCAACCAGTAGCATCGCAAAATTTATCAGACGGAATATTCTTAACGTCCAAACTCTTCTTTTCTCCGGCGATCATCTTATCCAGTTCTTTCTCCAACTTCTTTTTGAAGTTCCTATGACACTTTAAATAATCCATTCTATTCTCCTATGCATTCTGAAATGCCGTTGTCTTCCCGTTTGGAATACTGCTTAATCCACATGTATGATTACCTTTGAAGTTACCGCTTTTTCTGTGTACATTTATAATATCGTCCATGTCATAAGTATCTTTCTGGTTTTTCTCAACGTATTTCTTCGCCAGTTTCTTTGACGAATATCCCATTGAGCTGCATGTCTGTATGAACTCTTCACTATTCATTTTTGTCACTTCCTTGCATTTATTACTGTCTGTTTGTTGGAATTTTTAAAATTCCTTCATCTATAAGCATATTGAGAACTTCCAGAAGTTTTTCCTGAGTCTGCAAATCCCTTTCATTCTCAATTTCCTTATAATTGTAGAAATCGCAAAATTCATATTTTCCCATACCGCCCCAACAATTCACATGAATATGAACTCTCCTGCGATAATATGGTTCATCATAAATTCCTACCCATATCTCATTGTCGTTGCAAAACTTTCTGTCTGCATCTGTTCCAATACTCCGGCTGATGCACCATGCATTGATTACATTGTTTCGCCAAAACAGAGGTTCGCAGATTTTTGATTCATCGCCAACTTCAAGTTTTCTGGCGGTTTTTAATGTTAAATTGTACTTATTTAGCACTTTTGCTTCTCGCATTGCTCTTTTATCCTTCTCTTGCCATAATTAAAACCGGCAACATCATCTGGATCGACTACTTTGCAGAAATCTTTGACAATTTCATCAAAACTGTCATATTCTCCATCTAACATAGAACTGGTAAACTTACCATTTTCTTCTTCGATATACTCATAGTCACATTCTCCACCAGTGCCAATGATAACTTCACTGTAAATAGATTTCCACGCATTCCAAAAATCTGTTATAGCTGCAAGCAATTCACTTCTCTTTTGAGTTTTCTGCTTTTCGATTATTCCGTCAACAAAATCCTGAAAATTCCCTGTCTTTCTGACATTTATAAATTCTTTCTCTTTGGCTGGTTCTCCAAATCTTTCTACCACATAATCAATATCTTTACGGTTGTAATATCTGTACATATCATCAACACTTGTAATCATTGCTGTAGTCATCATTTCCGGCAAATCTTTACCTTCTATATGTACGGTATCGCCGGACTGCAGAACGCTTATAATCTCCGCAACCTGAGTATATGGCACGATTGTATTCGGATCAATTTCAACCTTTTTGAGTCCTTCATTTATAGCACCACCACAGAAACCACCAGGACGATAGCTGTCATAAAACATATAATACGTCCAGTTACTTTCTGGTTCATACCACGGTTTGTGAATTGCGACATACCCACAAACAAGATCCCTTGACCTCTTTTCTCTTGCCATATAGGTGTAATCTCTCTGCTTATTTTCCTTGTCGTAACTATACCCGACCATCTTCTTACCTCTAATCTTCAAATAATAATTTGCACGCTTCCTTGTTATTCTCAATAATATCAAGGATTATAGGATTTACATACAATCCCGGCAAATAGAACATCTTGTAATACTTTTCAAGAAAACCACAAGATATGCCATAATCGTGACATTCAATGTAGCACTGTATATCTTGCCATGCTTTTTCTTGATTGATGCATTTATCGCAATCCTTTTCTTCCTGATTACAATAATCTCCCAGTAATGGGCATTTTTCTTCAAGCCTCGTATATCTGTTACTCATTGCCAATCATACATGCAAAGCAACTACAGTCTAAGCATTCTCCACATCCTGTTTCACTGCATTCCTTTGCAGTTTCGCATAAATTCTTCGGAATCTTTCTCACGAAATAATCATTTTTCCGTAAAAGTGAAATTGCATCTTCTACTGCATTTTCAGTATATCCATTTTCATGAGCTTCAACTACGTTCTTCAAAAGCGAGACTCTTGTAAGTAATCCTACGCCACCAGGAACAGGAGTAACATATGTATCTGGACGAAGTTTTTCAACTGACTCCCTATTTACATCTCCACACAATTTCCCGGCATCATCTCTGTTGATTCCAACATCAACGACAATCTCACAATCCGAACCAATATCTACCCAATCAAGGAATTTTGCTTTTCCTATAGCTGATACAATCACATCTGCATCATTATTTGTTATCTGCATTTCATATCCATGATCTGTATGACTATTGCAACACGTAACCGTTGCACCACGATCAATAAGCATGTTTACAAGTGGTTTTCCCACAATTTCACTTCTGCCAAGAACAACAACATTTTTACCGCATACGTCATAGCCATTGAAATAAAGCCAATCAATGATTCCTTTTGGCGTGCAGCAATCAAATTTACTGTCCTGACGAAAACCATCAACATCTTTCTCTTTTGGAATGGCATTTTTCACATGCTCAACATTGATATGTTTTGGTAATGGCAACTGAACGATAATACCGTCTGCTACACATGTGGTCAATTCAATGTGATAAAGTAACTCATGTTCCTCAATGGCTTTATCAAGTTTGCTTACAATGCATCTAATCCCAACTTCTTCACAATCTTTAACCTTGCCTTTCACGTAAGAATTAGAAGCCTGATTGTCACCGACTTGAATAATCGCCAAAACTGGCTTTTTCTCCATTCCCTTAATCTTCGTTTTCAGTTTATTCTTTACAAACTGAGCGTAATCTTTACATGTAACCATTGTTTCTCCTTTATTTATGTCTGTTTATATTATAACAAATTCACATCATTATAATACTGCTCCATTTCCTCTTCTGCCAAACCACAATACCTTAATGTAATCTGCGGACTTGAATGATTGAACATTTCTTGTAAATGGCATAAAAACAAAGCGTCATCTTTATGAGCTTTTAACTGCCAATAACCAAAAGTCTTTCTCATTGAATGAGTGCCGACATTATACTTGATACCTACAGCTTTTGCAGCATTTTTCAGAATAAGACCAGCCGGACGAACTTCTATATGTCCATCTCCTTTTCGACTACTAAAAACATATTCGCTTTTTGCCGGTTTTTTCTTTAAACCGTTATAATATTCAATAATGGCAGTTTTACATGATTCATTAAGATAAAATGTACGGAACTTCTCAGTCTTATCTTCTTTGACTGTAATTCCATTCGCAATACTACCATCTTCATCGAAAATCTGACTCCATTTCAATTCCAACAAATCACTTGCTCTAAGCCCTACATTGATTCCAATAACGAACATTAAAGCATTGCGATACTGTTTTTTCTCTACGAAATGGTTATACATCAGTTCCAGATCCTCCTGAGTACGGAACGGATATACTTCCTGTTTTTCGCCAACTTTATAATTTTTCTTGTAGTTACCTTTCTTTTCAGGTTTTTCAACTACTTCTAAAGTCTTCTCTACTGTCGGGAAATTGATGATTCTTGCAGATGTTCCATCAATAATATATCCTTCCATAATACTGCCCCTTTCTGCTATTATGGCTTACTCTTCGTCTTCAAGACCTTTCTTTAATGTGTCAATCCATTTCTTTTTGTTCTGATAAGAGGTGTCAGACATTGAAATAAATTCAATGAATTTTGTGATTACATTAACCGTATTTGACACTGCAAGCATATAAATTTTTCTTTCATTTTTTCCTTCCAGTGTAATATACTCTTCTTCCTGGCAATCTGAATAATCAAATCCAAAAAAGCTACCGCTTGCTACTGTGTGATGCCCCATAAATACGATCTGCCATGCTTCCCGGCGTTTATCGTCTATCTTCATCTGAAACTCAAACATCTCTGATTCTGCATTACTGTGATGGTATGCATCATTTGGATCAAACTTTGAATTGAGCTTGTCCACAATTCTGTTAATCATATCAAAGTCTGGGTTAATTGTTTCCTGTCTGTTAATCGAATACATCTTTTCACTCCTTCGTATTTGTTTTAGCTTTTCTTTACAATATATATACTATCATACTTTTATAGCTTTTGCAAGCATTTTCTTTATTATTGTTTGTTTAAAGTTGTGTGATTTTTTATTTGGGACGATTTTTACATCGCCCCATTATTTAGATAGAAAGGTTTTTAGTAATAGCCGTAACAACAATAACCAGCTATTACAGTGGAGATGGGGGGAGTCGAACCCCCGTCTTAAACACGTACTAATTATATAATCTTTTACGCAATACCATTCATTCGGGCATTTTGTTTGAAAACGGTTGCCCCAGTGAATCAGGTAACTACTCCGTTGTTTGGCTTGTAAAGGTTTCTTACAACGTCCACCACTCTGTTGTTTTTTGAAGAGTCAACTTACAGAGAAAACATTCTCCTTTTGGATATTAGCTCTTAATACAGCCTGTTACCAATATCCCAATCTCACAGACTGATATAGCTTACGCTACCATTCTTAATTCTTCAGCGTTTATTTTAAGTTTGACTATTAGGTAGTCACTCCTGCGAATTATATCCGTTCCATGCCCAATCGAATCCAATTTCATCCCCTTATGCTTTTCTGATGTCCAGTTCATTGATTTTCTCTTTGAAAAGATCCTCATATTTCCCCGTTACTTTTTCGATTCTCTTTGAGAACCATTCACGGATCTCCTGGTTACTCAGTTTAGTTTTTGAATATACAGAAATCCAAAAAGTGTTCACACTATGCTTAGAATCAATGCAAATATCAAAGTGTCTGAGTTTTCCATCAACCAACTCAAAAGAACCATGTTCTGTCAAATACTCTGTAACAAGTGCCGGTTTTAACTCTCCATTTTCATCTGCTACAACACAACTACCATATCCCACTGGAATTTCAAGACCTTTTTCGATGCTCCATTCCTTGTTGACAACATGGAAGCAATACTCTTTATAATCACTGTACTTCTCAAACAAAGACTTCGGTGATTCATTGGTATACCCTCTAAAAACAGGTTCTTGATCCATATCCCACACATGGTATATATTTGCATAGTATTTTTCACTATGTTTTTCTTCTTCTGGTCGGTTAAGTTCAATTAACTTTTCCCATTTACTACGATATTTCCACTGAACTTCATTCCCAAAACGTCTGATGTCAATATCTTCCATATCTGGCAGTGAGTCATTTTCGTCAATCAAATTGAGACATCCAGAAATTTCCTCATCGGAAAGACCGCACTTTTTCAAGTGTATAGCATTGTCTTCTCTGCAAAGCTGATATTCTGTCATATTGCTGCGCCGTTCTTCTTCGGCTTTCTTCTCTTCTTTCCTTCGGTTAAATTCATCCACCGAATCTTTCCAAGAATGAAAAATATTATCTTTTCGCTCAACAATATATAATGGAGAATCTGGATGCTTTTTATGGTAATGTTCAACGGTTGACCGTAATACTAAATACCCTCTGTTAATCCACTCTCTAATACCAGCATCATCTCCAATTCTGATATTAAGATTCGGATCAATATCTTCTTTTTTCTCTGTAACCGTATATAAATCAACATAGTATTTTCCATAACCAGCGTATGTATTGATTTTACCAATCAATATATCCATAAAATTGTCCAGCTTATCAACAACAAATACTATCTCGTCTTTTACAAAGTCTCTTTTCCCACTCCTGAATGCTCTCATAATTTATCTGCACTTTCTTTTGAATTTCCGGGAACTAAGCAAAGATTCCTCTCAGTTCTGCTCCCGGAATGAATTTTGGTAACACATTTGACTCGATTTTAATTCGTTCAAGTGTGTTTGGATCTGTACCCATTCGTGATTTCGTTGTCTTTTTCTTAAAAGTACCAAAACCAACGAACTTTACGCCATCATAATACTTGTAGGCATACTTGATACCTTCAAGCACAAGGTCAACGGCACTTTCAACCTCTTTTTTAGATTTTCCAGTAGTGCCACTAACCACATTTATAAATTCTTTCTTATTTAACATTCATGCTCCTGTTCCTGTGTTAGCGAACAGATGTAGCAATCCACCTCAGAATCCATAAAATATTTTTCTATGATTTTGCCTACTATTGACCAATCGCCACCGGCTAAATCGCAACCAATTTTATACGGAAATCCGACACTCTTTTTATATTTGGCTGCGGTTTTTGCCACCGTAGCAATCGCCTTTTCAAGTGCCACATAATCTGTCTGGCAGAATCCTCTACCATAGCCATCTTGACCAAACAGATTTGCAACAACTTTTCCGTCATTACAATTTACGAATAATGTTCTTCCAAGTAAAATATTTTCATATTCATCACAAAACTCTTTGTACTTTTTGAATACTTCTGGATAAGTTCTTTTAATCTGAAATGCAATTCCTGCACCCATCACACCTTTACAGTTTGTCTGATGACAAATTATATCTACTTTATCCTGTTTTAATAAATCTCCAACTATATTGTAAATCATAATGTTTTGTCCTTTATTTTTGTTTGTTATGCGTATGCAACAGTAATACCTACTTCTTCAAGTCTTTCTTTTAATCCAAAGTTCATTGTACTAACTGCTGCAATTCCGATTTTTGCATCGAATACATTTGTGATCTTCTTAACCATTGTGGCAGCTTCTACATTGTCCTCTGCCGGAATTTCATATCTCTTGCCACCATTTATAATAGATAAGTAAAACTTCTTTTCGCCCGTTTCATCATCTTTTCCCAGACCATAAGAAAGTCTGATATCGTCTGATGTGAATTTGATGACCTGATTTCCAATCTTGATATCAATGCCGTTTGCTGCAACAACTTCTACCTTTTCCAGTTTATTGTATTTCGCAACCAGATATCTCACATATCCATCTGTAAGTGTAAGGGTGCTTGTTACGTCAATGGCTTCGTCCAGCTTTCCATTTTCATTGAAATACTGCTGGCAACCCATGATCTTCTCTGCATTCGGATTTGTACATTTGAAAGAACTCGGAATCATAATACTTCCAGTCTTTACGACAAAATGCGGTAAAGCTGCTCTCTTTGCTGCCTCTTCCTTCTTTTTCAGTTTATTCATTGCAACCTGTACGAATTTGTTTAAAACCTTGATACTCTCGACAGAATCAAAAGATACTACAACCGGCGTACCGATGACATCTTTATTCTTTACATTTGATCCGACTTCCTGCTGCGGAATATCTGAAAATGTAATAAGCACTTTCGGTGAATCTTTGACATCTGCCACACCGATAGCAACATCGCCGTTGCCACAATCAATAACAGTATTTGAACTTAATACTTTTGTTTCTGTCTGGATTAACTGTTTAATCATCTTTTTCTCCTTTACACTTCTATAACTTTATTATGGCTTATTTGAGATATGAAACCATCATGCAACTTCTTTTCCGCATCTCTCCTGGCTTTAACCGCATCATCGAGTTCATCAAAATAACCCAAGCTATACGTTTTCCCTTTAAAAGAGATTCTTGCATACCATTGTCCCATTCCTGAATGAAAAGAAACGCCGGTAACACCAGAAGTGTTATTTTTCTGCATACGCTTGTTTTTAATCCGATTCAAGTTTGTGCCTGACATTTCATATCACCTCGTTTCTGATTATAGTATATCATCTTTTCTTAATTTGTCAACCATTTATTATGGTTTAATTATAAAATTCTTTGTATTCTGTAGATCCAGCACTATTATCGAACCGATCATACACTATCATCTTTAATGCTTCTTTCGTTGCATCTGTTGCAACAATTTTTTCAAAGTCATCTGATTCCAGTCCATCATTATCATACAGCTCTTCAAGAACTATATCTTGTATGGATCTACGTTCTTCAAATACTTTATTTAGTGTTACAAGAATTGTATATGCACGTTCTTCTTTTGTTCCACCATGATATTCTGCTATTTTTAATAGATACTGAGCATCTACAAAACCCCAGTCCATAGAATATTTGTCTTGAAATTTCTTCACACTCTCAGAATCCGACTCAAATGATGAATCGTTATCTTTTGGGATTGATTTTTCAATGACAAGTGGCTCTGGATCTGATTTTGTGACACTCTTTTCTGTTTGGCTGGACTTTTTCGCTGCCACTACTGAAATAATAGCAAGTAACACCAAAGCAACCAGAATAACAATTATGTGGGCAATCGTGCGTTTCTTCTCATAGTCACACTCTTTTCCTTTCTTATGTATTGTCATAACGCCCTCCTACTCATGTATAAACATCATAAGCATAAGAGCTAATCTGATACATACGTTTTCTTCTTTTAAGATACGTGCTGCTTCTTTTTTATCTACAAGTAATACTTCGATTTCTTCTGACGCTTCTTTATATTTATCGGAAATTTCGCCAGTTACCTTGCCTACTACAAGTGTGCAAGTTTCGTCAGTCATTCCGGCACTTGAATAACCGCCCTTATTTCCAATCGGCAAATCTGTGATTTCAAGTGTCAGCCCTGTTTCCTCATGCATTTCTCTTATTGCTGCATCACAAACGCTTTCTCCATCGTCAACAAGTCCAGCCGGAAGTTCATAGATATAGCTACCGATTGCATATCTGTACTGGCGAATCAGCACCATTTTATCGTCTTCTGTCAATGCGCAAATTGCCACAGCATCCACTTTGTCATCATGATTTATCGCTTTTAGTCCATCAACTTCTTTTGCTCTGGAAGCAACCAAATATCCAATCTGATCTCCTGACTCTGTTTCTGCATGAACTTTATACAGATTCAGAAACTTTTCATTTGTAAGTTTTTCTGCTGCTATTGTCTTACCCATAATTGTATTCCTTTCAATTTTCTCCCATATATTCAAAATGTGCCATTGGTTTCATTTTAAATTCATTCATCATATGTAAACATTCGATATTACGCTGTTTTGGAAGATCATCAATCTTTCCTGTTCTAATATATTTGTCCAACATATCATACGAAAATCCAAAATTTTCTTCATCAGTTTTTCCGCACAAACCATCTGTAGGGACTTTATTAACCAGTCGTTCCGGCAATCCAAGCTCTTTTCCAATCGCTTTCACTTCTGTCTTTGTTAAATCTTCTAGTGGCGAAAAATCTCCTGCTGCATCTCCATATTTTGTACTGTAACCAACATAATTTTCAGACAAATTACATGTATTTGCAACACGCCCGTCAATCGACTGAGAAATTGCATACAACATTACCATTCTTACTCTAGCCGGAATATTTATTTCTGTCTGATTAGAAACTTTAATTCCACTTTTAATGTACATAAGAGTCAACATATCCTCTACAGTATTACCAATATCAATAACACAATGTTCAATTCCCAGATGTTCACATAATTCATAAGAATAATCAATGTCATCCTGACTATTCTGTGGCATTAACACGCCGTATACTCTCTCTTTTCCTAATGCTTCTACACATAATGCAGCTACTACAGAAGAATCAACACCTCCGCTGATTCCAATTACAGCTTTGCAACGATCCCCATTTTCCTCAAACCATTCTCTAATCCATTTTACGCATCTATCTTTTACTTCTTTTGCATTGAAATTCATTATCAATTATTTCCTTTCTTATATTCTTTTTCCGCTATTACAGCTATGATAAACAACTTCACCATTGTCTTCCAAATATCCAACGAAACGGTTAAGCAAAATCTTTTTTTGATTCATTCTCCAATCAATTGATCTTTTCAAATAATCCACATACTCTGGATTCTTACACATTCCCTTTCCTTCAACATCGGAAATTTTAGCCACATCCTGACCGTTGCATTTTGTAGTCTTCATGACGATATTGAGCGGACTTACGCAAGTATCATTTGATAAGTATGTGCCGATTCCGAATGCGACCTTTGCTTTCTTTGAGAAATGTCGGCAAATCTTATCTGCTCTCTCAAAATCCAGTGAATCAGAGAAAAGCAACGTTTTCGTCTTTGTATCAATTCCCAGTTTTTCATAGTGCTTAATCATCTTCTCGCCCCATACCAACGGATCACCCGAATCATGACGAACACCAGAAAACAGTGTTGCGAATGTAAGCTGGAAATCTTCCAAGAAACAGTCAGTTGTAATTGTATCTGTTAGTGCTGTACCGTTCAAAACTCCATATTCCTTAACCCATGCGTCAAGTGCATACCAATTAGAATATGCCGGATTGTGCTTGTGATTTCCCTGTCCTACACACATAATCCATTCATGTGCCATTGTGCCAACTGGTGTAACTCCGTATTTTTTCGCAAGAAATACGTTTGAAGTGCCAATAAATCTTGATGCACAATGCGCCGTATCATTCAGGTGTGAGAACTTCTCAACAACAAGTTCCTGTGCTTCTGCAGATAATCTCCGGCGAAGTCCAAATTCTGAAAATGTACCACAATACCAATGACCGTTGCGAAGATTTGCATACTTATTATCCAGTCTTTTCTTGAAGCTACTTAACAGCTCGTCATAATCGTACTGCATTCTGAAATACACTTCATTTACAATAGCAAGTGTCGGGATTTCGTACATAGAAGTATTTAACCATGTACCGGCAGTTTCAATGACAAGTCCACATTCTGCATCATCCGTGATTGTGAAATCTTCATATCGTGGTTTCCAGAGTCTTAGGAAATCAATGTAAGATCCTTTGATCCACTTGATACCGTCCAGATAACTCAGTTCGTCTTCTGTAAACCGCAGCTCACAATATGCTTTAATCTGCTCTCTGATTTCTTCCACCATTTCTTTTGTGAAATGCACGTCTTTGTTCCGGCATTTGAAACTCCATGTTGTCTTGTAGTCTGAGAACTGATGATAAATTGCCTGTCCCATACTGAATTTATATAGATCGTTCTCTAATAAACTTGTTACGATTCTTCCTAACTTCATAATTTTCTCCTTTTAGATTTTACATTCTGTTAAAATTTCTTTTGTCAAAATATTTGAATTTTCAGTTGCTAATTTATCCAATCGTTCCAAATCGAACTCACTTCCCTGGAATTTAAACTGAATCCATTCAGGCTCATACTCTCTCCAATCAAGCCACGACTCCGGCTTATCCTTACCTAAAACTTCTTTTACCATTTTCAGAAGTCTTTCTCCAGCTTTCTTAGATTTCACGAATCCACTCAAATCATAGCCAATTCCTCTTGAATTCCAATACTCTCCGTATTCTGGTTTTGGATCTGGCTGCACCCATTGATGACACGGAATCCCGTTTCTCGGATGCTCTTGTACCTCTGGATATTCAAAAATATCTTTTCCATGAGAATCCTTTTTGCCAGTACAATATCCAAATGCAGATTTCGTTACCTCATCACTTAACACTACAAAACTTTCTTTACACTCTCTACAAGTGCCTAATGCCGTTCCTCTACCGCTTATGTTTCCACTTCTTGCGGAATTACACCCACATTTCGGGCAACCATACTTCTGATAATCAGACCACTTAATTGCTATCATAACTCCTCCTATCCAAATACTATATGTAGTGTATTTATTAAACGCAACATCTGTATATAGTGTATATTCACAATAAAAAACTGATTTTATTTATTCCTCATACACCTGTAATGTGCCATCTGCGTTATATAATGGTGTTATGCTAAAACTATAACTACCGCCCTCAACAAAGTATTTTACTTTTGTATCGTTTGCATATACAATTCGATATATTGTGCTTTCTCCCCATTCTGTTATGACTGTAAAATACCCATCACAAATACTTTCATTTGTATCACTTTGATTGGCTGTTTCTTGATAGGTTTTCCCACAAGCCGTACAAGCAAAGCAAGCCATCAATGTAATAGCTATAATACAAATCATTTTACGAATTTTCTTCATTTTTTACCTCATCAAATTCCAATTTTTCTCCAACAAACTTTTTGAGTTGTTCGTTTACATCGGAAGGATATGTTTTTACCACATACTTTGTGTCTACAACAATTTTTCTAATTATATTATTTTCGTCATACCAAATACCGCCAAGTGTACCGCCTGGAATTCTGATTGCCAAGCACTTTTGTTTTTTGCAATAGTCATCTATAAGTATGTAGTGTTTCCAACGAAATTTTGGATCAATACCAGCAAGTCGGTCTAATTCAGATGTAAGCTCACAATAATATTCTCGAAGACTTTCATATTTACTCCCTTGATATTTATTAACAAACTTCATTGTTGTATTGCCTTTCTTTGCTTTTACTATGGGACTGGGCGAAGCCAGTCCAATGTAAAAAGTGTTATTATTCACAATCAGCCTTCTGCTGCTTGCGGATGGAGAAGCAGGGAACAACCGCATACGCGATAGTAGCGTTGCCGCCGCTGTACGGATTGCCGTTGTTGGAGACATTCACGAAGTACGTAGAGTAGCCAGCATACGGAGAACTGGTAGGAGTATCAAGCCAGTAATACATTGTTTCTCCGTCAAGGTTCTTGCAACGTTCAGCTTCCGTCTGTAATCCGTCAAAAAGAATATCGTCTGCACCATTCAGATCATACTTGAATTCACCGTCTTTTATATTCTTTCTTGATAACAGTGTCAGCTTACTTCTGCGAACCAGATTTCCGTCAGCACAATGCTCCATTTCACACATAATATTCACAAGGTTTTCCGGCATCTTTGCTAAGTAGGCATCCAGATAATCATTCATGTTATTCATGTTGGATTCTCCAACCGCATCAACCGCCACAAAATAAACCTTTTCATCTGAGATATGTTCTACACGGAACGCCACATCTTTTCCGTCAACCGGCACATACAGAATATCTTTTAAATGCCAATCCTTATCACAACCAGCAGAAAAAGTCTCTTCAATAATATGTAATCTGCGAAAATCCTGTGCTGATGCCGTTGTCGAAACTTCCTCAACATCGTCCGAAGATCCTGTATACGGAACTCCATCAAATCCCACCAGGCAATCTTTTTCCTCTGAAAGTGTCACATACATTTTCCCTGTTTTCTTGTTTTTGAATAATTTCATTGTGTATTCTCCTTTATTTTTGTTTGATTATAATTTATTTTTACGGCGTGGCAGGATTTACCTACCATACACCGCTCAAATCTGTTTAGCAAAATGGAAGTTCATTATCTAAATCATCCATAAAATCATCGGTCAGTGGAGTTTTGGACTCTGCAACCTGTTCGCCGGATTCATCAGATCTCTCCATTTCTGTTTCTTCTACCTCATTATTGTTATCATTAAGTTTGAAATAATCTCTGAAATCTTTACTCATAACAGAAATTCTTCCCTCCACCTTCTCTTTCTTGACAGATCCAGTAGAACAATACTGTGCATAGGCACAATCCGGGTTATATTTGTCTGCAAAGATCTCAAACCATTTGTAGAAATCTTCTGCTTTAATATCGTTGTTGATTGCCTCATCTGCCATGTACATGAAAATCGGAATATTTACAACCTTCATGAATTTTTCTTTCTGGTCGAATCCATCTTCCAGATACTTGACAATTTTAAGAAGACGTTCACGCTTTTCATCTGTATAAGAATCATGCAGATTTTCCGCATACTTTGTTACCTGACCTTCTGAAATAGAAGTAAGTTCATAATCTCCATCTTTTACATCTAACAGCATCATAGCCTGTAAAAGTGTCTTTTCGTCTGCTGCTCTACGATACTGAGCTGGTGTGAAATGGCAAACATCTTCAAAGAACTTTCCGGCAAGAATCTCTTTAACAAATTTTGCCAGATTCATACCCAGTTTTACATTGGCAATCTGAGTTTTACTTAATCCAGATCCGTTATTCAGTCTAAAGAACATTTCCTCGATTTCTTCATCTGTGCATTCTTCTAAGTTGTAAATCGGGAAAACATATCCGTTAATCATCTGCTGAATTTCTTCCGGCAGCTCTGAGAATTTCAATCCAGCGATTTCATAAGTTTCTCCATCAATTTCAACTTCCGGCGTTTCTGGATGCAGTGCATACTCATCATTGATAAAACTGAATAAGCTGCGAAGTCTATGCTGACCGTCAATGCAAGAATAATTAGATACTGGTCTGTTCTTTTTATCTCTTGTGCCTTTGTTTTCTTTTGTAAAATACAGTGGTGGGATGACAAACCCGACAAGCATTGAATGTGGTAACAAACTCTTTTTATAATCGTCCCACATTCCATATCTTCTCTGAATAGGGCAATCAAAATCCAGGATTCCAGATTTCTCATACATTTTCTTTAACTGCATAACTGTGTAAGGGATTGTTGATTTCTTCATTTTTAATACCTCCGTGAATTTTTATTAGTTGTGTTTTTCTTTATATATAAGATACCATATTTTTGTTATTGTGTCAACATTTATTTTGGTTTGTTTATAAGTTTTTTGCAAGGCATCTTCCCCAGTATGGATCAAGTATTTCTTCAAACCCTAATCTAGTAGTGAGAAAATGTTTATATACTTTCTGTCTTCTTGCATCTGAACCATATACAATAATTCTATCGCTTTCATACATATGCTTATCTATAAATTCACGAACCATTTTAAAAGCCCACAATAATCCCTCAACACCACATTTCCCAGTTGTTGTCATATCTAAATCGCCGTAACCGTCACTATTAAGCCACTGCCTTAAAACTTTCTTTTTATTAGCAATGGCAAAAGCAACTGCATAATCATATCCACTTCCTATTTCATGCCTATAGTTCTTGTCAAAGCAGATTACCGCCGATTGCCCATTAGATAGTTTTGTGTATTCTATCCATCGCATATTTTCTCTATCATATGTCAAACCAATTTATTCCCCTTTTGCACGTTGCATTTTCTGCACATTGTCTGGTAATTTTCAAGCGTATTCTTGCCACCTTTGGAAACGGGGATGATATGATCTTTTGTCATCATCACTTCTTCCCCATCTTGATCTACTGCATACAGATTCAAATGATATCTTCTTGCGTTCGGATTTTTCTCTTTTGCAAAATATCTACCTTCGATTCCACACCGGCAACACTTAATTCCTTTTGTGAAAAACGTCTGATATCTCTGACTATTTGCTTTAATCATATCTCCATCCATATCAACAAATGTCTTTTTCTCTTCAAAGAGTCCGTCTTTTACAGCGTTATACACTTCATCAATGGAATATATTTCTTTCCTTATATATGGTTGTTTCTTTACGATACTTTTTGATCTCCCCATCTTATTACATAACCTTCTTCCGTTTTTTCTTTGTACATGAGATTCTGCAGCATATTACTATCCACTCCAAAACGTTCATATAGTTCATCGTCTGTCAAATCCTGATCCTTCATAAACAGATTCAATTTGTCTTTTACAAGAATCATTTTTAACAGATTGCTTTCAATACTATTCTCATAAGTTACAAAATACACTTGCTTGAATTCCGTTGAAGTATAACGAATAAAGCGGAAATAATACTGACTCATGCTAGAGTTGTTCCAGTGCAATTCTGGAATAATACACTTATTCACAAAATCAATATTCATACTTGCAGATAAGCTCTGCTGTGTGCTTATCAGAATTCCGTTTGTTGTTTCTTTTAACTCTTTGACAATTTTCTTTCTCTGTTTCAATGTAGTTTCATTTCCAGTAATCACAAATACAGGTCTGCCCGGAAACGCTTTTCTGATTTCCTTTGCATATGCATTTACTACTGAAATATGACGCACACCAATAGCAACTCTTTCATCAGAAAATTCGTCTAAAAGTGATAATACAGTTTTGAATTTTTCCGGCATTATCGACTGATTGTACTCCCTCAACGTCTGAGGCGCAGCACAAATCTTCAAAAGTGCAAGCAACTGATTCAAAATTTTCAACATTGCATCTTTCCGGCTGTTTCCAGTTTTCGCAAACAGATATTCCATTTTATAGAACTCGTCCAATGCAACCTTATACAGACGTTTCTCTTCTTCTCCCATTTCACAAGCAATCTGTTTAATCTCATAAAGCTGTTTGCCAGTAATTTCTTCAAATGTACGTGTGATAATCGTCTTATCAATCATCTGTTTCAAAATGTCTGCATTAAGAATATCTTGTGTGAACTGAGATACGCCAAATACAGTGATTTTCTCTGGAATATGACTCGCTGCGAATAACTTACTACCCTTACGATATACTGGATATGGCTGTAAATAATATTCATTTATCTGGTCTTCCAGTTCTCCATCTTTGTTACGTTCCATAATATACTCACATTCAGACAACATATTGATAGAATTGTTGTACAATAATTCAAACTGAGGATAGATTTCAGTGATATTATTCCTTGTGCTTGTACCCGTCATCAGTGTTTTATACTTCAACCGGCGAAAAGCATTTAATACGGCTTTTGTCCGTTTACTGTCCTGATTACTCATATTATCCGACTCGTCAAAAATCAAAACGGCTTTCTGGCAGATTGATTTTACATATCGCTTGATGAATTTATGATATTTACACATCATATTTAAAGTGATAATTACAAACTGACCTTCTTTGATATTTTGAATATCTGCAAGGCTTTCAATCATAACAAAATCAATACCGTACTGATCCAATACATCCTGCCAGTTGTTCTTGATTGAGATTGCCGTACTCACAATAAATACATTTTTCACATGATCATGCTGCAAACGATATTTGCCTATTGCAATTCCGGCGAATGTTTTACCGCTTCCCTGTTCCCACTGTATGAAGCTATACGGTTTCTGAATAAATAGATTCAGATCCGCTTTCTGAGCATCATTCAGTTTTATAGTTCTTTCATCATCCGTCAATGTGAACTCATCAAGCCACTTTGCTACTTTTTTGTTTGGTTGCATTTCAGAAAATGGCATATTCTGGATATCATACATCTTTCGCTTTTTATTCACGATTTTATCAATCCATTTTGACTGAAAATGCCCCATTGAAAAGCCTTGCAACACAACATCATTTATAGATGTAAAATCGCCATTATACTCAAATGTATAATTGTTTTTAATAATTCTACCAGTTCTATCAAGTCCTGGATTCTGTGAACGTAACGCCATTTTTAAATGCTTAATAACGTCTTTCGGCTTGATTTTAAGTTGTTCCCACTCGTCCCATTTGATATGATCCGGCTTTTTCTGTGTCTTATATCTATTGACATATTCACAACATTCTGCATACTGGCTGCATGTTTTCGGATTTCGTTTGATATCATACAGAAGTTTCTCGACCTTAAAGCTCCACGCTTCATCGTCTTTACTATTTCTTACAGTTTCCAGAAAAATCTTGTTTTTAATCTGTTCTCTTTCTTCTGTAATAGGCTTTAAATACTGCTCCCATACTTCATCGGAAGTAACGCCGGAAAGTATCTCTGTACTATATGGAACTTCTTTCGTATATTCAGATTTTTTCTGAAAGAATACTATTTTGGTCTTGTAGTTCTCAACACCCAAATGCTTAAAAGTATTCTTGTCAAGTTCTACCTGGCAGATAAAATTAAAATGCTCATTCATTCCGTCAATCATGCCACCATCAGAGAAATCATCGGCACAGAACGACATAGGCACGATGATAGCCATAATTCCGGCTGGTTTTAACAGTTCCGCAGCTTTCAGGCAATAATAATATTCTGACAAATAGTTGCTGTCATCTTTTCTCCATCTCAGATTATACGGTGGATTTCCCAGAACATAATCAAACGTAATTTTCGGCTCATAAAAACGAATATCTGTATTTTCCAGTTTTGCATCTGGATAAAGGTATTTTGCCACTCTGTACGGCTTCCCGTCTAATTCGCAACCGTAAAAATTCGATTCAACCGGCGCACAACTGATAAATGAACCATGTCCGCAAGTAAGATCTGCTACTAAATCAGTATTTGAAATATGCAAACAATTATAAATCCATTCAACCAGCTTATAAGGAGTAAAGAACTGCCCTTGCTCAATGTCGGCTTTCGCTCTCTGGTAATCATAGTAACTATCATAGTTAGCAAACTCTAAACCATGAAGCCCACCTAATCCAGTATACGCATTGAAAATATCATCTTTTGAAATACCTGTTTCCGCTTCTGGTAGATCATTATTCACAATATATTCAATTTTTGTGTTGATATCTTCCCTCATTTCCTGTGGGATTACTTCATTTGTACATTTATACTTCATGACTTGTATATCTCCATTCAATTACACTTGTTATCGTGCTACCATACCGGCAAAATGTAAAACCTTCATCTGCTGTATATGTATATAATGCTTTGACTTCTACAATTTCATCATAGCAATTCTTGATTTTAACATCATAAATTCCACATTTATCCGGCAGCATTTCACTGACCTTATGCCATTTATAGTCGTGCATATGATTCCTCCTAAATAAGTGTATAACCACACCATTCTCTTACGAATTTACGGCAAAACTCCGCATCTACAAAAGTAACATCAACTCTTCCGTTCTTGAAAAACTTGATATGTTCAACACCAACGTCAAGTGCTGAGAAACCATCTTGAAAATCTTCATCATCAAGTCTTACATAATAAGAATCATATAGACGTTTTAATGATTGAATGTATTTCTTTTCTCCGTACACATTAAATGCTAATGCATCCAAAAAAGCTCCCAACCATTCTGTACTACTGAATTTATAGTAATCGTTCCAACTGTCTTTGCAACAATAACCGCCACTATATATGAATTTATTTCCTCTTACCTTGATTTCCCAAATATCACGACCTTCAATATAGCATTTTCCTTTAAGCCTGTCTTTAACTTCTTTCATAGCCTTCTCTTCAAAGCTCATACCGCCTAATTGGTCAAAAATCTTTTCAAGCACTGTATGATAATCAATGAAATCAACTACAGCATCTTTGATAGGATCTGAATCTATATATCTATAAAGTTCTCTTCCATAGTCATATGTGCTAAAATTATTTTTAAGCTGCACATGATACTTGCTTGAAAAATGGCTAAATATTCCATCTATATAACTATTCTGAACCTCTGAGAGTTTCTTCGGTATATCAAAATCGCCAACTAAAAAGGAAGAATACTTATAATCTTTGCGATCTTCTTCTGAATATGATTCATTTTCTGCCTTGTAGATATCATAAACAGACTTGTAAACTGCAATCGCTCGTTTATATAATTCCTCTCTGTGAGTCAACCAGGCTTGATCTTCCTGGCTGATTCTGTCAGATTTCTTAATTTGAAAGTTTCCGAATTTATCTGTAATTCCCATTTTGTATTCCTCCATTTATTTATGCTTGTTTTAAGTATGGGCTAACACCATAATAACTTGTAATCTCATCAATTCTACTGTTTATGGTATCAATATCCATTTTCTTAAAAAGTTCTTTCATTTCCTTAATTGCTTCTGTCTTGCTCTTGCCGGTTGCCATCCGTAAACCACATTTTATAGATGAAATAGCAATTTTACCGTCTGGCGTATCATGAATAAACATTTCAACACCATGTTTTTCGATTTTACTACCCATTGCCGGTACATATTCTTTTTCCCCTTTTTCTGTACTCATAAGCACATAGAATTTTTCCTTTTCTGCTTCCGGCTGTTTCTCTGGCTTCTTACGTGTTTTATACTCAACTGCACCCTGATAGTCACTCTTCTGTGCATTATTCAAAAATACCATTGTATCTCTGTTTGTATTTGGTAACTTCAAACCTGTTACACACTGAAATACTTTTCGGCTTGCTTTATTATCTGTATGTAAACGTGCTTTTAACTCTTCCCGGCACAATGGTTTTTCAATATTATCAATACAAGCCAATAATTCAAAAGCTCGTAAAGGAAAACGAAATTCTCCATATACATCAAGATAAATACGTTCAACTAAATTTCCTCTAGTTGTACCATTATACATTTTAGAAGCCTCTGCAAGCCAGATTTTAAATTCTTCTTTCTCAGCTTCGGCTCTCTCTTCTTCTTTTCTGGCTGCCTCTTCCGCTTTTCTCTGTTCTTCCGCAGCTCTTTCTTTTTCTTTGTTTTCTTCCTCAATAAAAGTATTTACAGATTCCTCAGAAACAAGATCATGTTCTATCAGATAGATACAAAAATCATATTCTGTTTTCGTGATGTCATTATAAAGGTTATCCCATGCCATACGGTATGATTTCTTAACAGTGCCGTTTCCTCTTACTTCATCGGCAACTTCTGGCTTTTTGCCATTTCTCAGACCATAAAGCATAGCATCTTTTCTTGCCATAATACCATTACTGTATCTAAATACTTTATCCAAGCAGCTCTCAATCTTTGCTTTCTGTAAAGCTGTCTTATTGTCTGTAAAACCTAAGTATGATCCATTGTTTTCTAACTGATTTTTCATGTGTTTGTTCCTCCCTTAACTTATAATCCTATTATACATTATAAGTTGTGTAATGTCAATCTTTATTTACGTTTGTTTATAACTTTCTGCATACTTCTCAGGGCGTGTTGTTCTATCAAATCCAAAATATACACCAATTCCATGAACTTTATTTAAGATCCTTTTCTGTTCTTCGGTTAAATCAATATAACCAACGACTTTATGATCTTTCCAAATTGCACATTTTTTCATAGTCTGTTCGTCCTCCTACTTAATTATCATACAAAGGCTTTATTTTTACATCTTGATTGATAACTGATCCCCAGTTAATACAATCTAAATTGAAAAGAATCCAGCTTTCACAATCGTATGAATAGAAATTACATAATTCGCTGCCATCCTCACACTTCAATATGTTAGATAGTGGTAATCGCATTTCCCAAAATGCTCGTTCTGTCAAATGAAAAGCATCATAATCTTTCGATAACTTTTTCCAGTCAATTACTTTTTCTTTAAACAAACTGCTATACTCACTATTTTCATATTTAGGTTTTGCATATTTTCGCATCAATCTATGATAATCTTCTACTGTGTCAATCGTGCAAATTTTGGCTTTTCTGCTCAATTTGAAGCTGACCGCCATGCTGCTATACTTATTAAGCATAAACCCTTCACTTGCTACCCATCTTAACCAATCAGACGGATATCCTCCATTATGAAGTAATGTAGAACCCCATAAACAACCGGCTGGCTTATTGATACATGATAATCTATCGGCTATATGTGAACCATATGCTTCTGGATCATTAAATAATTCTCTGCATATTTCAGATCTACCGGCAACTAAAATTCTTGCTGACATAAAACCCTCCTACTGAATACGCTTTAACATCATACCGTTATCGGAAGATCTCAACGCCTGACCAACTTCTAACGATGCCATATATGACCGTGTAAAAATACCCTTGCACTTTTCATAGTCCATCGGATTTCCTTCTAAATCTATCAACTGAAATAACTTTCCTGTACTTGTTTTATGAATGCTCTTGTCTTTTTCCATTTCTCTAATCTCCTTTAGTAATTTATTTCTTTCAGATATTCTTTTTCAGAATATATAGTTGTTGCATATCTTTCCGAATCTGTGACAATGAATACTTTTCCGAATATAGTCTGATAAATTCCACGAACACGATCATAGCCATTTTCTACCGCATCATCATTTATTTTCGAGTCCCAACGGTCTACCATGCCCCAATCAAAATTGTAATACTTATCAAGTGCCTCTCTTATTTGTCTATCAAATATCTGGTTACGTTCCAAACAACACTCAATATATTCACTATATTTAACCGGCACTCTTTCCAAGTCATACATTGCATCGAATAAAGCATGATCCATTGTAAAAATCCCTAAAATAGCAATAGCCATAATAAAAAACGCTATATGCATTATCTTTAAATCATAATCTCCCGGAACAGATTGCCCAACTAATGTATAATTATCTGAAATACCAGCAGCGATAAAAGTTAATATACCGCCTACAATGCCACTTACTACAGTGATTGTTTTTGTTGTGTCATATAAAACCCTTGCTGTTCTTGCTGTCATCTCTCTATATAAAGAGTGGGTGTTGTCCCACTCTTTTATCTTCCTTTCATTTATTATAGTTTGTTTTATCCAATTTTCTTTTTAACACATTTCTGCACTTTATTTTGTAAGATCCTGAAATATATCCGAAACAGTTCGCCGGATTAGCGTTTCCCGTCAACTGCTTTTTCAGTTTCTTGTCAAGTCGGTATGCAATATAATACTTTTCGCCGTTCACACCTTCATGCTCGTTTAACTGATATACATAACCTTTGCTAATACCATGATTAAAGCATGATTTTACGACAAAACACTGATTAGCTCTTAATGATCCAGGACATTCAACGGCTTTATTTTCCGTTTTATATTCCACTGTCTCAACATTAGTATATACATACGCTTTACCATTTCCACCGATCATGCAACCTGCAGCAGAGTCAATTTTATTCATGAACTTTTCAAACTGTTTTGCCAGTTTCAGAAGTTTTTCAGCTCTTTCATATCTATAGCTGTCTTTGTCGCATTCCTTTAAGTCTTTTTCATAACCTTCTTTATCAAAGTATTTCATATCAGAAAACTTTGCGACTCCGTTACCTTTTGCGATGATAACACCATCTTTTTCAACATGCCATGACATTCTAGGTGGGTTCGGCTGATATTCCGGGTAATGGTCTGTTACTTTTATCTTTTCTGTCTGGTTGTTGGCTTTTGCTCTCAGCTTTTCAATTTTCGCTTTTGCTGTCTGTTCTTCCGCTGCGGAAGCTCCACGATCCTGTCTGACTTCTGAAAGTCTTTCAATCAGGCTTCTTGTTTTCGCTGAAAGAATAACTTCTTCACTATTATAGATATGCTGAATGATTTCTTTACCACTTTTATCATTCCAACGGCAATCAACAACTACTACAAAGCCATCTTTTGTGGCAATTCCTTCCCACCATGCCGGACTCCAATAATCTGTCATCCAGTCACTTTCATCCTCATGAAAACCGTACAGTTTCCAACCTCTTTTTACAAGCTCCATTGCAATTGCAACTTTCGCATCCTTAAATTCATAGTAATTGTTATTACTTGACATAATCAATACCTCCGTAATGTACTTTATAAGTTGTGTTTGTTTATATTTATACTATACATTATTATTGATTGATTGTCAACATCTTTTTTCAAATACAATCACAAATATCGCTTGCCAATGTTTCAACTTTATCTTTTAGGCTATCAATCTGATCTTCCGATAACAAACCATTTTCATCAGTATTTTCTAATATATTAGCTATTTCAAAAACTGTACAATCTGCCCTATATAAGCTATCATAAGCTGCCGGATCAAGGTTTTCTACCATTTTAGCAATGTCATCTCCGCAACGATCACGCACAATATCAACTAAATCTCTATGACTTCCAACTATTTCTATGCTTCCATCATTTAACATCACTGTTTCCATTCTGCCACCTACCTACAAATCTTTTTCAATATCCTTTATACAATCCAGGATAGTATCATAATTCCCATATGATTTTGTTACTCTTAATGTATTGTCATTTGTCAATAATCTATCTTCAATTTCATAATGATTGATTTCGCCGTTTAAAGACATTCTGACCGGCATAATGATGTGAATATAACCCATTCTATTTACTTTCCAATAAAAGCCCCTAGAATGCTTATATAACTTATTTATTGTATATACTTTTCGTCCTTCTTCAATCATCAATTTTGTTTCCAGTGCTTTCCCTGTATATGTAAACTTCATATTATAATATTCCTCCTAAATATCCAGCTTAATACCATTAAAACGCTTATATCGCTGCGTAAAATGCCCGTTTGGTAACTGTTTGCTGACACGTTTCATAACTCCATTTTCAAAATCTGGTGTCTTTAATTGAGTCCATCCGGCTTTTCTGCGCTTGTCAAGATCTTCTAAATATTCTTGCTCGTTTTCGTACTCAACACAATCTTCCTCAAATGACATAACTTTACTATTTAATAACTTCATAATTTTTTACCTCCTGAATATAGAATAAGTGGTATATCCATCCTTAAAACGATTATACCACTATTTCTATTATTGTCAATATCATTTATTTACGTTTGTTAATAACGCAAGCCTATTTTTACATACAGTTACAACATTTTCTTTTGAAACACATAAAGTGCTTCCAATTGCTGACAATGCAATAAATACAACCGGCATCCCGGAAGATATAAAAATTACACCTACACCAATAACACCAATGCCACACAATTTTTGTTTAATGCCAGCAATAAGCAACTGTTTCTCTTTTTCTGACATTCGTTTACATTCTTCATATCCAATATTTTTCAATGTTCTTGTAATTTCTCTTGACGCTCCTAAATGCTGATTAGCAAGCTGCAATTCAATAGCAAATTCCATATTTCCAACGCTAAAAAGATCCTTTGCTTCCTGGTATTCAATTTTTGCCATTCTTTCAAGTCTATCACGATCACGCAACATTTTCTCGATTTTCTTTGATGAAACTAACATTTTATTTACCTCCATTTATATATAATTGATTCCTGTCTCTGTCCTTTTCGTTGCTTTCTTGTAAAGTGGCTTTACACTTACAATATCAATTAAAGAATCCGGCTTCAATGCTCCAAATTCCTTGTTATCCCAAACATATCGTTGAAATGTATATTCTTGTCCATTGGACTTAAAACGGGATTTAAACTCTACCACATACCCGACATATTTATCAATATCTCTTAAAAATTCTGTATATGTCATAATATCGCCCTTTCTACAGTATCAATCCAAATTTTTTATAACAACTTACCAATAAAGCCAATTGCATGAACTGTTTTAAATTTCTGTCTGCTTTAAGATTTCGCCCGTCTTTAATAGCTCTATGAATTTCTACCATATTACCAGGCATCAAGATATCAACCGAAAACTCATCTTTATATGAAATACGGTACTCATCAACATTGCCAGTAAATAGCACATTCCAAATGTTTCCGAAACAATCTGAAATTCTCCACAATCTTTGATTTTCGTATGGTTTCTCCATCTCTTCAATTTTATTTTTGCTCCATTTAACGGATTTTTCAAAACTCTCTTTTGTGGTTGTATTTTCAAACTTCAACATGATTTTTACCCCCCTATTTAAACAGTTTTCTTGCATCAAAAAAGATTGTTTTACCGTCTTTTGTCTCTCTTGTTGCACTCCAATGAAAAGCTGCACGCCCGATACCAGATAACCAGGTTTCACGATCCATATTATCAAGAACGTATTTTCTTGATACTTTCTTGTCGTTTTCGTCTTCATACTGCATCACTTCAATAGCTTTTTCAATTTGTGGGATATCCTGGTCAAGATATCCGCACTTTTTGAAATAGTTCTTGTCTGATTCTGATAACTTCATGCTTTCGCCCTCTCTTTCTGTTTTGGTTGCCATTCTGTCAATCAACCATTCTACTGACATACCATTTTTAAGGCTTGCCAGTTCATCAAACTTCTGTACTGCGATTTCTAATGATTCTTTTTCACTATATCCTTTTGCCTGGATCAATTTACCGGCTTTCAATACATTATTGTACGTTTTCCGCTTCATACTCCTGAATCTCCTTTATCTCGTTTTTAAGTGCTTCAAAATCCGCATCTGTCAACCATTCCGGCTTCTCTTCTTCTATAAATGAATCCATGATATTTTCCATTTCTTTTATAATGGTATCAATATCAGACCAGAGACTTGATGATCTGCATTTTCCGGCACAATTGATATAATATTTACAATCAAGCTGCAATCTGTTTAATAGCATATATTCTCTTTCTTTTGGACTTCTCACAAAAGGATTTTCGCACTCTACCGGCTCTGTTACTCTGTTACAAGGTTCTCCGCAAATTTCGCCACAATCCATATAAGCACCAGTATAAAGGTTTAAACCGTTACGCCCGTTATTTTCGTCAAAATAGATTTTACCGTTTTCATCCTGATAACAAGGAACTTCCATATAGCCACCGAAACCAATATATTTAACTTTCATTTTTATATACCTCCGATATTTTCATAATTTACATTATTATAGTCTGTTTATTGTAAACTTTTTAATATTTCTTTAAAATAATCAAGTTTATTTTCTGACTCAGATCTTGCATACTCAGAAATCATAAAATCAATTTCTTCTTTTCGGCACTCTTCAACAAATTCTTTTAATATATCGTTATCACCGTTGATTATTTCAACTTCAATACTGGTTTGATTTTCACTTGCCAGTTGTGCCAGTTCTTCAAGTTCTTTTTTATATCCTTTTTCAATCAATTTACTTTCCAGTGCATCACTTGAAATTTCAATATCTAAAAACTGAAAACAAAGCTCAAATAATTCTTTTGATTTTCCCTCAAATGTTGAAACATGAAAAGAATTTCCACCAGCTACATCGTACCATGAATAAACATCGCCGTCCTCATCAATTTCAACGATATAACGCAAATGAGGGTTATTTATTGCTTCTTTATATGCTTTTTCGCCCTCTGCTAAAATCTGATCTTCTTTTTCCTCGATAAGCTCTAACCAATTAACCATATCAAAAACCTCCGTTTAAAGTTGTGTTGTTTGTTGTTAATATTATAATACATTATTTCGGTTTGTTTGTCAATGCTTTTTGCATTTATTTTTGTTTGTTTTAAAATCAATAAAACCCAGGTTTTCGCCTGGATTCTATTTCTAAAGTTCTTCATCTCCTATGTCGTTCTTAACTTCTTCTACAAAATCCGCCGGAAGATATTCCGCATCTATATCATGCCATTCCATTTTCCAACCTGATTCTTTTTTAGTATAAATTGCCACGCATCCTCTGCAAGTCCATGTTGATGTTGCTACTGCTTGACCTCTTAAATTCTTACCATACCAAAACCCTTTTTGTAAAGTAAAACCCTGATATTTTGCAGATTCAAAATCTGTCATTTTCTTCATTTCATATTTTTTCATTTTCTTCTTTCCGTGTTAATCAACACCATGCTTACCGCATGTCCTTCCTTTAAGTTGTGTTTGTTATTTGTTGTATTTATAATATCATTATTATTGTTTGTTGTCAATAGATTATAAAAGAAAAATCCGGCTTTTACGCCGGATCTCCCTTTTCTCTGCATTTACTTAACAATAACGTCATAACGTTCAATAATATCATCTATATAGCTTGTTGCCGGGTTATATACTAAATATGTTATAACTTCGTCTCCAGGCTGCGCCCCTTCTACACTTCTATAACTGATATAGTGATCTTCCGCTGATCCGTTCAATTCGTCATCTAATACAATACCCTTTGTACGCTCAACGATAACTTTATCGCCGTTCATACGATTTTCTAACATTTCGCCGATCAACTCAGAGGTTGAAAACACTTCAAAATCTCCGTATTCTTCAATGATTTCTTTCTCTATTTCTTCGCATTTTAATACTGTTTCGTCTTTTACGGCTTCCGGCTGCTCTGCTTCCAGTTCTTCCGCTTCTAATACCTCAGAAAACGCCGTATTTTCGTTTTTAACGGCTTTTTTATTATTGCTTGATATTTTACCGCATCCCATCAATAAAACGCCTAAAATAGCCACACACAACGCCACAATAACAATATTATTCATTTTCTTCATGATATGATCCTCCCTATCTTCTATAATCTTTCTTTTTTAGTTCTTCCCACTGGTTCATCCGGCGTTTAAAGTCGGCACATCGTTTTGCTGACTCTATACGCTCATTTTTTATATCTTTTCTGATTTTGATTTCATCACTGATCCCGAAAATTAAAGTAAACAGTAAACCAAACATTTTTATTTCTCCTTCACAATGATTTCGCCATCCAATATAAATATTTTTGCGTGATCCTTGAAAACACTGTAATTTCCAGGAAAAACAACCGCTTCATCATCATTTATTGACTTTGTGCCGTTTGTGCTGATTTTTACCCACACAAAAACCTCATTGTTTTCGTCTATATCCTTCCAATAGTCTGCATCCTTGTATAAATCCAAAATTTCGATATTATCCCAAATATCACAATTTCCGGCAGCATCTACGGTTGTTAGTTCTTTTGTTTCTGGATTATAATACCCGTTCATATAATATGTGCTAACTTCCCAGTTTTTCGCTGTTTCCGGCTCTTTTACGGCTTCTATTGCACTATTGCAAGCGGTTAAACTTGCAACAATGCTAAATACTGATAATATTGTCAAAATCTTCTTTTTCATGGTCAAAACCTCCGTTTTTTATGCTGCAATCAGCATTTTAATCATATCAACAAGTTTTTCGTCTGTATATCCTTCTGTAAGCTCCTGAAGGATTTTAACGGTCTTTCTTGTTACCATTTCCCCAACTTCCTCCCGGTGGATCTCATGCACACTATAAACGCCCTCTGTACCAGTCGGTACACACTTGTTAATAATAAGTGTCGGCACGCTTCCGGCTTTCTTGAAACTTTCATATTTATCGTAAAATTCAACGATTACCTCATAAATAATTGAATCATCGTCAATTTTCAGATTTTTCTTGCATCTCTTTTCGCCCCAGGTGCAAAAGAAGAACAAATCTAAAGAAAAGCCGTTTTTGCATTTCCCGTTGAATTTTTCTAACTGATCTCTTGTTAATTTTGCCATTTCTAAAACCTCCATGATTTAAAGTTGTGTTTGTTGTTATAAATATAATACATTATTTTTGATTGTTTGTCAATAGTGTTTTTCATTTATTTTTGATTGATTATGAATCAAAATAACCAGACTCACGCAATAAATCAATATTTTCTTTCATTTTATCGCTAATATATAACGCTTGTAGCTTTCCGGCGTTCACTTGCTCCAATGCTTGCATAAAATCATTATTTGCAAAAACATTATTCGATAAAATTTCGTTTTTATCATTTATAACTATTGTATTACCGTTTTCGTCTGATTCTTCATAATTTGCATAATATGCGAAACCTGGCACGATCATAGCCAATTCAAAAACGTTTTCCCATTCGTCAACGATTTCCGTATTATATCCCAAAATTTTATTTTCACTCATTGTAATACCTCCCATTTAATACGATTTTGAGGAATTCCCAGGTTTTACCCTGGAAACCTCAAAACATTTAATTTATCACACAAAAGATCAATTTTATTTTCAATTTCGTCAAGTTCTTCATCACTTGCACCGGATTCTATAGAAATATCAAATTTCTTGTTTAACCGCTCTATTTCTTGCTTGATTTCATTTTCTTCTTTTGTATTATCTGCCTGAATCGTAATATAGTATACAGTTCTATATAATGTCCTTGTATGCCCTTTTGTGCTTCCATTATATGCACTGGATTCTTGCAGCCGGATCTTTTTCCCTGATATGATACCGCTATAATAAAAAGCGTTTGCATGTCTCCAATTTTCAGGATCTTCTTTTAAATACTTCTCAAAAATCAGCCCTTGCTTTTCTGAAATTTGTTTGCCCTTGCAATGTCCGAAACTTTCAAGAAATGTATTTCTGAACCATTCATTATATTTTGTTTCTCTAATCTTTTCCATTGCATTTCCTCCGTGTTTATAAGTTGTGTTTTCTGTTGTTAATTGTATTTTACTTTATTATTGCGTGTTTGTCAAGTATTATTTCAAAAAACTTTATTTTGACGTAATAAAAAAGAGAACCGCCGGAACGATCCTCCATTTTATTATTTTAACTCTTCAATTCTTCCAGTCCTGGAATTTTCAAAAATTCCGTCTGTAATTTGTCCGCATAATTCATTATAACATTCTTGCGCCGTATCTCTTGTTATACGCACTATAGAATATTCATTTGTGCCGGTTTTATCACTGTTTTCAACTTCTATAATTCTTGTTGTCCCGTTTTCCGAAAAGTCATATTTATACGATTTATTAAAACTTTCACGCTGTCGATGACCTTCTACACCATAAACCTTGTATACTCTTGTTATTGCCATGTTTTCGCCCTTCCTATGCTATTTTAGTAATCTGATCCACTATACTGTCAAAATGGAACTTTTCGCCCGTTTCCACCTTCTCAAATTCCACACAAGACGCAAAACATCGAAAAGGTGTAAATATATCGCCGTGGTTCGTGTATAGGCTTCTGGATGTATTCCAGTCAATGCCTAAAACGCCATTTTTACGATATACCCGGAAAACCTTGTTATAGTTCCCCGTTTTGATTTCTTTGTTGCTGCATCCGTATAAATGCACTTTTACAAGATCATTTTCTTTTAACATCGCCACGCCTCCCGTTATTGCTCTAATCTCATAATTTCGTTGTCGTTCGCATCATATAAAAAATAGTCAAGACCTAAATAGTCATTTTCAAAATATTCTTGCATTCTCTTTCTTGCTTCCGACTCTGTACAATTTAACCGCTTTTCTTGCGTTCTTGCTCCGTCCGTTGCCTGAATTGTATACATGCTATTTCCTCCCTTGAATAGCTTTATATGCCATTTTAAAAGCTAATTTCTGAGGTAAAAATTTCTTGTATTTTAAATACAGATCATTAAATTCTTGATACATCGCACACCCTCCAATTTGTAGGGGCTTGCCATTTATGGCTTACCCCTTTATTATTGTTTTATTATGCTAAATGAAAAACATTTCGCCGTTGACCTCTAACGCTATAGCGTCCTGAGTCATTTCTTTTTTAAGATCCTCACATAAATCAATTACTTGATCCAGCTTATTTCTTAAATCTTTTTCACTTGCATAAGCGAAAACCATTGTTGTTTTCTCTTTTACAAGTCCGGCTGTTGGACTTGTCCAGTAGCCCAGGGCATCTGTTGAGGTTGCGCCACCGAAACAATCAGAAAGAAGTGTTGCAGCTCTATCAACAAATTTCTTGTTGTCGATTTCCTTGTCAATATCAACCGTTGCCGGTACATAAACTGTTACCTTGCTACTTAAAGAAAATACATTTTTTAATCTTGCATTCATCATGATTTTTACCTCCGATAATTTAAAGTTGTGTGTTGTTTGTTTATGTTTGTATTATACATTTATTATTGTTTGATGTCAATACTATTTTTGAAAAATCTTTTAAAAAATTTTCTTTCCCATTTTTCATGATCTTTTATAATCTTGTCGGCTGCCTTTTGGCGTTCCGTTGCTATCTCTGTGATCTGGTTTAATTTCTGAATCAATTCATCATTTGATACCATAATAACGTCCCCTTATGCTTCCTCAATATAAATATAATGCTCGCCGTTTTCATCTTCATAAATTCCATTGCAAGCGTTCCAGTAGCTTTCACAACCTTTATAAGTTTCCGTTCTCATGATTTCCTTACCTTCATCCGTTACGATTTTATACATCTTTATTTCCTCCGTTTCAATTATAAGTTGTGTTTGTTTTGTTTAATTGTATATTACATTATTTTGTCTTGATTGTCAAGAACTTTTTAAAATTTATTTTTGATTGTTTATAAAAAATAAAAAGGGATCTTTTTGATCCCTCTTTGCTGTCTGTTATGCTATTCTGTCGGCGTGGCGTTTCTCTACTTCTTCCGATCCGTAAAGGTTGCGCAACTCGTCCATGCTCAACGCTCTTTTTGATTTTTTATAATATCTTTCGCCAGCGTGCCAGCTCCACGCTTTTTTCTTTCCGCAATACTTGAAACCGGCAGCTTTTAAAAGTTCTTTTACGTTGTAGGTGTTGCCAGTAACCCAAATCCAGCAACCTATAATTTCAATCTTTACATCTTCCAGATTGATAATTTTGTTTAATGCATCACGGAAAAGCTCATCTTTTGCCTGGTCATATTTCCAAGCGTTCTCGTTTTCGTCCGCTTCTTTCAGGTTGTTTAATGCTGTTTCATATTCTACATTGATGATTTTAATTTCATCAACTGAACCGCCGTTATCTGGATGATTCTGCTTTACTAATCTTTTATACTCTTTTCTTAACTCTTCCAGTGTTTTACAATTATTGAAATACTTCATAACGTTTACCTCCGTATGTGTTTATGTTTTTAAGTTGTGTTTGTTTGTACTTGTATATTATCATGCAACAATAAAGTTGTCAAGTCTTTTTGCAAATATTTTTATTTTGGTTTGTTTATAAATTTGCGTAATAAAAAAGATCCAGGTTTTGCCCCGAACCCCTTTTATATTTTCGCCGTTTATTATAGTTTGTTAAAGGACTACTAAACCGCCTTGACGTTCTGTTATATTCATTTCATACATCATAGCAAGAACCCGTGATCCCTCTGTCATATCATAGCCCATAACTTCTATGCATCTTTCTTCTGATACAGTGCTTACTCCGGTGCGGTCTGCTGATCCGTTGAAATATTCACATAAAACTTTGTAACCCATGCTTGCAGCCTCTTTATAGTGTTTGACTCCATCCTGATATACTTTATAGGCTTTATCATCATGACCAAATCTTTTAACTGTTTCCTCTGCGATAATTTCAATAATACTCATTTTGTTTTCCTCCGTTTTGTTGTGTCTGTTTGTTTGTTGTGATTGTATGTTATCACGCAATAATAAATGTGTCAAGTGTTTTTTAAAAGTTTTTTCGTGAGGTCTGGATCATGTGAGGTTGTAGCATGTAGAGTTTACCGCCACTATACCAGTATATCTATACACTATATCTAGTATATACATACAAGATATATAGATACATATATACAATATATAGTATAGTAATATAGATAATAGATAGTAGAGATATAGTATATATAATATAATAATATAACTATAACATTAGAGATATAAAGAGAATATAAAATAGTTAAATATTAAAGTGTATGTATATAATATTTATTCAATCTATCCAAGATAAATATATAACTCTGTATTTTATATTCTAAGTTTCGCCCCACTCCATCAATCAAAATACAGATCATAATATTTTTATACCTGAATTTGTAATTGTTGGCAATGTCTGAGAAAAAAGCAGCAGAAAAAGAGCAGAAAAGTATATAAATTTTAATAGTCAAGTCTTTTTCTAAAATTTTTCTTTTGCTTCCGAACTCCGCAATTCTTCCAGCTTCCGATTTTTCCGGGTTTTACTGGCAATTTTCCAGGGCGATTTCTGGCGATAAAATCCGGCTTTTGTGTGCTGATCCTTGCGAATATTACTTAACCTCAAAAAGTAATATTCAACGGGGTACACTGAAAACCGCTAATAGTGCCATTTACAAGCGATTTTTTTATTTTAGAACGTACCAGGGGGGTATATTTACATTTTCGCAGCGATTCCCGGCATTTTCAATCCGCTTCGAGGTCTATCTCAGTCTACCCCCCTCTTTTACCCTCTCCGAACTCGTAACCAACCTCGACAACTTTAGCTCCCTTTGCTGATTTCCGACTTTTCCAATATTATAAAAAGACGCAATTTTAAACCTATAATAGTGATGTAATCATTTAAAATCCCCATAAATCAAGGCTTCTTCCGAACTAATTAAAAATATGGCTTTTACCTATCATTTTTGCCACATAAATTCAAGAACCAACCAGAAAGAAAATTATGCCAAAATAAGCTATTTATCGGCGTTCCAGCTCTTTTCGACCTCGATGCTTTACCGAACTTACAAAAAAATGCAATCTGAAGACCGAATCTCCGTTATGTTGTGGCGAAAATTGAAAACAAAATATGTCCCATAATTGTCTATACTAACGTATAGCCAATTATATAAATATTTATATATCTCTTTATTATTTATATATAATATAATAATATAAATATATATAATATATATAAATATAAATAACGCCACAATTTAAGTTTTTCTTTGTTGGTTGGTTTTTATAATTAAACCATAATAAATGTTGACAATATTTGAATTAGTGGTATAATCAGTGTAGGAACGAATATAGTTGGATTTTGTGGAGAAAAGGATTGATCCAATTATTTTCGTTTTCTATAATCAAACAATAATAAATGGAGAACACAGTAATATGGTTAGTGCAAATTCAGATGTTTTAAATTATTTTTGGCTACCGAAGAATTGTTATAACACATGTGTATCTGGGGCAAATGCCAACACGATTGAAGAATATCATTCAAATCCACATACCAGAAGTAGTCAAGAATATTTTTATGATATCACCTTGCCAAAACTCAAACGAAGTACAACACCATATCCTGCCAATCAGAAATATCTCAAGAAGTCCAGAAAATATGCTCTTGGATTTCGGGATGTTGTGAATGATGCGTTACGTGAAGTGTATAACGGTGCAAAAGGATATGTATTTACAATTGAGCAGCTTACGGAAATTGTTAAGTTTGTTCCAGATGTGAATGTTGTAAAGAGTAATGGGATTTTTTATGTGAGCAAGGAGAAATAAGAAAATGAATCAGGACAAAGTATATGACAAGACACTCTACGACAACCTTGATTATGAAAGGGATAAAATTCGTAGAATTGAAAATCAAGTGAAAGCCAAACCAACCGAAAAAGATTTGAAGATAGCGATATCTGTTCTGAAGGATTTTGGCATTACTGCTACCATATCCGATATTCCAGATGTGAAATCTGTATATGAATTGGAGAAATGGAAAGCAAGACTGATAAAAGATAGACTGGACAGGGAGGGCAAATGAAAAAATTACAACAATTTTATATCATGAAATTCTCTTCCACTAGATTAGATAAGTTTGGATATCACTTAAAGAGGATTCTTGGTAATTCGGGATATCATATTCGTGATATTCGGCAAAATGGTGAATTGATTGCTCTGGCAGATAACCAGGCATTGAGAACTATTAGAAATATACGGTATGAGCGTAACCCTAATATAATGCGGTATGATCCGGCTATATTAAGTGACCTATACGCCCAAAAGAAAAATTTAAAAAAGCAATTTAATGATTATGCGAAACGGCAAATCTCAATAATCAACGGTAAGATTGATGAAATGCTATTCATTCCAGAATATGTTTCTGTTGTCATTGATGATATTTCTCATTACAGAAAAATTATTCGTGATGGATTATATATAAATGGATTTAAGTATGTTCGCCTCATGTGTAGTGCCGGACAAGCGAGAGTAAATACTGTAATCTTAATTCGTGAAGATTTTGATGCAGAGTTAAAGAAAAGATTACGTTGTGGGGCAAAAAGCGTCAAAATAACGAAAAACAAATACAATGCTTACTTTGCTCTCTCATCTTCTGCAACCTACACAATTCCACACCCGAATGTTTATCTCATTGATGACTGCGAAATCGAAATGGAAAAGAAAGTTGATTGGATTTCAAAGATTCCAAAAGAAGAAAAAGACGCTATTGCAAATAATGAGCGAGTTTCCGAAGAGATAAAAACTCTGCCATTCAATTTATTCGATGGATGTGGTGCTGTTTCTGTGGAATTCGCAAAGCGTGTAGCTGATGAACTGGAATTAGATTATATCCCATCTGCATTCTGTGTAAGATGCGCATATGTAAAAGGTATGGTGTTCGTTGTTGATTTCAAACAGTACGCTGCAGAATGTGGGATTACAGAAATGAAAGATCTGTATGGGAATCTGGTAGATATAACTAAAACAGATATGATCCTTACAAAGTCACAGTTTAAATTATGGAATGCTTATGATTCAATTCAAGAATATGATAGATTATGTGAAGAAAATGGTTTCTTGTGGGGAGTTACAAAAGTTACTCCTAAAACAGACGATAATTGTTTTCGTTCCAATTATCAATTCTGTCAGGCTATTGATCTCACAAATGATGATGACGTAGCTGAGTTATGTGATCCTACTGTAAAGTGGCTGAATGGTATTTCGATTGACGATCCAAACCAGGCGATATTATTTTTGCTTGGAAAACTATGTGATAAAGATGATATTGATTTTAACAACATTTTTGACTTGACAAGTGACAATGTTGCGAAAGCGCTGATTGTTAATCCAGAAATGATTAACGAAGAATATATAAAATCAAATATCATAATGAGCATAAATAAAAAAATCAGAGAAACTTATTTAGGAAAACTTATTCTGGACGGTAATTTTAGTGTAATGATTCCAGATATGTATGCATTTATGCAGCACGCATTTGGTCATACAGTTACCGGTGCATTAAAAGAATTTGAGCATTACTCTTACTTTTGGAACAAACGTGGAAAAACTGATGTTGTTGCTATGAGATCACCGCTTACATGGCGTTCAGAAGTGAATAAACTTAACTTGAAGAACAATGAATTAACAGAAAAATGGTTCAAATATCTGACAAGTGGCATTGTTTATAATGTTTGGGGTTGTGACTGCATAATTCATGCAGACTCCGATTTTGACGGAGATATTGTAGCCACTACTGATAATCCAGTGTTCTTACGCTGCCGTTACGACAATCTTCCAATTACATACTCAAAATCTACTGTAGATAAAGAGTACATTTCAGAAGATGAACTGTACAAAGCAGACATTCAATCATTCGATAGTACAATTGGTCGTATTACGAATATTTCAACTGCATTCTATGAGATTTTGGCACGCTATGAGGGTGATATTACATTCAAGCGTGAGCAAGATGAGATTTTGGAACGCCTCAAACTTATCAGAAAGTCTCAGGGAGATTCGATTGATAAGGCGAAGGGAATAAAAATTGAGCCAATGCCTAAACATTGGACAAGAAAGATTTCTAAAAAGCCAGACGATGTGGAAGATATTGACTTTGAGTTTTATAATTCAATAGTTGCAGACAAGAAACCTTACTTCTTCCGTTATCTTTACAGCTCTGAGAACTCTAAGTATCTTAAATACCTGGATAAAGAGAACGATGTGTGCATGATGTTGTTCCAAAAATCAATTTATGACATTCTGGATTCTGCGCCGGAAGATCTTACTGACGCTGAGAGGGATTATCTAATTGATAAATTTTACCCTTATTCGCCACTGATTGATTATAATGGCAGGATGAATAAGATTTGTCACTATATGGAGAAGCATTTAAGTGAAATAAAAAGAAAAAGACATATGAAAACGCCGGAACATTTGGTTAAGTCAATGTATTCTGGCACTAATTTGAACTTTGCTGAAGAAGATATTGAGTACATGAACGCTCAATACCTGGACTACAAAGCACAAAAAGACAGTTTAAGAGTAAAACGCAAGAGTGATTATACTCACAGTGTCTCTCAAACATCGGAATTTATCAAATATCCGCTTGCCATCAGAGACAGAATTACAGATAAGTTTATCGGTGATGTGCAATATGCTTGCGATTTGGCAATCTATGTATGCTATGAGCTGCATCCTAGCCGTACAAAAGACTTCTGTTGGAGTATTTTTGGCAACCAGATTGTAGAAAACTTGAAAAAGAACTCTACTGTCACACCAAAAATGCCAGTTTTGGATGAAAAAAACGGAACAATATCATATCTCGGTAAAAAATATAGCGTTGTGGAGGTAAATGTATGATTTATTTCGATGAATTGTCCGTTGCGCAGGAAATGGAGGCTTCCACTACTGCTGTTGACGAATACAAAAGATCTGATTTGCTCTTGTATGCAAAATATTTGAGATACAAGGCGATTACAGAGTCCGGGAAGGACTACAATAATGTCACTGTTGAAGATATGGAACAATTAGACAGCCAAATAGAAAAAGAGCTAAAAGCATTTTGCAATAGGTATTACATTGATTTCAATTACATTGTGAAATTTCAGGATATCGACAATGCAGTTGCCAGCTCACGACTGTATAAGTTAAAATTGCCACTCCCTACTCCTATTACCAAAAAGGAGTGGGAGAAAATTTGCACAATTGAGAATGACAATTACCGCCGGATGTTATTTGTGATGCTTGTTGATGCAAAATATCACAGGCTGCATAGTATTTCCATTGAGAATTCTGCCACTATCACAGAAGATACACTTTTTTATTGTCATATGGAGAAAAGGGATATCTATAAAGCCGGAGCATGTAAATTTAAGAATGCGGAAGAGAAAAATTTTTCTCTTGGTTGTTTGTATCGTGAGGGTGTGTTTGATATCACGAATAATAAATACAGATCGTGGTTTGTAAAATTCGTTGACACTGCAGAGAACCCAGATGATGTTCTGGATTACATTACCGATTATGACCATTTGAATTTGCATTATGATAGATTGAATGGTGGAAAAATTGGTACATGTAAATTTTGTGGCAGATTATTCAAGCAGAGTAAAACAAAAGATTCTGCATATTGTTATAAGCATCGTGGTTATCATAAAAAAAATATACAAGAACTTATTTGTATTGATTGTGGCATAAAATTTAAAGTTGGCGCAAAAAGTCGTAAGTCTTGTAGATGTGAACAATGTCAAAAAATTCACTCTAAAAAATTGGCTGCTGAACGAAAACGGAAACAACGAATGCGTAATAAAGCCAATATAAATAATGTCACGGAATCAATTTAGTTATCTTTTTCCTCTGTAATTAGCTGTCTTTGCTTTTTACAGAGGATTTTTATTTTTGCACCCTATTATGAATAAGGGAGTATGTAGGAACGTACATAAAACCTTGCTTTTATGGTAACAGTCAAAAAATTAAAAAGGGGTGGTTGGTATCAATCCGAAGTACAAAAAGTTGGAAAATGAGACTGATTACGAATATGGTCTTAGACTCATCTCTATAAAGGTCGAAGAAAAGCCGGACGATTTGGACTGGGAAGATATTGTCACGCTTTTACATTTGGACTGCCATAGGGATAGCTTACGAAAGGCTGCAAATGTAACTGAGTTTTCTGGTTACAAAGTTATGCAGTATTTCAAAGAGAAAATGGAAACTCAAAGCCATGATGATACCGAAAGCTATTTGAAAGAGCTTGAATTGAAAAAGAGAGAGCTTATCAAAGAGCGTGCGAAACTTCATACTGAAAAGTTGGAGTATAACAGATGGTTACGTGAAGATGCCAGGGATGACTTATTTGAGGAAAAAGTCATTGCTGCTATTCATGAAACGCTGAATAAGGTAGATCCTCCGCAAAAAATCGGTGGTATACTTTCATCTCGTTATGGTCTTTTGAATATAGCAGACTGTCATTTTGGAAAAGATTTCAAAGTGTATGGTCTAAATGATGAAATTGTAAATGCTTATAGTCCTGAGATATTTTTTATGCGTATGGAAGTTCTCTACAATGAAGTGGTGGACTATGCACACAAAGAGAAACTCAAAGGATTCAAAGTATTTAATTTAGGGGATTCGTTAGATGGATTCTTGCGTAATTCACAATTATGGACATTACGGTATGGTGTGCCGGAAAGTGCCGTTATATATGGGGAGTATATGGGTAAATGGCTGAGAAGATTGTCCGATGAATTTGACATAGAATACTATCAAACAAATGGAAATCATGGTGAACTTCGCTTGCTGGATGGTAAAAAAGGCGAACATTCTCATGATAATATTGAAATGGTTACTGGAAGTATTATTCGTATTATAAATGAGGACAATCCCAACTTCCGATACATAACAAATAAATCCGGCTTTATTTTTGCTGATATTGCTGGATATAATGTTATGGGGATTCATGGGGAAGTCCGTAGTTTAACTGTTGCTATTAAAGATTACTCTGATATTTATGATACCAAGATAGATTATCTTGTGGCTGGTCATAAACATCATTCAGAGTTTGTAAACTGTGGAGTCCGTAGAGGGGTGATTGGTGTTGGATCAATTATTGGATCAGATGATTATTCAATGTCAATAAGAAAGACTGCCGATGCCACAGCATCTTTTGTTATATTTGAAACTGGAAAAGGAAAAGTTGATGAGCATACATTTGTTCTCAATTAACCTTAATAATGAGTTACAAAATACAATGTAGAACATTTAGCAGCATGAAGGAAATTTTTGATTGTTTGGAGATTCATTCAAAAATTCCACACGAAGAATACGAATCGGTTAAATTATATGGGGAGTCAAGTTTTATCATAGATGCATTGAAATATGCTATTACAGAGTATAGCGATATTACTATTGCTTCTATTGATATAATTCTTTCAGATATTGATCCTGTTTGTAAGGATTTGTATGTCTTATCTCTTACAGAAGAAAATGAGCTTTACATTCAACCGGCTTATAATGGGGAGAATATGTATCGTAACGAAGCAAAGTTTGCAATTGTTCAAGATACAGTAAGTTCGCAACTTGTAAAAGATATGTCTGTTGAGGACTTATCTTCTACTGTTTTAGGAACTTTTATTTTTTAAACACGCAAAAATAAATGCAGAAATGTATTGACATTTTCTAAATGTATGCTATAATACATACATAAGGAACAGGAAATAAAGTAAATGAAATAAATAGAGGTTTACCATCCATAAACTTCTATTTATCTCTTACTTTTAATCAAACTATAATAAATGTATAATGCGGATTAGAGCAGTGGTCAGCTCGCTTGCCTCATAAGCAAGAGGTCGAGGGTTCAAATCCCCCATCCGCAATTTATCTTGTTTTATGTTTTGTCCTATATGTTTTTGTTAATAAGCGGTGGGACTATTCATTGCGTAATAGTTCTATCGTTTATGTAAGAGTACATAGCAAAGTCTGGCAATGCACTGGTCTGCAAAATCAGTATTCGTTGGTTCAAATCCAACTGTACTCTCTTTAAGCTCATACAGCAATTTATTTGGGATATTTCTGTTAAAAATACTACCGAAATGAGCTTAGTTTCGTAAGGCACGTACAGCAAATTACTTATACTTTCAAATGGATGAATATTTTAAGTGGATTGTGCCTTGATTTTGGTCTTGTAGTTAAGTGGTAATAACATCGGATTGTCTCTCCGAAGTCGTGGGTTCGATTCCCACCTAGACCGTTATGGGGTGTTGGACAAGCGGTTTAAGTTATAGCCCTTTCACGGCTACGAGATGGGTTCGATTCCCATACACCCTATTACTGGTGAATCTGCAGTCAACCAGAAACGTTTTTTTTAGCATTTACAACGAGAAATAAATGTAGCAAGTTATATTAACGTGATATGCTTGTTGGGTTATAGTGTAAGCCGAGTAAAAACTAATTTTAGATGTGTAGTTTAATGGTAAAACAACAGTCTCCAAAACTGTAAGATGTGGGTTCGAGTCCTACTGCGTCTGTTTTGCATTTGTGGTGTAACTGGATAACATACCTGGCTTCCACCCAGGCGATGCCGGATCATTCCCGGTCAGATGCTTTTTATATGGGGGAGTAACCCAGCGGCGAGGGTAGCGGTCTGTAAAACCGTGACAAAGAAACACCGCAGGTTCGAGTCCTGCCTCCCCCACTTTGGGAAGTTAGCTCAACTGGTAGAGCATTAGGTTGAAGCCCTAAGTGTAGGTGGTTCGACTCCACCACTTCCCACTCAATCTAATAAAGCCCTTATAAAAAGGCACATGAGGTATATATGAAATGGTGAAGAAAACATAATCATGGACATATAGCTTAATGGATAGAGTTCACGACTACGAATCGTGCGATATAGGTTCGATTCCTATTATGTCTGTTTTGCCCGTATAGTTCAATGGAGAGAACATGGTTCTTCTAAAGCTATGATCTTGGTTCGATTCCAAGTATGGGTATTTATTTTTGGAGAGGTGGCAGAGTCTGGATTATTGCACCAGTCTTGAAAACTGGCAACCGTCAGTGATGGCGGTTCGTGGGTTCAAATCCCACCCTCTCCGTTTTACAGTTATAATCAATTTGGCGATTGGTTGGCATGTAATATTATAGGTACATTATTTAATCTGGGTGTGTAACTCAGTTGGTAGAGTAACCGGCTTTTAACCGGTAAGTCGTGAGTTCAAGCCTCACTACACCCATTATGGAGTAGTAAACCTAATTGGTAAGGTAGGAGATTGCTAATCTCTGAGTAATCGTTTCGTGCGGTGTGGTGGTTCGAGTCCACTCTACTCCGTTTATACTGGAATATAATTCAATGGTAGAATGCCTCTCTGATACGGAGGTTATATAAGTTCGATTCTTATTATTCCAATTTAGACACATACAGCAAAATTTTGATTTAATTCTTTCAAATTATTTTTACAAGCAAATGAAAATTTTATGAAAAAGCATAAGATATTATTCCTCCCCTTAATATCCTATTGTAAATCAACAGAAGATAGTAATATCCTCTGTCAAAGTGTCTAGTATAGGCTCACACAGCAAATATGAACAACTAACAAAACATATTAAAGAATATTTTATATTTCCCCCCTCAACCACTAAGTATTTTGATGAATGAAATAGTTTACATTTAGAGCCTAGTGAAAGTCGCATACAGCAAATTATAACGAAAAATTGGGTAAGTAATGCAAATATTTACATAAAAATCTGACTAGACAATCTTCAGTGTATTGTCTATCATCAGATTTTCTTCGATCTTAGCGACTTGTCTTTTATCCATCTGCCATGTGTAGATAGGAAATCTGATTTTGGCATAGTCATTATCAGTTTTTAATGCCCTGTAGTCCAATGGTAGAACGGCAGACTGTTAATCTGTATGTTGTGGGTTCGATCCCCACCGGGGCAGTTTATAATGGGGTATCGCCAAGCGGTAAGGCACAGGACTTTGACTCCTGCATTACGCTGGTTCAAATCCAGCTACCCCAGTTCTGCTATAAAGCAAATGTGGTCTTAACGGTGAGATAAATGCAGAATCTTCAAATCCGTGTTTGCTGTTTTGCTGGCATGGCGCAATTGGTAGCGCAACTGACCTGTAATCAGTAGGTTAAGGGTTCGAGTCCCTTTGCCAGCTTTTATTGAGAATGTGGTGTAATGGGAGCATACATGATTTGGGATCATGTGGAGCAGTTCGAGTCTGACATTTTCAATTTTAGACTATAATTCTTCCACGCATATTTCATATGCGGATGTGACGTAATTGGCAGGCGTACAAGACTTAAAATCTTGTGGTATTTATACCGTGTGGGTTCAAGTCCCATCATCCGTATTATGGTAGATTGGCGAAACAGGCAAACGCAGCAGTCTCAAACACTGCCGGGAAACCTTACGAGTTCGAGTCTCGTATCTACTACTATAAACAAATAATAATAAAGGTGGAATTATATGTCTAAACACAAACAAAATAATGATGGAATTTATTTCTTAGGTGAATCCTCAACAGATGTCACCGGCTCTCAGTACCTTGTACAATTTGGAGGTAAAAAGATATTACTGGAATGCGGATTATATCAATCCAAAAGTAACAGTTATCTTGATTCCTATAAAATCAATTCAAATAAATTTGGATTCAAACCAAATGAGATTGATTACTTGTTTGTGGCACATCCACATGTGGATCATTGTGGTTTAATTCCTCGATTGGTTGCCCAGGGATTCAATGGAAAAATTATAACTACACCAAACACTGCAGCGGTTATGAAATCGCTGCTTTTTAATTGCGCTTTTATTGTAGCTGATGAAGCAAGAATTCTTTCAAAACGCTACAGCAGAAACTACTCTCCCATTTATAGTGAAGATGATGTTTCTAAAACATTGCAGTTAATTAAACCTTATGGTGAATATGGTGTTATTTTCCAACTTGACGATGTAGTTAGTTTTCAGTGGATTCCAAACTCTCATTGTGTAGGTGCTGCTCAATTACAATTGATTTTGTCAGATGGATTGAAGACAAGGAAAATTCTGTATACATCTGATCTTGGTGCTTTGAATACGAAAAATCATTATGTAAGAAATACTGAAATTCCGACAATGTTCAATGATGTTGCCATTATGGAAAGTACATACGGAAGTAGAGAAAAAGTAAATAAGAAAACCAGGGATTTTGACGTTGAGCATTTGAGAGTAGCTGTTAATACTGTATTGGAGCGAAAAGGTACTCTTCTGCTGCCATGTTTCAGTTTTAGCCGGACACAAGAATTACTTACTGTTCTCTATTTGATTTTTGGCTGTGACGATTCATTCAAAGCTGATGTAGTTGTTGATTCAAAACTCAGTTGTGAAATTTCTGACTTATATGAAACCATACTTAAAGGTGAAGATCTGGAATTGTGGATGAAAGTACGAAATTGGAAAAATGTTGTTTTCTTATCTGAGAAAGAAGAATCCAAAATGTGCCAGAATGATACTACTCCGAAGATTGTATTGTCATCCTCTGGATTCTGTACAAATGGTAGAATTGTAAACTATTTACAAAAGTTCTTGCCCGATCCAAACAGTATGGTTGTATTCTCTGGATATGTTGGCGATAATCCTTCATATCTTTCCTATCGAATCAAGAACTATAAAGACTACAAGAAACTGACAATCAATAAAGTGCCGGTGGTAAATAGGGCTGACTGCATATCGCTCTCTACTTTCAGTAGCCATGCCAATAGAGATGACTTGATTAAGTTCGGTAGTTCTTTGAATACAAACAAACTTATCTTGGTTCATGGTAGTGAAGAAAGCAAAAAGTCATTATCTGAAAGTTTGAGAAAAGAAATTTCTAAAAATGATAAGACTTTCAGAGTCTTATGTTCAAATAAAGGAATGAAAATTTCGTTGTAATCTTTTATAGCATGGGTTGGAAACTCCCCATGCTTTTTTATATGGGAGATTGGTGGAATTGGTAGACACGCTGCGTTAAGGGCGCAGTGCCGTTATTGGCGTGTGGGTTCGAGTCCCACATCTCCTACTCCCACTATTCTATAGTGGAAAAATTGCATAAAAAAAGAAGGTTTGACAAATGGGTGTTACAAAAAAACAGCAAGTGGAAAAATCACTCGCTTCTGACGTTTCAGTAAATAGCGATGTTACGCTTGAAAAAATCTCTGCCAAAGAAGAACCAGATGATTATGTTTGTCAGACTTGTGGTAAGCACTATAAAAAAAGAAAAGGCAATTTCTCTCCATCTAAGTCACCGATTTATGCCGGTACAGATGGATATATGAACACATGTAAAAATTGTGTTGATGAATTGTTTATACATTACACTAATTTCTTTAATGGCAATGAAGAACGTGCTATTGAAAGAATATGTCAGTTGTTTGATTTGTACTTTAATGAAAGTGCCCTCGCTGCATCAAGAAAAATCAGTGAGGATCGTAGTCGTATTTCTGTATACATCAGCAAGATACAGATTAAACCCCATACTGGAAAAACATACAGTGATACTCTGATTGAGCAAAAATCAAATTCTATCAATTCAGCCGATGACGTTGCTGAATATAGTGGATTGGATGCTACTCAGTTGAAAAAAGCTGTTGGTGTTTGGGGATTTGGTTTTGAGCCGGAGCAGTATGGTATTTTGAATGATATGTTTGACGATTGGAAATCTAGGGTTGTTATTGATGGCAAGACAAGAGAAACCCTTGTAAGGGAACTGTGTATTATCAAGTTACAGATGAACCTTGCATTGAAGGATAATAATGTTGAGCTTTACACAAAGCTGATGAAAACATATCAAGAGACTATGAGATCCGCAAACTTACAGCCGAAGCAAGAAGATGAAAATGATAAAGCATCTGAAAAACCAATTGGTGTAATGATTAAAATGTTTGAGGATGAACGTCCGATAGATAAGTGCCGACCAGAATGGGAAGATGTAGACGGTATTGTAAAATATATCACTATCTATTTCTTAGGGCATTTATGCAAGATGTTGAAATTAAAAAATAAATACTCAGCTCTTTATGAAGAAGAAATGGCTAAATACAGAGTTGAGATTCCTGAATTAGAAGAAGCTGATGATGAAGATATCTTTGATTTCATTGTAAACGGCGGTGACGCTGATGGAACGAAAGAATAAAGGTAGTTTATCGGACTCTAAATACGACAAAATAATGTGTGGTCTGAATATATGGATAGGCTACTATCGTGCAAACCCTGTACGATTCCTTATTGATTATTACGGTATGGAGTGGATTCGCCCATTCCAACAAGTGCTAATCACATTTATGTTCAGATTCAATAATTTTATGACTATTGCGAGTCGTGGTATGGGTAAGTCCATGATCGTTGCTGCTTTCCTATGTGCCTATTGTACACTATATCCTGGTGTTAAGGTATGTATTGCTGCCGGTCAACGTGGTCAGTCAATTAACGTCCTCTTGAAGATTGTAGAGGAATTTATGCCACAATCTCCTAATTTAAGGAATGAGATACTCAAAACAAATACTTCTCCCTCAGAGGGATTTATATATTGGAAGAATGGTTCTGTTATAAAAGTTGTAACGGCAAGGGACTCTGCCCGTTCTGCCAGAGCAAACATCATTATAATGGACGAGTTTAGACTTATTGATAAAGGTGTCGTTGATAAGGTACTGAGAAAATTCAAAGCCGGACAACGTAGACCTAACTTCTATAATAAAGAAGAATACAGCGATAAAGTTGAAGAAAATAAGGCTAAATATCCAAAAGAACCTAATAAAGAGATTTATTTGAGTAGTGCATACTACAAGTATCATTGGTCTTGGGCAAAGTTCAAGGCATTTTTTAAATCCATGATTAAAGGCGAAAGCTACATGGTCGTTGGATTCCCGTATCAATTACCTGTTTATGAAGGATATTACCCAGAAGAACAGATTCGTGAAGAAATGCAGGAAGATGACTTTGATAGCATTGCATGGTCAATGGAGATGGATTCTCTTTTCTTTGGTAGTTCTGAAAAGGCTTTCTATAACTTTGAAACTGTAGATAAGATTCGTAAGATTCAGAGAGCATTATATCCGAAGCCTTATTATGCACTGTTGAATGACAGTAAGTATAAGTATGAACCAAAAAGAAATGGTGAGATACGTCTTTTATCAATGGATATTGCGACACAAGGCGGTTCTAAAAATGACGCTACTTGTTTTACACTGATGCAATTGCTTCCAACTTCAAGCAATCAATATATTAGAAATGTTCTGTATATTACTACATTAGATGGTGGTCATACATTTGACCAGGCTTTAAAAGCAAGGCGGTTATTTGAGGATTTCGATTGTGATTACATAATCGTAGATACAAATGGTGTCGGTATTGGTGTATTCGATAACCTTGTTATTGAACAGGTTGACGATGAAAGAAATACTGTATATCCGGCATGGTCATGTATCAATGATGACAAAATGGCTGAAAGATGTAAAGATCCTGAAGCAGAGAAAGTCATCTACAGTATTAAGGCTACTGCTAAATTCAACTCTGATGCTGCAGTATATCTTAGAGACTGTATCAAACGTGGAAAGTTACGACTTCTTATCAATGAAATAGATTCTAATGATATTTTGAATCGTAGTAAGGCTTTCCAGAATTTATTAGTTGAAGATCAAGTAATGTTCCAAGAACCATTTTATCAGACAACTGCCATGATTAAAGAAATGATTAACTTGGACTACACTGCTACTGACGGAAAAATTAAAGTCGTTGAAGTGGCTGGTATGAGAAAGGATAGATACTCTTCTATCTCCTATGCCAACTATATTGCAAATGAGCTTGAAAGAGACATGCGTAATATTGAAGACGAATACGGATTTTCAACTTTTATCAATTAAAAAATTAGGAGGTAGATAGATGCCAGAACAGAATGAAGTGGCAGCTTCTACTACCAAAAAGCGTGGTAGATCATCTGCACCTAAACGTAAGGCAAACACGAATAATCGTGCTAACCATAATGTAGAAACAAATGCTTATGCCTATAATACTACATTACCTTATATCTATTCTGTCTTAGGGGATTTTCTTGATGCCTCCCCATATACGATAAAGGATATTAGAACATTTTCTAAAAATCCCCAGTATTACAACAAACAGTTAAGAGATTTGGCTTGGTGGGCGTATAACACTAACGGTAGTGTAAGGAGTGCCGTTAATTATATTGGCTCTATGCACACTCTTGATAAGGTAATTGTTTGTAAGAATAGAAAAAAGCGTCCGAGAAATTTTGAAAGAAACAGACTCAAAATGTTATCCGTTCTTGACAAAATCAATTATAAGCAACAAATCAGAGATAATCTGATGAAAAATGCAAATGATGGAACTGCTTTCTACTATTTTGAAACTGCAAACAGACCTATTAGCAATGAGAAATTCATATCTGATTATCAAATGGCTAATATTGTTGAGATAAATGAAATTGGTATGGATGTTTCTATTATTCCTTTGCCTGTTGATTGGTGTAGAATTTGTGGCAGAGTAGGTAATCATTATCGTATGGCTTTTAATTTGAGATATTTCGATCAATTCAATGACAGAGAATTAAAAGCACGATTACAAGCTATGCCGAAAGAAATTCGTGATGGATATAATCAGAATAAAGGCAGCATCAATAATTGGATTATACTTGACGATACAAAAACTATCGTTACAAAAGTAAATGCCGCAATTAACCAGCCCTGGGGTGTACCAATGGCTGTAACTGCCTTTGATGATATTATGTATGCTGAGTATTTTGTCAATACTAAACGTACAGTTTTGGATTCAATCAATAATCAGATTATTTATATGACATTCCCGGAAGGAAAAGAAAAAGGAACGTCATCTCTTACAAAAGACCAACAGAGAGAACAGCATGAAAAAGTAAAAGAGGCTGTTATCACTCGAAGAAGTCAGTCTGGTATATCTTTCTTTTCCCTTGCAAGTGGAACTAAGATAGATAAAATGGACGTTGATATAGATATTTTCGATGAGAAAAATGAAGCATCTATTAAGGACGCTGTGCCTGGTGCTTTAGGTATCAGTTCTGCCAGTCTTGACGGTAATACAAAAGGTAACTATGCAACTGCTTCTCTTAACTTAGAGCTTGTTGCAAGCAATACCTACACATGGGTTGAGAATTTCATGTTTGAGCTTAATAAATGCATTAACGCAAATATTATCATGGATTCTTCTTGTGTGGTTGATTGCTATATTTTACCTACAACCTTTGCAAACAGAGATAAACAAGTAAAATACATGCAAGATTTATATTCTCATGGTAAGGGATCTCTGACCGCTTGGGTAAGTGCAACTGGGTTTGATCCAGATGCATATATCTCTCTGCTTGACTATGAGTTAGAGTCTGATTTTGAAAACAAATATCCTGTTCATGCTACATCATTTACAATGAGTGGTCGTGATGAAGCAGATAGTAAAGAAAGTGGTCGTGAAACAGTAGATTTTGCGACAAATGAAAATACGATACAATCACAATCTTCTGGTTCAAACACCAATCCTAAACCAAGTACAGATTAGGAAGGAAGATTATGTGCATGACAGAAACAAATTCTGTAGTGAAATGCAAATCAGTTTTTAAGCCTGGTGTTGCAAGGCATTTAATCAAAATGGGAAATCCTGTTTATGATATCAAGCCGAAGAAAGAAAATCCAGACGCTTCTATTTTCATATTTGTGGAAACGGAAAAATTTGTAAATGATTTCACTACTATTTTAAGTACATCTGAATAGATGTTTATTACGTTATTGTTAGAAATGGCACTTTAGGGTGTCTTTTTTATTGCAATAAATTATACAAAAAGGTGGTACATATCATGGAAATGGAAAAAAGATTTTTAGAAATTTCACAAGCCACCAACCCAAATGGACGCAGACGAGTCAAAATTGTTTTGCATGAAATTTACCCCGATAACACACGTTGGAATATCAATGGTATCTCCTATCTTGAACAATACACAAGAGATAATGCAGATACCGTAAAAGGTATGCCATTATGCGCTGAGTTCCTGGATAATGATAAAGAAATCCCATATGGTCATGGATTGACTGGTCAGATTAAAAATATGCCGGTATTTGAAGATTCTGTGCAAGTAGGTGTGTTTGAGGACTGGTCGATTGAAGACATTGAATTGGAAGACGGAATGCATAGATGTTTATGTGGTGTTGGCTACATAAATGAAGCAAGATATCCAAAGTTCGTAAAATGGATTGAGGATAAGATTGCTGATGGCATTACTATTCGAGGAAGTGTTGAATTTGTTGGTACAAAGGAAAATGACGGTGAAATAATTTATGATGGCGGTTGGAAAGAACAAGGTCGTATCCCTATGATTTATGATTATAGTGGATATTGTATCTTATCCGTAAAACCTTCCGATTCGACTGCCGTATTAGTTGAACTTAACCAGTTCAATCGTAAAAACTTGGAGGTTATTGAAATGAATGAAGAAATGATGAAAGCACTTTCTGATTTAAAAACTGACATTATTTCAGAATTTCAGGACACTAGAAAAGTTGAAGTAAATTCACAGGTTGCTAGTCTTGAATCACAGGTTGCAGAACTCAATTCTAAAATTGATGAGCTGAATGCTTCTATCAAAGAAAAGGATGAGGAAATTTCTGAACTTAACCAGAAATGTGAAAAATCTGAAAGTGATGCCAAAGCAAAAGAGGACGAGCTTGATGCGAAAAATAAAGAGCTGAATGCCCTTGTTGAGACACAGGCTGCAGAACTCAATGAACTGAAGAAAGCAAATAAAATCGCTGAGTTAAATAGTGCCCTTGCAGACTATACAGATGAGCAGAAAGATTTTGCCAAAGAAGAAATTGAAGCATTCAATGCTGATCCGTTCTCTGTAGAGATCAATTCAATCGTAACAAAGATTGATGCAACTGCATATAAGAAAATTCGTGAGGAAAATGCAAAGAAATCTCTTGAAATGAACTCAATGAAAGACGAATTTGATGGCATTATGTCAGCAATTGATCCTATCGTCAAAGATGATAATTCCGTTGACGATTTTGATTGTTTTGCTTAATCAAACGAAAATAATGGAGGAACGTGACCATGTTAAAATTTAGAGAAATTGGTACATACAAAAATGCCGTTAATGTTGGTTACTGCACAGCAGACGTTGAGCTGCATAACGGTAATGTTGTAACTTTCGATAGAGCTACAAAGAAAGCTGCTGTTCCTACTGATGGAAAAGAAGCAGGGCTTGCAATTGTTATGAACACTATCGACAAACCTGAGACTCTTACACCAAACGATTATGTAATCGAAATTGGTGAGAATCCACGTTTATTTGTTCTTACTTCACTGAAAGGAAGAATTATTGACATGGATATGGATCAGGTAGATGGCACATACGCAGATATTGCTGTTGGCGATTTCCTTGTTGCAGAAGCCAGTGGAAAACTGAAAGCTGTAAAGAAAGCCACAGGAGTAGCTGACTACAAAGAATATTTTGTAGTAAGTGAGAAAACAAGTTTCAACGGTGAAGGACTCGCTGTTGAGGTTGTTATTGCCTAATTGTAACTTAATACACTAATTGGAGGAACGAAACAATGAGAAATATCGTTGAATTAAATACTTCTTTTGAATTAGCAAATCCAGTAAAAGATGATGTAACTATCAAGGATCAGGCTAAATTCAAACAGATGGTTGAAATCTGTTCTGCTCTGTTTACTGGTACAGATGCCGGTAAATATGGCACACAGAAAGATGCTGTAGCAAAGAAACTTTCTGCACTTGGAGAAGCTGCAGCTATGGGTGATTTCAAAGCTAGAGCTGAAATCAATACAATCGTTAAGTTCATTATTGAGCCGAAACTGCTTGAGGCTATGAAGATTTATGATTTCTTAGGAAATTATCATGAACTTGCTTACCATGAACAGCCGAAAGTTAAAACTTACAACTACGAAGGAATTGACGCTCGTATGCAGGCTGCAAATTCTGATGTAAGTTTTGCTGGAAGAAACTGGATGGAATATCCTGTTGCTACAAGAACCATTTCTGCTGGTATGGCTATTGATTACCGTGAACTTGCTTCTGGTAACTTCGATGGAACAATCGCAGAGGAAATGGCTCAGGTTCAGGTTGATATGAACAACAAAGGTGTAGCATACGTTCTTGGTGTTCTGAAGAAATCTCTTGCAAACAACACTAAATATGTGAAGAACTATAGCACATATACAGGTGATCTCCCTACAGAGGCAGACGTTGCTAAGAGAGTTGCATTTACTCGTAAAATGGGTAAAGTTGCTATCTTAGGTGACTACAGCTTAATCCAGGAAATCAGCGGATGGAACGGATATAAAACTGTTGGTGATACTAAGATTCCATTCTATAGCCCATCACAGGTAGATGAAATCGCCAAAGCTGGTGTAAACGGATTCTATAAAGGAAGCACACTTGTAGAACTTGAAAATCCGTTCAACTATACAAAACCGCTTGCTGACAAGTCTGGATTCGAGACTTATTACGCAGATGATGAGCTGTACTTTACTGCTGCTGGTAATAAATCTCCGCTGAATATCTTCAGACGTGGTGGTATCACAACAATGAGCGGTACAGACGTTGAAACAGGTACAATCAAAACTCGTTTTGATGTTGAACTTGGTGCTGACGTTGTAAAAGGTCGTGAATTTGAGATTGGTTTACTTGCTAAACAGTCTTAATTAAACGAAAATAAATGTATAAGCATGGGGAAATCTGTTTTTCTCCATGCTTTTATTATAAAAGGAGTTATACATCAATGGACGAAAAAGTTATTGAAAAAAGCGAAAATGTTGTAACTAAGACAACGAAAGCAAAAACACCACGTACAAAAGCAAAGACACGTACAGTAGACAATCTCTCTTTAAGTGACAGAGTTTCTATTGACAATCTTTGTGGATGGACTATCGGATTCGTTTCTGAGGAAAATGGGAAATCAATTCAGATTGATCCGAACATCAAAGACTATAAAAGATTAACACTTGCTGAGATTGATTCACAAGTTAAAGTCGGAAATGTTGCATTTTGTGGAGTCGATGGACTTGGCTCTCATGCTGCTTTTAAAATCAATGATCCACTCGTAAGAGAATATGTTTTCGGAGAAGATATTTCGCCGGTTCAATTAACAGTGGATGCAGTAAATGATTTGTTCGCATCTAAGAGTAAGAAAGAATTCCATGATAAACTTTCTTCTTTGGTTGTAACAGAATCAGAAAAGAAAATGATTGCAATTATGTGTTCAGATAAGGACTTATACCCTTCTGTCAACACTGATGAAGTTCCGTCTTATATGCTTGCTGAAATTGAGGCAGTCAGTGGATTAAATCTCGATTAAAAATAATTGGAGGTGCATTCAATGACATCATATACAGACGTTGTATCTGCATTTGAATCAATCATTAAATGTAAGTATGTACTTGCAGACGGATTAGTTCGTCAATGGTTCTTGAATGCATTAGGTGAATATGAACTAAATATTGATTCTTTAGGATTCGATAAACAAGATTTAGTATTTACCCCACCCTCTTCTGATTCAGATTCTTTCGATGACAATGGTGATTTGAAAAACTATGTCATTTTGAGTCTGGCTGAGATTATGAAGTCTTACTATATGCAACAAGAGGTAAGGCGTGTAAATCAGTTAAATAATATCATCGGTAAAGATATCAGTCTTAACGGAACTGGTGATACAAAGAAATACACAAGAGCGGAAGCTGATGCAATAGATTCAAAAATTGCAGACCTTTACACAAAGCAAAAATGTCCAGCTTATACATAGGCGGTGATATTTATGGCTGTGGATTGGTATTTAATGGATCAACCACCTATTTATAATGGTGGTTTTGAGGGCGATGAATTTTTCGCTTATGCACAAGATGGTTTCAAGGAAATGCTTGATACTACTATGTTGTGCGATAATGTTGAGTTTATAAATAGTGACTTCTCTGTTATTACTCCTGGAAAGGCAATCATACAGAGTGTTACGCCGGACACACAATTGAAAGCTGAAGACAGACAAATTTTAGTGCCGATTGGAACTTTACAAACATACTCTTACATTCGTTTTGAAGATGAAATTTGGATTATTGCTTCTGAACCAAGTAATAACAAATTTTATGAAAAGGCAGTTCTTAAAGTTTGTCACAATCAGTTACGATGGCAAGATCCAGAAACCAAGAAGATATATGAATATTGGTATTGGTGTGAAGATGTGACACGGTATAGTTCTGGTGTCTTCAAAGGAAATATTGTTATTACTTATGATAAGCAGTATAGCCTTTTACTGCCAATGGATAAAAATACAAGAAGACTTCATGACGGTATGCGATTTATGTTAGAAATGTCCAACGATGTACCGTTGGTATATAAACTCACAAAATTCAATGGTTTAACAAACAACAATAAAAATGTAAAGTTGTTAAATCTGTCATTGACTCAAACTGTATACGATGAAAATACAGACAGTGTTGATATGATGCTTGCAGATTACAAACAAAATAATGTTGAGCCTACTGAAAAGTACGGTTATACTTGCGAACTTACATATAAAGCTGACACTATCAGTTTATCATCGTTTGAAAAATACTCTGCTACATTTTATGACAATGAACATAATGTGGTAGATGATATCGAATATCATTGGGGAATTTCTGATAATGATTTCGATGAGAAAGATTTGGTATTAACTACTGGTGACAATTTTGTAAAAGTTACTGTAAAAAACAATCGTGATTTGGTTGGAAAGCAATTCCACTTAAATGTTCTTTCATCGGTAGATACAATATTGGCATCTGTTGTTATTACGATTACCGCTTTATGGTAAATGAGGTTTATTATGGAAGATTTTGACATTAACTCTTTTAAATCTGCGGTAATAAATACAATTGTCGAAAATAACGAGATTATTTTTAATCTCGATAAGGAATATATAGATGCCGGTGGTGGTCTGCTTTATAAGAAAATTTTCCCTTATTTGCAGAATCCAAAGACCATTGAGAAAACCTCTCCATTCATCTGTTTCAAGGTCGATCATGTGAGAAACCAACAATATTTTTTGGAAGAGATAAAAGTGGTCATATATATTGTCTGCCATGAAAAGGCAATGGCACAAAGAGTGCAGAGCTATAAAACAAAGGAATATCTATCGGGTACAGTTATTGATATTTTGGGTGAAGAATTGAAAAAAACTTTATCTGGAATGGAAACAAATTGGATTGGTGAATTGATATGTGCAAGCAATACTGAGGAAGTATTGTACTATGAATACCCATGCAGAATACTTACGTTTACTGCAAAGAAGGAATCATATGGACATCAATAACGAATCTTTATATCAGTACCTTATATATAGCTCACCAATTTATTATACCGAAGATTTAGTTTTATACCCTGTAAAAATGGGTAATGTGCTTGATTTCAATTTATATAAGTCAAGTATTATTGTTCGTAAAAACAGTATATTTCCAGTAAAGAAAATCATCAAGATGCCATATCTTGATTTTTTATTTTACTGTCATAACAACGTAGAATTAGCAAAAGAATTTAACATGCCATTTCTCCCCTACTACTATTCTTTTGCACTCCGGCTTTTACAGCTTGTATTTAAAGATCAAGAGGTATTGGCTAGTTCTACACAAGGGGGATTCAGAATAAATGGCAATGTTATAACCGCCGATCAGTTCGATGATATTCGGAGAATTATTATCCTACAAAATGGTATTGATTTTGACATTGATGAATTCATTCACTACGACACTGAACAGGAATTAAAGAAAGCCCAGGATGCTATATCTGGCAAAGATAAAGCCTCTCTTGAAGATTATATTGATTCTGTTTGTGTTGGAATGGACTTAACCGAAGAAAAAGTTAAGGGGCTAACTATTCGTAAGTTCTGGCGATATGTTAAACGAATAAATAAGCGTGATATTTTCAATGTTATGAAATCTGCTGAAAGTACGGGATTTGTAAAATTCAAAGAACCCGTCCAGTATTGGATGACTGAACTTGATGAGAGCGATAAGTTCAAAGATGTGAAAACAGATGCCATGTCATTAAAGAAAATGATTAGTGGCTGATGATTTATAAATCAGGAGGAATTTGCAATGAATACAAAGGGAAAAGAATTCGTTGTTTCAGTTGCCGACTTTGCATTTTACATCAATGGTGTATTAGCTTGTACAGGAGTGACTAACCTTAGTTCTTCTATTTCTGTATCTATGCAGGAACAGGCTGTAAATGCTGGTAAAGGTAATAAGAAAGTATTCTCATACAAATATGGTAGAGAACTTACAGCAGAACTTGAAGCTGCTGACTGGAAACTTGAGTACATTGCTTTACAGGCTGGTTCTCAGATTTCTAAAGGACTCAAAGATTCATATAGTCTTAATGAGTGCGTAACACTTGTAGCTGGAAAAGGTACAATTGACCATACACCTCTGACTGGTGCAAAAGTTGGTGTAGAACTTCCAAACGGTACATTCGTAGAAGTTACTGCTGATGGTACTTCAATTGACTTGACATCATATGGTCTTACAACTGAAAAAGTAAAATGTACATATCAGTACAATGCTATTTCAAAACGTATTACTATTGATGCAGAATCAACACCTTACATTGGAAAACTTGTTCTTCAGGCAGACAAGCATAACAGTAAGAAAGGTAAAGTTGGTGTCGTTGAAATCGTAATTCCGTCTTACTCACTTGACGGTAACTTTGATATCTCATTCACACCTGATGGTGTAGTAAGTACAAAGTTATCTGGTAGTGCCCTTGCTGTTGAAGGTGACGCCTGTGAAGATGGTAGTGCCGTATATGCATACATCTCTGAAATTGATGATGACAATACAGATATGGCTGTTTCTGAAATTGCTATCTCTGCACCGGCTACAACAATTAAGACTGGTGCAAACATGACACTTTCAGTTCTTGGTATTATCGGAGTTATGTATAAACCTACAGAGCTTGATCCAAAGGATTGTACATTCTCAATCGTAGATGCCGGAAACACTGCATTGACTGTAGGTGCAAAAACTGGTGTTGTGAGTGGTGCAACTGCATCTGGTACAGCAACAGTCAAAGCCGTTTACAATGGACTCGAAGACACAATTGAGATCACTGTAACAAAATAATTTCAGTAACTATATGTAGGTGGGTTTATACCTGCCTACATTTTTATTAGGAAGAAGGAGCTGAGATTATGACAGATGTAAAAGAAAATACAACTGATATTGTTCAAGATAAAGGAAAAAATAAAGTTGAAACAAAATCAAGTACACCGAAACGAAAGGCATCTCTTACCAAAGAGTGTGACGTATTAGTATACAATGAGCGTACTAATACCGCTATCATTTCTTTTGATGGTTTCGGGTATGAATTAACTGGTATATCAAAAAATCCTGGTAATAAAATTTCTGTTAAATATTCGGGAGATATTCATTCTCCGAATTTTAAAGTTGAGAAGAAATAATGTGTAAATATGCATACATTCAGTTTAATGAAAAAACTAAGCAGAATATGATTTATTGTTCTGGTGGTGTGAAGATAAACTCAGAAGGTTTATGTATCTGCCAAAGATATTGTAAAGACAAATCTTGTTATATCCCACATAATCAAGATAAAATGCATTGTAAATATTACGAGGATTGTTAGCAAGTGTGGTGTTTTTTATTAAGCACTGCACTTGTGTATGATACCTATTAAAGAGGTTAAAAACTGTTTTGACTTTTTTAATGGGTATCATTTTTTATCGCAAATTATACAAATGTTTATCCACCATAATTATTAAAAAGTTCGTTTACAAAAGGAGATATAAATTATGACTATTAAAGAAGTAGCAAAAATGTTCAATGTGAATACAGAGAAAAGTAGAGCAATGAAGAATAAGCGTAAGGCTAAAGAAATCATGAAAAAAATCTTGATGTGCCCGAAATGTAAACAGCCGATGAACTGGGTAGAGGGTACGAATATTTGTGCGTGTTCTACATGTACATATACTATCGGCAAGAAAGAAAACAAAGAAACTTATAGTGTTTCTAAAACTCTTTCCGATAAGAGCCGTAGATTCCTGGAAAACAATTATTCACAGTTTGCTAAAGAAAGTACAGAGGTGTAATTTATGAGAAAATATACTGATGAATCAACATTTGAATTAAACGGAAAACACATAGTTTTCAGATATGTGTCCTCTCCTACTCTTTCTCAGAAAATGGACATTGTTGATGATATCGTTCACGGTGTTATCAATGATACAGTAGGGTATGAGCCTATTCTGTTTGATTATTTTGTAGCTGTTTCTCTTGTAAATAATCTGACTGATATTGCATTGCCAGAGTCTTTTACTGAAAGTGCAGATTTCATCGAGAAAACACGCATCGGACAGGTTATCAAAGAAGCAGTTAATGTAAAAGATGTTATTGATGCTGCTGAAAGAAAAATTGATTTTGAGCGGAGCAAACTTGTCAATACATCAAAACTGGACGAATTATTTGAGGTGTTAATTTCTATCGCCAATAAATATTCTTCCACATTAGAGAATTTAAACACTGATGACTTCATGAATAAACTACAGAATGTAGCAGAGTTTGCAAAAATGCCACAAGATGATGTAGTTCGTGGAATTTTAGCGTATGAAAATTCTCAAAAAGAACAAGACAATATTAAAGTCGAATAAGAAGAGGGTTACTCCCCTCTTCTATTTTTTACGCTTTTAAGAAAGAGGGTTAGTAACATGGGTAGAACAACAATTTATAACAAAATTACAAACGAAGAATCTATCAAGAAAATCAATCCAAACAATAAACAACTTTGTGAAGATTTTCTTGAATATCTTGCGTCTATTGATCGTGCCCCTTCCACAATTAACGGGTACAGAAACGACCTAGAAATTTTCTTCTGCTGGAACTTAGAATACAACAACAATAAATTTTTTGTTGATATCAAGAAACGTGAGCTTGCACGATTCCAGGGATATGCAATCAATGAATGGGGTTGGAGTCCGAAAAGAATTCGTAGGGTAAAATCTGCTATCAGTAGCATGTCAAATTATATTGAAAATATTTTACAGGACGAAGACGAAGATTTTGAAAATTTCCGCTCTATCATTGGAAAGATTGAATCTCCGAAGAACGAAGCTGTTCGTGAGAAAACCATTATCCCAGATGATGACGTAGATAAATTCTTGGATAAATTAGTCAGTGAAGAACGATATCAACAGGCATGTGCTTTTGCTTTGGCTGCAATGAGTGGTGCTAGAAAATCAGAATTGTTGAGATTCAAAGTTGAATACTTCGATGAGAACAATATTGTTTATGGTGGTCTGTATAAGACTCCTAAGATTAAAACTAAGGGAGCTGGTAAAACAGGTAAACAGCTCAATAAATATGTGCTTTATGAGTTTAAGAAATACCTTGATTTATGGATGGAACAACGTAAGAAACAAGGTATTGAGAGTGAATGGCTTTTTGTACATAGATGTGGTGATGGTTCTTATGCACAAATGAAAGTCAGTACCCTTGATAGTTGGGCGAACATCTTCTCAAATGAATTAGGTGTAGATTTTTACTGGCACTGCATGAGACACTATCTCAACACAAAATTATTGAAGCTGAATATCCCGGCAAATGTTGTTCAGGAATTTTTCGGATGGAGTAGTTCGGACATGGTTAATCTATACAACGATAGCGAGGTTTCCGAAGAATTCAGTAAGTATTTCACAAAAGATGGAATTGTTGAAGGTAAGAGTTCGTCTTTAAGTGATCTATAAATAAGCAATAATAAAGGAGGACTACCATGAGAAAAGCAAATAGCATGGCAGAACTTGAACAGTTGATCTTGAATGAGATGCAAAAAGCTATGACGGTTGTACATTCAAAATCTCTCAAAGATACAGAGAACGAAGTCCAGTCTTTCTATTCGCAGGGTTCTCCTAGTATTTATAAAAGAACTGGAAAACTTGGAAAAAGTGTTAGGAACTATGGTGTTTCTAAATACGGAAAAAATGTTCATTTCTATATTTGGTTGGATAGAACTTACAGTTATGTAGTTCCAAATCCAGACTTTATAGAAAAAGGATTTTCAAGTTATTTTTCAACCCCTATGGTATTTGATGCTGCCGAAGCTGGTACAGCGAATATCAAAGGTCGTTCTGGCTTCTGGGCAAGATCAGAACAGAAAATTCAATCTGACTTAGACAGTACATTTAGTAGTTTCTTTAGATAAGGGGAGGTGAAGTTATGTCAGATTTTATTGCTCACGTTATAGCGGAGCTTGATACCGCCAAAGCACAGCAACAAATGAATGCTTTCACAAATGCAAAGCACAAAATTGATGTTGATGTAAATTTGGTGTCCAAAAATGGAAATATAAACGGCTATTTGAATCAGATAAAATCACAATTTGGTCAGGCTGGTAATGCTGCTGGCAATAATTTCGCCAATGCGCTGAATACTACAATGGGAAAAATTACCACTGCCAATTCAGCAAATACTATTAAAAACTTGCAACGTACACTTGCCGGATTTAAGTTTGATAAGAGTCAGATTGCTACAATCACACAATCTTTAGATTCTATGGATTTGGCTGTCCAAAGGGTTGATACAAGAATCCGTCAAGGCGGTCAATTACAGTTGCGTGTCACTGGTGTAGATGAATTAGGTCGCACTGTTACTGTATTAAAAGAATTTGATTCACAGGCTGGCAGACTTGTAAATGTCGGTAAAGATATTCAACAATCATTTAGTCAGATGTTTACTGGTGCTGATGTTTCCAAATTAAATGCTGATATTTCAACTCTTGATGCAGGGTTTGTAAAATTAAAAGGTGATACAAATAATTATTCGTCTGAGCTTTCTAAATTAAAAGCCGACTTAGCAAATATAAGTAATATAAGTGGTTTAGATAGACAACAAGCTGAATTTGAAAGAATAACTCAAGAGGTTCAACGATTAAAAATTGCATATAAAGATGCTAAAGCAGAAAATATTTCGTTAGCTGCATCACAGCAATTATTATCACAAAAAACTGTGTTAGGTAATCAAATTGAAACATGGATGAACCGTAACACTAAAGCTGCAAAAATATATAAAAATGAGTTATCAGAATTAACAACACAGCTTTCTAAAGTTGAAAATCCTTCACAATTAAAAGCTGTCTCTCAGTCATTTACTCAATTAAAAACAACCGCTGCTGCTGCCGGAAATTTAGGTAAGAGTATCTTCGGAACTTTGAAGAGTAATTTTACAAATCTTAGTCCACTATTCGGAATGGGTGCAATGATTAACACTACCATTCGTGGACTAAAGGATATGTATTCAAATGTCGTAGATATTGATAGTGCCATGACAGAACTCAAAAAGGTTACAAATGAAACGGATTCTGTATATTCAAGCTTCCTTTCAAATGCTTCAAAGCGTTCTGTTGAACTTGGTACTACTATTACAGATTATGTAAATTCTACATCGAGTTTCGCACGACTTGGATATTCCATGTCTGAAGCCAAAGAACTTGCAGAAGTAGCAAATGTTTATAGTGTTGTTGGTGACGAAATTTCTAGCATTGATGAGGCAAGTTCTAGTGTAATTTCTACATTAAAGGCATTTGGAATTCAAGCCAGTGATGCTATGTCAATCGTTGATAAATTCAATGAAGTAGGTAACAGATTCGCAATCAGTTCTGGTGGTATTGGTGAAGCCTTGACAAGATCTGCTTCTTCAATGTCTGCTGCCAATAACACATTGGATGAATCAATTGCTTTGATTACTGCTGCAAATACTGTTGTACAAGATCCAGCAAGAGTAGGTAACGCATTTAAGACAATCTCCATGAGAATTCGTGGTGCGACTACAGAACTTGAGGAAGCCGGACTTGAAACTGATGGTATGGCTGAATCAACAGCAAAACTTCAAGCTGAAATCAAGGCACTTTCTGGTGTCGATATTATGCTTGATAAAGACACTTTTAAATCTACATATCAAATTATGGACGAGCTTTCAGAGAAATGGAAAGACCTTACCGATATCCAACGGGCATCCATCACAGAGTTGCTTGCCGGAAAACATCAAGGTAATGTAATGTCTTCACTTATGAACAATTTTGATATCGCCAGACAAGCACTTGAAGTTTCGATGAATTCCGAAGGTTCTGCTATGGAAGAACATGAAAAATGGATGGAATCTATTGAAGCTAAAGTAAACCAGCTTAAAGCTGCGTGGGAAGGACTGTCAAACTCTTTCCTTGACTCTGGATTTGTCAAAGGTGCTGTTAGCGGATTGACTGGGCTTGTTCAAGTAATTGATGTACTTATAAATAAAATTGGTGCAGTTCCTACTATATTAACAGGAGTCGGAATTACTGCATTTGTAAAGAACCTAAGTTGAGTGATAACATCACAAACTTTCCTAAATAAAGTTGGCTTAGTGTTATATCAAGTAATCATCATTATGGCGATGTACACAAGATATAGCTGTTGGGAGGTTCTATAAAATATCCCAAAGAAGTAAATACTGGAACACCTTAAAGCCAGATAAACTACAACGTAATCGGTAACGATAGGCGTGAATGTTGCGAAAGCAGAAAAAATTATCTGGATGGTCTATGCTGAGAAAAAGCAGTTTTATACTGTGCTACGGACTATTATAATAGGCAATCAGTAGGACGCACGCTCAAAATATATGAGCATGAATCCTCAGAGACTACCCATTCTTGGAGTTATAACACGCCTAGTTGTTATAGCTTTTAATGTATAGTGAATAATATATTTGTGAATTTAGTATTATTCCTTGCCAGTTTGCCGGGAGGCACATAATAAATTTACCATTATTATTGATTATTTGGTTTCCATTTGTGACCACAATTTCCACATATGTTTATAACTTTATTGCTACCAATAAAGCCAAGCATAATGGAATATCCTCTTGTTGTAGTTGTAACAGAGGTTGAGCCACATTTCGGGCACTTTAATGTATTTTTGTTTGTTGGTTGTATACTATTTATACGTCCATTTCCTACTCTTTTATATGATCCGTCAAATTCTTTTGGCACTGCATGGGTTTCTAATATAATATTTAGAAGTTGTTCTGCAGCATAAATAGAGATAGTTTGGCATTGACCAAAAATCCACCCTTTTAATTTTTTCTGCTCATCAGGAGTCATATTAGGGTAATCATCAATTTTATTCAATGCTTCATGAAGATCACGGGGTACTCCGTCAATAAGACAGAATCCATCTGGTACTTCTTCAAATGTTGGTAATGGGAAACCGCAATGTATACACTGTTTTGATTTATCAGAAATCATGTTATTACATTCTGGGCATTTAATCATAGACATACAATCACCTTCCTTTATAATCATACAATAATAATGTATCACACTTATCAAGACTTTTCAATATGTTTATAAAATAAAGCAACTACAAAATTTAGGAAATGTTGGAAAAGTCTTTTTAGACCTTAAATCATACGCTTCTGCTTGCGAAGCGACAATGACAGCAATGGACTTCTCTGAAATTGGTTCATCATTGAGTCAATTTTCTGCTGAAGCGATTGCTGCTGGTGCAAGCATGGCAAGTCTTTCTGCAGAACAAACGGCTGCTGCTTTAGCTGCTGCTGGATATAGTTCAATAGAAACGGCTGCTGCAATGGCAACGGCTGGATATGATGCTGCAACTGTTGCTGCTGCATTGTCAACACAAGGACTCACTACTGAGCAAATCGCCGGTGCTATGTCTGCCACTCAATTTACAGCAAGTCAAATCGCTGCTGCTTTAGCTGCTCAAGGGGTTGGAGAATCTGCAATTATCGCAGCTTTGGAAGCAACAGGCTTGAGTTCTGCGGAAGCTGCTGCTGCTGTTACCGCTGGAACAATGGCTGCTGCAAATGGTACGGCTGCTGTTGCAACGGCTGGTCTTGCTGCTTCTTTGAAAGCTGCTGCTGCCGGATTAGCAACATTCTTACTTACTAATCCCGTAGGTTGGGCTATTCTTGCTGCTGGTGCTATTTTTGGTGTCGTAAAAGTAGTTGATGCTTTGACAGAATCTTTTGATGAAGCGTGCGACAAAGCAAGTGAAGCAAGAAGTACATACGAAACAGCACTAAATGATGTTAAAGATGTAGAAAGCAAACAAGATTCTTTAAGATCAAAAGTTGAAGAATTGGCAACAGAACATGGTGTTACTTTTACAGATGAAGATACCATTCAGGATATTATCAATAAACTGAAAGAGCTTAATCTTTCTGCTACTGATGCTCAGTCTTTATCTGCATTGGAAACAACAAACGCCCAGTTATCTTCGCAGTTAGCAATAAAACAGAAAATTGCAGAGTATGACCAACAGGAAGCTGCTAAAGCTGCAAACAATGTTCTTAATAAAAACCGAACATGGGGCACAGGTGAATATGATGTAGATATGTATTCTGGCACATCATATGAGAAAATGCAGTCTGGTACAATTGTTGATGAAACATTATCTAAGCGTGAAAGACTTACATCTGTTGAACAACAATTAACTGACTATTATAAACAGCAACAAGATCTCATTGATAGCGGACAAGACAAAACTTCTAAATGGTATCAATCTGCTACAGAATACGAAAAAGTTACCGGCAATATTAAGGATTTAGAGAAAGAACGTGATTCTCTTACTTCTGATATTAAAGATAACCTTAGTGTTATTTCCGATAACTATGATTCTCTGTTGAATGAAAATGGAGAAGCACTTCCTGGATTTGAGGAAGAAAAAGAAAAAATAGATAATCTTTATGATTCTGTTCTTGATGCAAGTGATGCAAACCAACAGTTGTCAGAATCGGAAAGTGAAGCTGCTGACAGTGCAAAGAAAGTTTCAGATATTTATAGTCAAGCAAGTGCGTCTATAACTCAGACTGCTGACGCTGCTATGACTGCATCACAAACATTGATTTCTGGTATAAGTGCTGCCCAAGAAGCTATTGCTGGACAGCAAAATGGAAAATCTATATCCCTTGCTGATTTTAATTCAGATGAGTTAAAAGATTATCAAGGTGCGCTTGAATATGTAAATGGTACAATGCAGTTGAACGCCGAAAAGGTAAGAGAAATTGCAAAAGCAAAAGCTGATGAACAGGTTGCCATTAACAATTCAAATAAAGCATTAGAACAAGCGAAGTATCTTGAAAATGCAAAAGAGATAGAGCAGTTAAGAGCTTCTCTTGCGAGTGCTTCTGATTCAGAAAAAGCAAGTATTCAAGAGTCTATTGATGCTTTGCTTGCCGAAAATAGTGCTATTGCAGATACATGTAAACAATATGATTTATTGTCAACATCTATTCAGGAAGCCGTTGGTTCATATCAGAATTGGCTCAATGCTCAAGGTGGTTCTGATTATGGAGATATGGCAAATGATGCTGTAAGTGCTATTCAGAGGATTAGAGACACTTATGATTCAAACTCTGATGTATTTGGGGATTTTGGTTCAAAAAAATTTGAAGCTGCCATTGATTTCATTGTACCAGATTCAGTTGATGGTGACGATTTAAGTGCAATTGAATCTTACATGTCTGATTTCAAGCAGTATTTGAAATTTGATGATAATGGTGCTGTTGATGGTCTGAATATTGACAAATTCTTGGAGAATTCTGTTAATGCCGGACTTATGAAATACAGTGAAGATGATGGTTTCCAGGTTCTCGGTGGAAAGAAAATGGAGGACTTCGCAGAAGGTCTTAATATGTCTTCTGGAATGGTTCAGGCATTCTTTGATGAATTACAGTTAAAAGGTGCTGATTTCGACTGGGGCGATGAGGCTGTCAAAACTATCGGTGACTTAGCTGTTGAAGCAAATGAAGCTGCCGAATCTCTGAGACAGGTTGACGGAAACAGTAATTTAAAAATTAAAATGGATGTTTCCGATTTGTCCACAACAGAAGAACAAATTTCTGCTTTGGATGCTACTATTGCGGAAATGGATGCTGTAAAAGCACGACCAGACGTTGATGCTTCAAGTATTGAAAATGCAAATTCTGTTATTCAATACTGTCTGACTCAGAAGCAACTTCTTTCTCAACCAGATGTTATGCGTGTTGATACTTCACAGGTCGAAGGTGAAATAAGCAATGCTATCTCACTTTTACAACAGTTCCAAACTGCCACAAACGACCTTGAAATTAAACAAAAAGTCGGTGCTGATACCACAGAGGCAGAGTCTAAAGTCAACTCTTTAGCTTCTGAAATTGAGGGTATTTCACCAGATATTAAGGCAAAATTAGACATTGATTCTACTTCTGTAGATTCAATTAAAAGTTCTATTGCTGGATTATCTGCTGAAACAATCAATGTAAAGGCAAATGTTGACGCTTCTGCAATTGAGGGTTATAATCCAGATTCTAAAAAATGTGATGTAATCTATGATCCGAAAACAGATGCTTTGCCGGAATCATTTGATGCAATTAACCGTGATGTAAACTATGTGCCACATACGGGCAGTTTGCCGGAATCTTTTACAACTCTTACACGTTATGTAAATTATGTAAAGACTGGTGCTGTAGATGTAAATGGTACAGCTCATGTTTCTGGTACTGCAAAAGCTGGTGGTGACTGGGGTACTGCTCCAGGAGGTAAAACACTTGTCGGAGAACTTGGACGAGAAATCGTTGTAGATCCGCACACTGGAAGATGGTATACAGTTGGTGACAATGGTGCTGAGTTTAGGGACATACCTGTTGGTGCTATCGTTTTCAATCATGTACAATCAGAATCCTTGTTGGAAAATGGCTATGTTGCTGGTCGTGCTGCTGCACTTGTAAGTGGTACAGCTTTGGTGACTGGTGGGTATAAGCCATATAAACCAAGTTCATCTCCATCCACAAAGAAATCTTCCTCTAAATCAAGTAGTTCTTCTGGTGGTTCAAGTTCTAGCAGAAGTTCTAGCAGAAGTTCTAGCGGAAGTTCTTCTTCAAAATCAAGTTCTTCTAGTTCAAGTAGTTCTTCTGAGAAAGACTTTGAAGAAACATTTGACTGGATTGAAATTGCTATAAAACGAATCAGTGAAGCGATTGACAGAGTAAAAGTAAAAGCAGAAAGCGCATTTAAAACGTTGACAAAACGTAATAGTGCTGCTGCCGATGAAATCTCTTTAATCACTCAGCAAATCAATACTCAGAATCAAGCATACACCAGATATATGCAACAGGCTAATTCTGTCGGTTTATCATCTGACTGGATGGATAAGGTAAAGAATGGCACGATTGATATATCCACGATTACTGATGAAGACTTGTCTGATAAGATTAAGGATTTTCAAGACTTTTATGAAAAAGCGATTGAAGCAAAAGACGCTGTAGCCGATTTACATGAAGAAATCGCCAAGTTATATGCTGACAGATTCAGTAACATTTCCACTGATTTTGATAACCAGTTGGCTCTTGTACAACATTTGACTGATACATATAACACTGGGCTTGATACACTAGAAGCAAAAGGCTTAAAAGGAAGCAAGGTTTATTATCAAGCTCTCCAAAAAGCTGAGAAAGAAAATCAGGCAATTCTCCAAAAAGAATTAGTTGATTTAACGGAATCTTTCAATCAGGCAATGGCTTCTGGTGAAATCGAAAAGGGTTCTGAGCAATGGTATGAGATGCAGAAAAGCATCAATGATGTCAAAGAGGCAATTGATGAATCCAATCTCTCACTGCTTGAATATCAGAAAACAATGCGTGAGCTTGATTGGGAATATTTTGATTATATGGAAGATCGTATATCAAATATTACCGATGAAGCAGATTTCCTCATTGACTTAATGGCAAATGGAAAGTTATTTGATGATAAAGGTCAAATGACAGATACCGGCATGGCAACTATGGGATTACATGGACAGAATTACAATGTCGATATGGCACAAGCTGACCAATATGCCAAAGCTATCAAAGAGTTAAATGCGGAAATTGCTAAAGATCCATATAACACTGACCTCATTGAACGTAGACAGGAACTTCTCGAATTACAGAGAAAATCTATTCTTGCTGCCGAAGATGAAAAACAGGCTATGATTGATTTGGTAAAAGACGGAATTGAAGCACAGCTTGATTCTCTCAAAGATTTGATGGATGCCTATACAGATTCATTGGATAGTGCGAAAGACCTCTATGATTATCAGAAAAAGGTGAAAGAACAGTCTGATGAAATTGCTTCTTTACAGAAACAGTTATCAGCTTATGCCGGAGATAATTCAGAGGAAACTAAAGCTACAATTCAGAAAATCCAGGTTGATTTATCAAAAGCTATGGAAGAATTGCAAGAAACAGAATATGAGCAATATATTTCTGACCAGAAAAAATTATTGGATGAATTATACACTGAGTATGAAACAATCCTTAATGCACGACTGGACGATGTAGATGCACTTATTTCTGATATGATTGATACAATCAATGCAAACTCATCTTCTATTGGTGATACAATTCAGCAAGAATGTGCGAATGTTGGATATACTCTCACAGAATCCATGAATTCTATCTGGACGAATGAGGGTGGTGCTTTTACTGTTATCTCTAAATATGGCGAACAATTCTTATCACAGAATACTTCTACACTGAATGCGATTCTTGGTATCAAAGCATATACCGATGCTTTAATTGCAAAGGCAGACGCAGAGGCGAAAGCCAAAGCGGAAGCCACAAAGAAACAGACGGAAGCAAGTAAACCAGCAAGTCAACCTTCAAAACCGTCAACTCCTTCTACACCGTCAAAACCGGCACGAACCGATAAGGATTACTATGGCGTTGCTCTTGCTATTTGGAACGGTAACTATGGTTGGGGAACTGGAAATACCAGAGTTAGCCGTTTACAAGCTAAAGGTTTTGATGCCAATAGAGTTCAAAGTATCGTAAATCAGATGGGCAGAGAAGGTTATGTACGTTCTGGTGCGTGGGTTGGTAGATATCAAGGAATCCGTGACCTTTCACCATATCATTATAATAAATATGCTGTCGGTCTGAAAAATGCTCCGAAAGCTGAAAATGCATGGGTAAATGAGCTTGGTAATGAATCTATTGTCAAGCCATCTGAAAATGCTATTGTAACTCATATTGCAAAAGGTGACAGTGTGCTTACCGCCGATGCCACACGGAACATATGGGATATGGCAAGCGATCCGTCCGACTTTATCAGTAAGAATTTATTCAGTAACGGTATTCTTTCTGGTATTGAGCCATATGTAAATGTTGACAATAGTAAAATTGAAAAAGTCGAATTTATTTTGCCGAATGTTCAAAATTATGAGGACATTATGAATCAAGCAAGAAAAGACGCAAAATTTGAAGGTATGATTCAAGCCATGACTGTTCGTAGACTGACTGGCGGTAGTAAATTCGCAAAGAGTAAATATAAGTGGTGATTTTAATGGAGAGTGTTTCGGCACTCTCCTATTTTATATGGGGAGAAAATATGGATTTAAAAAACAGAGTACAGAAAATGAAGTTAGATAGAATTTCAAAGTCGAACCAAACTCTAAAAGATATGAATAAGCGACTTATTGAAGAAAATAATTCACTCAAAGAAAAAATGTCCTCTTTAGAAAAAACGATTCTTGAAATTCAGGATTTAGGCGAAGAATATCGCTCTGGCATAGAAGAAATTAAACAGTTGAAAGAAAAATATGCCACTGCAATAAAAGATATTGCCAAACTAAAAGCGGATTACGGCAAAAAAGCAAATTCGCTTATAAAAGATATGCGAAAGCAAATTTAATAAGAAAGGTACGGTGTGGTATATGTATGCTTTAGATTTTGAATATGATGGACAGTACCTTAGTGATTATGGATTCATAATCTGTAATTTTGATGGTTCTTCTGGTTCTGATACTGTAAGTGCCGGATCTTCTATTACATTCAATAAAGTTGCACGACAGTCTGGTAAGAAATTTGGACTGACAAGCACACAATATGATGAGTGTATTGAAGCCACATTCTGTATTGGAAAAGATCCTTCTATTTATGGCAAGGACAATATGCAAATCACAAATGACGAATATAGAGATTTGATGCGTTGGTTAAATCGCCGGGAATTCTTGAAATTTCAACTTCTTGGTGGTGATAACTATGACGGAGAGACATGCTATTACGAAGCAAGTTTCAATGTCAGCAAAATCAAAATAGCGGAAGTTCTGTGTGGAATTGAACTTACGATGGAAACAAATAAACCTTTCGGATATGGTCAGGAACAATCTATTTCGTGGGTATTTAGCGATCCTACTAAATCCCGTATTTTGTCCGATATCTCAGATGAAATAGGCTCAACCTATCCTTCTATGGTTATTGAAATAAATTCTAACGGTAATCTCACTTTATATAATGAAACGGAAGACTGCACGATGGTTATAAACAACTGTAAAGTCGGTGAGATTATTACAATTGACGGTGACACTCAGATTATTCAATCGTCACTTGACAGTCATCATATATATGATGACTTTAACTTTGAATTCTTTAGAATAGGAAATACAATTTCAAATCGAAGCAACAAAATATTTTGCTCACTGCCATGCAAAATAGAGTTTAAGTATTCTCCCGTCATTAAGGATTCTATTTGATTTTCTTTTTGGTTGGAGGTGAATACATATGGCGGTAAGAATTAAATTTGATAGCACATACAATGTCATTCAACCGACATTTGTATTGGCGAGCCGAAATGGAGAAAAACTTGGAACAATCCCGGCACATGACATTGAATATGGCGATAATTTTAATTCATGTGATGAGCTAAAATTTCAAGTAGATAAATTCAACAATGGTAAAGAATATCATTTGTGGGATAAATTGCAGAATTTTAAATTGGTATGGTGCAGAGAATATGATACATGGTTTGAAATATCTGTGGAAGTAAGAGAAGACAATTCTTTGGTGAAAGATATCGAGGCAAAATCATTAGGAGAATGCGAAACTTCTCAGATATATTTGTATGGCATTGAAATCAATACGGAAGATGATATTAGTAGAGATGATTATAAACCTACTATATTATATGATCCGCAAAATCCAGATGCTTCTTTATTGCATAGAATTATGGAGAAGATACCAAACTATATAATTAAGCATGTTGATACCAGTATAAAAACTATTCAACGAACATTTTCTTTTGATGGTACAACTATATATGATGCTTTCCAAGAAATTGCACAAGAGATAAACTGTATTTTCGTGTTTAACAATGGTACAACCTCAGACGGTAAAATTGCCCGTGAAATAAGTGTTTATGATTTAGAGTCATACTGTCTTGCCTGTGGACATCGTGAGGAATTTTCCCATACATGTCCTAAATGTGGAAGTGAAAATATTTTGACTGGCTATGGAGATGATACAAACATTTATGTATCTATTGAAAATTTAGCCGATAATATTTCATATTCTGCTGACTCTGATTCTGTAAAGAACTGTTTCAGATTGGAAGCTGGCGATGATTTGATGACAGCCACCATAAGAAACTGTAATCCTAATGGAAGCGGATATATCTGGTGTATTCAAGACGAAATGAAAGCGGATATGTCAGATGATCTCGCATCAAAGTTGAATGATTACGATAAGCTGTATGCATATTATCAAAATGAGTATGTGGCAAGAATCGACACAACAGTTCTTGAAAAATATAATGCATTGATTGATAAGTATTATGAAATGAATAAGGACTTAGAGAAGATACCGACAAGTGTTATTGGCTATCCAGCTCTTATGAATGCTTATTATAATACTATTGATTTGTATTTATACTTAAATGACTCTATGATGCCAGATTCTTCTCAGCAAAATACTACGGCAGAACGTGAAGCTGCAAAACTTGGTTATTCTTCCCTCTCACCTGTTGCTGTGACAGATTTGAAAAAAGCATCTGCTTCTACTGTAAATTCTGCTGTTTTGGCTATGGCTAAAACAATTGTTGATTCACGTTATCAGGTAAAAATAAAGGAAAGCACTTATAGTGATAACCATGTTTGGACTGGTAACTTTACGATAACAAATTATTCCGATGAAGAAGATACTGCCGTAAGTTCATTAACAAATGTTACTGTAAATGACGAATACCAAGTTTTTGTAGAACAGAAATTAAAAAAATCATTAAGTTCTACTTCTGATTCTGCAACAAATGTAACTGATTTATTCAAACTCAGTTTAAGTGCTTTTATCACTGAGATTAAAAAGTATTGTTTATCTCGATTGACCTCATTTCACGATTCATGTCAGTCTTGCATAAATATTTTGATCGAACAAGGTATTTCAAATAAAGATACTTGGGAAAATCAAGTACCGGATTTGTATGCTAATTTATATCAACCATATTATGATAAATTACTTGCTCTTGAAGATGAGATGAAGTTTAGAGAATCTGAAATTGCTGTTGTTACTGGAACATACGATAGCGATGGTGATGTAAAAGTAATGGGTATGCAAATCATTATCGACAAAGAAAAATTGGCGATTCAAGATACTCTGAATTTTGAAAAATATCTTGGCGATTTATGGAATGATTTTATTGCATATCGTAGAGAAGGTACATATTCAAATGATAATTACATTTCTGATGGATTAAACAATAAGGAACTGTATGACAATGCTTTTGAATTTATGAAAACGGCTCAAAAGGAAATTTATAAATCTGCCAATTTACAGCATACTCTTAGTGCTTCTCTGAAAAATCTTCTTGTAATGAAGGAATTCCAACCTATCGTTGATAATTTTCAGACTGGAAATTGGATTAGAGTTCGTGTAGATGATGAAGTATTTAAGCTAAGATTAGTTTCATATAGTATTGATTATGATGATCTTGATAGCATTTCAGTTACCTTTTCAGATGTAAAAAAAGGTCAAAATGGTATGGGCGATTCTGATGATATCGTTCAAAGAGCTGAATCATTGGCAACTTCCTACAATAGTGTTTCACATCAAGCAAGTCAAGGAAAGAAAAGTAAGCAGCAACTTGAAGACTGGGTAACAAAAGGTCTGGCACTTACCAAAATGAAAATTATTGATAATGCAGATAATCAGAATATTACCTGGGATTCTCATGGTCTTCTTTGTAAAGAATATCTTCCTATTACAGATGACTATGATGATAAACAGTTGAAAATTATAAATCGTGGATTATACCTCACCGATGACAATTGGAAAACTTCCAAAGCTGGCATTGGTGATTTTACTTTCTATAATCCTGAGTCTGGTGAAATGGAAGAAGCCTACGGGGTAATTGCTGATACCCTTGTTGGTAACTTGATTTTGTCAGAAAAAGTAGGCGTGTATAATACTCAAAATTCTATCACTATGGACGAACATGGTTTGACCATTACTACAGATGCAACATCTGAGGGTGCGAATATAATGGCATTAACCGTTCAACGGAAAACTTTAGATTCCGATAACAATGAGGTTACTACCCCTGTCATGTATTTGGATGGTAACGGAAATTTAGTTTTGACGGGTTCTCTTAGAATTCAGGCTGCTTCCGATACTTCTATAAATACATTGAATGACCTATGTGATATCAATAGGTTTGGTGAACAGATTTCAAATGCCGTTCATACAGAATCTAAGTTTATTTATAGTGAGATAGATCAAAAGTACAAAGATATCATTGATGAAGCAACTAATCAGTTGGAAAGTTATAAGGCTGATATTGGTCAATATATGCAGTTTAACGATGATGGATTGACTCTTGGAGCATTAACTTCCGCATTTAAAACTGTTATTGATAACAGAGGTATGTATTTCAAAGAAGGAGATACAACTGTTGCATATATCAACAACAATCAATTATACATTCCTAATGCCGTTGTTGAGAACGCTTTAATTTTGGGTAAATTTTTCTTTAACCCTCATTCAAATGGTGATGGAGGTGTTTCTCTGACATGGCAAGGATAAATATAGATAAAAGGAGGTGTACCAAATGGCTTTAAGTGGTACAGTCAATTCAAGTGGCTATGAAGGTCGATATGTGCAATTAACATGGTCTGCCACTCAGTCTGTTGCCAATAACAACTCTACGATTTCGTGGGAATTAAAAGGTGCTGGACAAGGACAAGCTGGTTGGTACATGTCTGGTGGGTTCTATGTAGAAATTGCAGGAAATGTAGTGTGCAATTGGTCAACTGATTCACGTATTAAGTTATATAATGGTACTTCTATTGCAAGTGGTTCGCTTACAATTGGTCATAATGATGATGGTAGTAGATCATTTTCTGTAAACATACAAGCTGGTATTTATACATATGCAAGAAACTGTAGTGGTTCTGGAAGTTTTGCGCTTAATACGATTGCCAGAGCTTCTCAACCCTCTTGTATTACTTATCCAAACAACACACAAAATGTAGGTGATATTGGTGGTTCTTTTTATATTCATATGAATAAAAAAGCCAACTTCAAACATACTGTTCGTTATGCGTGGGGAAACTTATCTGATACAATTGCGACAAACGTTGTAGATAATGTTCAATGGACAATACCACTCAAATTTGCTAATCAGATTCCAAATTCTACCTCTGGTTGGGGAACAATTTATGTAGATACATATAATGGTTCAACGAAGATTGGAACGAAATCATGTAGGTTTGATGCTACTGTTCCGGCTTCTATGAAACCTACTATTAAGTCTGCTTCTGTTGAGGTGGATAATAGTGCAAATTCTGTCATTAAAGAATGGGGATTATATGTTGCTGGGTATTCAAAAGTAAAAGTTAGTGCTACCGCAGATGGATCATATGGTTCTACTGTTAGTAGCTTTACTATAAGTGGTGGATATTCTACAACTCAGTCTGGTGCTTCATTGTCATATACTGGAGATAAACTTACATCTTCTGGTGACAAGAGTTTTACTGTCGTTGCAAAGGATAGCCGTGGGCGTTCATCAGATTCTAAAAGTGCCGGAAATATTACTGTATACGCATATAGTAAACCTTCTATTTCTGCATTTTCAGTTCAAAGAGGTTCTACATCAAAGAAAGTAGTCGTTAATGCAAATTGGAGTTTCTCATCTGTTAATGGTAAGAATAGTGTAACTGCTACTCTCTTCTATAAACAGTCAACTTCAAATTCATGGTCAACTTACGGAACAATAACAAAAGGTGAGAGCATTACGCTTGATACAGAATTTGCCGAAGAACACAGCTATAACTTCAAATTGGTTGTACGTGATGCTGTTGGAAATTCAGTGCAAATTGAGTCCTTTATTTCCACTATTGATGTTCTGCTTGATTTCAGAGCTGGTGGTAAAGGTCTTGGTATTGGAAAAATTGCAGAATCAGATGCAATGGAAGTAAATATGGACGCAATATTCATGAAAGGGATTTATGTGTATGACGATAAGGGCAATGCGATTACCCTAGAGAATTATATTAAATCGTTGATTAAATAGGTGATAATAAATGGAGAAACCAATTACAGTTGCGAAAAAGGAATTCGAGGATAAATTAACAGACTTGATAAACACATCTGGTCTTCCACCGATTATCCTCTCTCCTATTTTCAAAGAATTTCATAACAATATAAAACTCATGGAGAAACGGCAGCTTGACGCTGATACCGAAAGATACATGAAGTTTTTAGAAGAAAATGGTGGTAAAGATGAAGTATCTTAGTCAAAGGGAATATGAGCGAAAACTCAAAGAGGTTCAACGTGAGAATGAATCCATTGATAGATACAACAAACTCAAAAAGGAAAAACGCAAAGTATCTATTGATATAAAGAAGCCAACAACAGATAAGTTAATTGCAATTTATCTGTTCATTATATTAAATGTAATCCTTGTGTATTCTATGATAAGCATGTGGAATTTTGCAGATTTGTCTTGCCTGGGTGTTTTAATTACTGATATTGCTGGTCAAGTAATTACCTATTATATATATGCAAAAAAAGCCACAGCTCAGAATACCAAAGGTGGCATTACATACGACATGGCGATGTTGGAGCATGGATTATCAGACGTAAATAATGATGTTGGTACTTCTGATAGTTCTGCACAAGGTTAGGAGGAAGCATTATGCAGGGAGTACAGAACTTTTTGCAGTTGTTAAATGACAACTGGATTACAATTCTTGTTTGTCTTGGTTGTGTTGCTGGTATCGTGAGAAAAACTGTTGATTTCTTTTCTAAGTCAGATGACGAAAAAATAGAAATTGCAAAATCTCAGATTCAGGAAACAATCTTGAAAATGATTTCTGATGCAGAATGTGAATGGGAAGATTGGAATGCTGCTGGTTCTATCAAACGTTCACAGGTTATCGAAGAGATTTATAGAAAATATCCTATTCTTTCAAAGGTTAAGGATCAGGCTGCTTTGACAGAATGGATTGATAATCAAATCAAAGAATCTCTTAAAACATTGAGAGAAATTGTTGCGACAAACACAGAAGATTCTAAAACTGAATAAGAACTGTTGATTGAGGGTGGCTGATAACCACTCTCTTTTTTATAAGGAGTAAATTATGAGTTTACATGGAAATTCTGTAGAGGAAAGAATATGGAATTATCTTTATGAAAAAATCGGGAACAAATTTGGCGTAGCTGGTTTAATGGGCAATCTCTACGCTGAATCTGGACTCATTTTTAATCGTGTAGAAATGCTTTGTTTGAAGCGATTAAAAGAGAACGGAAAAACATATACGGATGCCACTTATACTGCCGATGTTGATAGTGGAAAGATTAGCAGAGCTGAATTCTTAAATCCACTTCCAGGCAAAGTATACGGCTATTCAATTGCCCAATGGACAAGCACCAATAGAAAAGCCGGATTATATGATTCCGCAAAAGCTAAAGGCGTTTCTATTGCAGACGAAGAGAACTGTCTGGAATTTTTATTAACAGAGTTGAATGGTTCTTACAAATCTGTAATGTCCGTTTTAAAAAATGCAAAATCTGTCCGTGAAGCATCTGACATTGTATTGAAGAAATTTGAAGTACCGGCAAACATGGGTACTTCTGTTCAGGAGAAACGTGCTAGTTACGGACAAAATTATTACAATAAATACGCAAAAATAAATGGCGTATCATCATTAGGAGGTAACACTATGACTGAAAGCGAATTAAGACGTAAAGTTGCTACTTGGCTTGACAGCTATCTTGGTTGTGCTGAAGGCTCTGCTAAACATAGAGAAATTCTTTCTATCTTCAATAACAGTAGACTTTGCACACGATATACTATGACAGTAAATGATGCTTGGTGTGCTACTGCTGTTTCTGCTGCATTTATCGCATGTGGTTTGACAAGCATTTTCCCATGTGTTGAATGCTCATGTAACAACATGATTACAAAAGCGAAAAACGCCGGAATCTGGATTGAGAATGATGCCTATATTCCAAAGGTCGGAGATGTTATTCTCTACGACTGGCAGGATAATGGTGTTGGTGACAATATGGGTTCTGCCGATCATGTTGGTATTGTGTACAGTGTTTCCGGCAATTCATTTGTAGTAATTGAAGGAAATTATTCTAACACAGTAAAGAAAAGAAACCTTGTTGTTAATCAGAGATGTATTCGTGGCTTTATCGCACCGAAATATTCTTCAAAAGCAACATCTTCTACTCCGTCTGCACCTTCTACCCCTTCCAAACCTACAACTTCTACTTCAACAAAATTGAATAGTACAGTTAAATGGAAAGGTACTACTATCACAGAACTGAATGTAAGAAAATGGGCTGGTACAGAAAATGCTACATGTTCATTTAGTCCGCTTAAAGCGAATGTTTCTGTTGATGTGTGTGATTCTGTAAAAGCGAAAGACGGATCTACTTGGTATTACATTAAATATAACGGAAAATATGGTTTCGTACATAGTTCATATGTAAGAAGCACTTCTGCTTCCGCTAGTTCACCAGCTACATCAAGCTCAAAGGTTGAGGGGGCACAGAACTTCAATAAAGCAATCGCCGGAACTTACAAAGTAACTTCAAGTGATGGTCTGAATCTGAGACTTGGTGCAGGAACTTCAAAAGGTAAAATCCTTGCTATTCCTAGTGGTGGTACAGTGAAGTGTTATGGCTATTACAATGTATCTGGTGGTGTGAAATGGTACTATGTTGCCTACAAGACATACACTGGATATGTTTCAAGCCAGTATTTGAAAAAACAATAAGAAAGCTATGATGGTGGTGGGTTTTCTGCCACCATCTAGTATGGAGTGAAGAAATTGATTGAATATATAGAATATTTGAATGTTCCAACAAAGGTCGCACTCTCCATTGTTGCATTGTTCTTGATAACGCAAGTTGTCGGTGAATTGATGGAAGTACAAGGAAAGGTTGTTCCTGAGTTTGTGAAAATTCGTAAATACTTTTCTCGCAAAAAGCAAGAAAGGGAAATCTTACGTCAAGTTCCTGAAACATTAAGGGAAGTTCAGCAGTCACTCAATGAATTCAAATCTCATTACGATACGGATAATATTTGTATGAGAGATAATTGGATTAAAAGTGTAAATGAGAGTCTGAAAGAAAATGATAAATGGATTAAGGAATTTGATAAGAAACTAGATAAAAATAATGCCGATACTCTGTCTCTACTCATAGAGAATAAGCGAAATACCGTTATTGCTTTTGCATCGAAAGTTGTTGACGAAAACAGTTCTGTTACGAGAGAGGAATTTAACCGTGTATTCAAGCTGTACAAAGAGTATGAGGATATTATCAAAGACAATAATCTGACAAATGGTGAGATTGATATTGCATATCATATCATTATGGACGCTTATGAAACCCATATGAAAAATCACTCATTTGTTGAAGATGTGCGTGGATATAATATCTAAATTTGCACATTCTTTTTGGTTTGGTTGGCTGTATATCCGACCAAAAACCAAATAAAACTATAATTTTATAAAAAGAAAAACCTTAGAGCGGAGCAATCCGCTCTTTTTTAATGGGAGGAAAAAAGACATATGGATATATTAGTTAATGTTGCGAATCAGAAATTGAAAATTGCAACTAATCTAAAATCTTTAGTAGCCGGTACACAAGAATTTGTGCGTTTTGTCTTTAACTTGACTGGTGACTGGGATGACCTTTTAACATTTGCTCAGTTTAGACAAAATGGTGTTGCTTATAATCAATATTTGGATGATGAGAAAAGCGCATACCTCCCGGCTGAAATTGGTACTGGTACATGTACTCTTATGCTCTATGGTAGCAATAAGAAAACCATTGCCACAACAAACTATCTTATTCTGTCAATTGATGAGAATATTTTAGTTTCTGACGCTAACAGTACAGAGATATCAGAATCATTATATACTCAGCTTGTTACAAAAGTAAATTCTCTGACTACATGGAACGAACAGAATTCCGCTGATCTTGTCGCAAAAGACAAAGAGCTTCAAGAACAGGTAAATAAGAAAGCAAATCAAATCGACCTTGATGCGGAAATCACAAGAGCAAAGAAAGCTGAGACAGAAAACTCCAATGCTATTAAATTAAAAGCGAGTCAGTCAGAAGTCGATGATTTAGCACTGAAAGTTACTCAGCTTGAAAATAATGAGGTTGTTGCTAATCTTATTACGGAAGCTGTTCAGAAGGAACTTACTCAGTATCTTGAAAGTGGTAAATTAGCAGAAATGACAATCAAGGATAAAAGTATTTCCAGAAAAAAAGTAGATGCCAACTTTGAAACTACACTTGTAAAAGCGGATAATGCTATGCAGCCAAGTGTATATGATCCACAAAAACTTGCCATTGACGTATATTCATACGCACAAGCTAAAGCCGATACTGTTCAGAAAAACTTGAACGATGTAAAAACAGAACTACAAGACGGTTATAAACTTACAGACACTCTTGTTTACAACAAAATTGGTGATGCTATTCGTGGTGCTGTTTCATTGTCACGTACATATGCACAAGCTCTGTTAGCTGATTATAAAGCATTTACAATTGAAATTCGTGATTCTCTTCCAGTAACAGGAGAATCTTTGACATTCTATCTTATTCCAAATAAAGCCCATACTGGATATGATAAGTATTGGTGGATTACAGATAGCGAAGGAAATTCTAAATGGGATGTATTTGGTTCTGCCACCACTCTTGTTGTTACGGAATTGCCGGAGGTTGGTGATGAAGATACTGACTATATCTTGAAATCATCTTCTGGATGTCTGTATTACAAATATATTGATGGAAATTGGAACGTTGTTGCTGGTTCAATCGCTGATGTGGTAAGTAAATTACCAGAAACAGGAAATGAATTTACAGATTATTATGTGTTGAATGAAAGTGGTTCATATGTTCATCATAGATGGATTAACGGAAGTTTCCGAGAAATTGGTGGTAATTCATATACAAAAGATGAATTAGACGCAATGATTGTAAAAATCAATGATAATATTTCTACGGCTAATGACAACATTGCACGATTAGGCAATAAAACAGATGCAACAGATTTGAATGTATCTAGTCTTAGTAAAGCTGTTACTTCTTTGCAGCAAGAACTTTCTAATCTCGATGTTGAAGGATATACATACTATGCAACATATAATACTGATGGTTTATTCCAGCTTATCGAAGTAAAAGATGATGTTGAAACCGTAAAAAGCCAGTTCACTATTAAAGGCGGTGGCGGTGGAGATATCAAACCTACAACAAACTTAACTGTTGATCGTGTTACAGAATCACCATTGATTATTACAACAACAGATAAAGCAGAAATCGAAATTCTCTTCTCTTGTACTGATGCAGACGGAGAATTTATTGATGCTAACTATGTATGGAAATCTGGTAATAATACTGTGTTATCTGGTGCGCTTGTGCAAGGAACAAATAAGTTTGATTTATCAGATTATGTTACTGTTGGAACACAGAAATTCACATTGACTGTAACTGATGAAACTGGAAACATGGTTGTAAAAGCATGGACTGTACAAGTGGTAGATGTCAGACTGGAATCTACTTTCAGTGATAGATATACTTATCCAGCCGGAAAGACAGTCAACTTCACATATACACCATATGGATCTATTTCTAAAGACGTACATATTAAACTTGATGGAGTAGAAATTGCTTCTGTAAGCACTTCTGCTTCTGGTACTTTGCAATCTTATACTCTTCCAGCACAAGAACATGGTGCGCATCTATTGGAATGTTATGTTACTGCTGTCGTAAATAACAAGACAATTGAAACGGAACATATTTATAAGGATATTATCTGGTTCGATGAAAATTCTGATGTACCTGTTATCGGTTGTATTTACAGACACGATCACTATGGTAATGTAGCTGCAAAGCAGTATAACACTACAAGTATTCCTTATGTTGTTTATGATCCAAATACAGATACACCTTCTGTTACATTGGAAATTGATGGTGAAGTAAATTCAACACTGTCATTGAGTCAGGCATATAATACCTGGGCTTACAAGACTGAAGTTGTTGCGATTCATACATTGGTTATTAAATGTAAGAATACATCTGTAACTATCAAATTAGATGTTAAAGAACTTGGAATTGATATTAACCCTGTAACTGGCGGTCTTGCTTTCGATTTTAACCCGACTGGCTATTCAAACAGTAGCGAAAATAGACTTTGGAAAGATAAAAATACAGGTGTTGCAATGTCTGTCTCTGATAACTTCGACTGGTCTAATGGTGGTTATCAGATTGACGATGAAGGAAATCAGTATTTTTGTGTAAAAGCCGGAACTTCTGCCGTTATTGATTACAACCTTTTCGGTCGTGATGCAAGTTTATATGGTGCTGAGTTCAAAGCCGTATTTAAAGTAACTAATGTTCAAAAAATAGATGCCACATTTTTATCATGTCAAGCTGATTCAACAGTTGTCGGATTGCAAATGAATGCACATGAAGCATATCTGAAATCAAGCATTGATTCTTTATATGTACCTTATAGTGAGGAAGATATCATTGAATTTGAATATAATATCAATACCATCAATACAGAAGATTCAGATGCTACTTCTATCATTATGAGTTATGAAGATGGTGTTGGTGCAAGACCTATGATTTACGATTCAACCCATAGATTGTATCAGTATGCTCCTGTACCTATTACGATAGGTTCTCCATACTGTGATGTACATATTTATAGAATGAAAGCATATGAGGCAGCTCTGAGTGATTCTGATATCCTGTCTAACTTTATTGCAGATTCAAGAGATTCTGACACAATGATTTCTCGTTATGACAGAAACCAGATTTATAACGAAAATAACGAACTTACACCTGAAAGCGTTGCTGCTGCTTGCCCAGATCTTCGTGTCATTAAAATTGAAGCACCGTATTTCACAAATGACAAAAAGGATTTCGTAAAGAATACTTCTATGGAATGTATCTACAAGAATGGTGATCCTGTTCTTGACAACTGGAAATTCACAAACTGTTATCATGCTGGACAAGGTACGACTTCTAATGAGTATGGATATGCCGGAAGAAATATTGATGTAATCTGTTGTTTTGATGGTATTCATCAAGCTACAGGAAAAATCAAACTTGATCCAAATTATATCACTCAGCTTGTACTTGGTGATGGAACTAAATACACAGATGGTAAGGGTAAAGTTTCTCTTACAAGAAATTCTGTTCCTAACAACTGGTGGAACTTTAAGGTAAATATTGCTTCTTCTGAAAATGCTAACAATGCATTGCTCCAGAAACGATTTAATGATTATCTCCCATATCAGTCACTTGGCAATAAGAGAGATTCAAAAGTTAAAAATTCTATGGAATTTGTAAACTGTGTAATTTTCATCAAAGAGAACAATCCAGATGTTTCCACTCATAGAGAGTTTGCCGATACAAACTGGCACTTCTACGCAATTGGTAACATGGGCGATTCTAAGAAAACGGATAATTCCAGAGCTTATGATCCTACGGACATGAATGAATTTTGTGTTGAAATCAGTGATAATACTTTGGATAACTCCACATTCCAAACTGGGGTAACTGATTTAAAAGGAAAGATGGTATATCCAATTTCTACATCTCAGTGGAAAGCAGGGAATAAGGCATACGATGCTCTTTACAATGACTGGGATGGTTCTTTTGAATTCCGTTATGATTGTTGTGGAGATTCTAAAGATGGCGTATCTACATCTTCAGATGAAGAAAAAGAGGCACAACGTCTTAAAAATAAACAAGTTTGGCGTGAATTTTATGAATGGGTAATTACTTCATCAGATGAGAATTTCGTCAATGAATATAACGACTGGTGTATTGAAAGTTCTATGCTGTATTTATATCTGTTCACAGAACGATATACAATGATAGATAATAGAGCTAAAAATACATTCTGGCACTTCGCTAAAACTGGTAACTTCCATGCGGTTAAACATCCAAAAACAACTATGCTTCATACATATTGTGAGTTGGTTGGTAGTGAATATGTTAAAACATCTGATACATCTGTGTCTTCTGGAAAAACATATTACACAGAGTATGCATTCGATTTGTGGGACTATGATAACGATACTGCTCTTGGTATCAATAACTCTGGTGAGCTTACTATGAGCTATGGTAAAGAGGATATTGATTATAAGACAGATGGTGTACCTAGTTCTGGTTATATCTTCAATGCTGCTGAAAGTGTATTTTGGTGTAGAACAAGAGATTTGATGAAATCAAAACTTTCTACATTATATCAGTCAATTAGTGCAAACTGTTGGAGTGCAAACCACTTAATCAATGAGTTTGATGCTTGGCAAGAACAATTCCCAGAGGAATTATGGAGGCTTGATATTGAGCGTAAATATTATCGTACATATCAAGGTGGTGGTTTGAACGGTACTCCTACCACACGTTTCTTATCCGAAATGATGAATGGACGTAAGAAATATCAACGTAGACAATGGGAAAGAGATCAAGAGGCTTATGTTGGTACGAAGTATCTTACTTCTACTGTACGTGCCGATCAGATTATGTTCCGTTGTAACACACCTACTGGTAGCGATATCGTTGTAAAACCAAACTATACATTGCATATTGTTCCATATTCAGATATGTATTTGTCTGTAATGTTTGGTAACTCTTCTCCGACTCAGGTTCGTGCGAAGGCTGGCATTGAGTATGAGATTGAATGTCCGTACACTACAATGGATGATACGGCTGTATTGATTTACTGTGCTTCAAGAATTCAGGAACTTAACGATTTGTCCGCATGTTATATTCATGATAATGATTTTTCTAAGGCAACAAAAATTAGAAAACTGGTTATTGGTAATACTACAGAGGGCTACGGTAACTCATTCCTTACAACACTTAACTTAGGTGCGAATAAGATTCTCGAAGAACTTGATATAAGAAACTGCCACAACTTGACTGGTTCTATTAACCTTTCAAACTGTGGAAACCTTGTTAAACTGTATGCAGAAGGAACAATTCTGACAGGTGTACTTTTTGCTACAAACGGTAAAATTGCCATTGCTCATCTTCCTGCTACAATCAACAGCATGACAATGAAAAACTTGAATTATCTTACGGATTTGCAAGTTGCTTCTTACGACAATCTTGAATCACTTACCGTTGAAAATTCAATAGTTGATGAACTGTCAATTGTTAGAATTGCCTTGAAGACACTGCAAACCTTACGTTTAATTGGTATCAATTGGACGCTGAGTGATACTACATTGCTTAACCAGATTCTTAAAATGAGTAATTCTATGCTTTCTGGTAGCGTATATGTAAGTGGTCAGATTCGCAATCAGGAACTCTTGAAGTATGAAAATGCTTGGGGAGATTTGGAAGTTACATATGATCCACAAAACTTAGTTCCACAGTATCTTGTTACTTTCGTCAATTCCAATGGTAATAAGTTATATGAGATGTGGGTAGACCGTGGTGCTGCACCTGAAGATCCTGTTTCTGCTGGATATATTCAGACACCTACACTGCCTAGTGACGCTCAGTATAACTATACATTTAAGGGATGGGATGATATCACAAGCGTTGTACTTGCTGCACGTACTGTTACTGCAGAATACACAACAGAAGTAAGAAAATACACTGTAACTTGGTATTCCAGAGCTGGTTTATCACTTGGAAGCAAAGAAGCATTTTACGGTGATGAAGTTGTATATGATGGTGATTTGCCGACAAATACAAGTGAAGAATCTTCTTATGTTTACAATTTGTTTTCTGGTTGGGATAAATCAACTGGATATATAACTGGTGATACAGATGTATACGCAGTATGGAAAAGAGCTGAACTTCCATCTCCAGGAATGGATTTGAAAGATATGAACGAAGCTCAGTTGTATGCTGTCATTGCTTCTGGTCGTACTGAAAACTACTTTGAGGCAAAAGACTACATTGATATCAATATTGGACATGATGTATCTTATTCAAATGTTGAAGAAAAAGTATTGCTTGAAAATACATACTTTGATGGCAAAAAAGCTATTGATTCTGGAATTAAATTGTTTGATGCAAATGAAAGATCGTTTACATTAGCAATTGATTTTGAATTTATTGGAACTAATGCCGGAGATACATTGGTATCATGTTTTGAGGAAAGCGGAAACGAAGGATTCAGACTTAGATACAGTGCCCAACCAAATATTCAATGGGGTGACAAATCTATAAATGTTGGTTATGGTCAGCAAAAAGGAATTGTAGTGCTTCGCCATGTAAAAGGTAGCAATCGTCTGTTTATATATGCATACAATGTTCCTACAGGTGCTAACATCTTTGATGATTCAATAGGATCTTATGAATTAGTTCGTGTCAGAAATACAAATACTGATGCTACTCTTTCATTTGGTGCTGTTAAGTTTTCAGATGGTGGATATGACTATTATGGAACTGGTTGGATTAACTGGTGTAAAATCTGGTATCAAGATCTTGGTGCAGATGTCGCATCACGTTTGGCTGCCTGGACTCATGAAACATGGAGGGCTGAATATTGTGATTCTGGTCGTTATAGACTGGCAGGGGCTACTTCACAGAAATGTAGTGCATCATTCATTCTGAATAATGAGTTACATCATGGTCATCGTATGAACGCTACAGATACCAATGTTGGTGGTTGGGATGCTTGTCTCATGCGTACATTCCTTAATACAAGAGTGTATAATGCACTTCCGTTGACATGGCAATCTATGTTGAAGACTGTAAAAATATCTGCTAGTGCCGGAGATAAATCAACTGAAATTATTACATCTGAAGATAAAATTTACTTAGCTGCCAATAGAGAGCTTGGTGGATGGACTACAGAACCATATGTAAATGAAGGTTATGCTATTTCTTGGTTTACTAAAGATGCAGTAAGATGTAAATTCCGTGGTCAAATCATACCAGATGATACGACATATTATACATCTAATACAGATCCGACAGCTCTTTCAACTGCAACTGTAAAACGTGGCGATATTTGGATTAACACTGGAAATTCAAATATTGGTTACTACTATATTCCTGCTGACGAAAAAAATAAGCATTATTTCTACGGTGGAAATGACAATATTGTTGCATCTGACGGAGGTTTGTGGCTTCGTGCCCAGAACTGGTGGGAGCGTTCTCCGTATGCTGGCAACTCTACGGCCTTCGTGCGTGTCCACTACAGCGGCGGTCCGTACAACGGCGGCAACGCTACTGGCACGGTTGCGGTTGTTCCCTGCTTCTCAATCTAATTTTCACTTTTTGCATTGGACTGGCTTCGCCCAGTCCTTGCATCTTGAGATTTAAAAAGTTATGAATGAAGAAGGGAAACTCAAATGGCTGTATTAAAAAATAAACGAGGCATATCAAAATATGAGTATGAACACTCTTTTGATGTCGCTTATAAGTATGTTAGCGAAAGTATGAACACTGTACCCAACAGAATGAAACGGTGGATAAATACACCAATCAACAAAAAGTTAAACAATATATATTCAACTATTATGGAGTTGAGAACCAATTATCTTCCAAAGAGTGAACGAAATGAATCTAATTTAAAATTAGTTAATTCGGCTATTGATGGAATACTTGATTTACAACTCCATTTTTATACTTATTGGAACATAATGGATTTTGAAGATAAACGAAAATCCTATTGGTGCGAATTATTTAATAAAGAACTGGCACTCTTGCGTGGTTTACTCTATCGAAATCCATTATATGTTTCCGATAAAAGTGCAGAGGAAAGAAAAATGCTTTATTACAGAAATGAAGATATTAAGAAAGCTGCTTTTCTAAGCAATATGTCTAAGCTGCACAAATATACACACAAGAAAATTGCCCATGCAAGGCAAGTATACGCAGATAGAGAATGTGATATGATTTCTGATTTCATTGACCAGGCTTGGTATTATAGCTTAGAAGCAAATAAGAAAATTCCAAAGACCAAAGCTGAATACGAACATCGGAAGAAATGTATATCATCTTCGATATCTTGTTTGAAGAAAATGGAAGTTCCGATGAAATCTTTATTTAATCTTATGGGTTATAGCGAAAGTATTTTGCGTGAATGGTCAACCATTTTCAATGATACACTTAAAAGTTTATTCGGAATAAGAAAATCCGATAAAGATAGATTCGAGAAATTACAATAGATTTACATAGGTTTTATTCTGTATTTTCTGTCGTTTGTGGCTTCGTGCCCAGAACTGGTGGGAGCGTTCTCCGAATGCTGGCAACTCTACGAACTTCGTGAATGTCAACAACAACGGCAATCCGAACAACAACAACAACGCTACTAACACGAATGCGGTTGTTCCCTGATTCTCGTAAATATAGTAACCATGTATAAGGGTGAAAGGAATATTTCTTTTATGAGAAGGAGAATAAGACCTTTTCGTTGAGAAGATTCAACGATGAATATTACGTTGTCTATGTTTAATGGATGACATGCTGATACACGGCATTCCCTGTTGCATGGTTGAAGCCCAATTTCTGTAGAAATTGTATGCATGGATCAGTGTTGGTTACTACACTGATTTTCATACCATAAGCAACGATTCTATCATAGTAAGTAACCAAATATTCAGATAGAAAGGGAGGACAGTGAATTGTCTACAAAGCGAATACGAAAACGTATTGAGCGTGATAAATTGAGGCGTTCTGAAAAGAATAATGCCTTTATGAATAAATATGATAATTTTGACAATATCATAACTTACCAAAATTATTACCAATCATTAGAAGATTGTAATAAAGGTGTAGGTTATAAAAGAAGTGTTCAGGAATTTAACCAAAATGCTATTACACAAATCCATGAAATAATTGGAACAATTGAAAGTGGTCAAATTCCGGCACTATCAAAAGTAAAGAAAGTTTCAATCAGAGAACGTGGAAAAGAACGCATTATTACACCTATCAGAATAGATGACAGAATAACACAAAAAGTTGTTTGTGATAATTGTCTGGTAGATAGTGTGCAGCGTCATTTAATTTATGATAATGGTGCTAGTACAAAAGGTAAAGGTACGAATTTTGCACGAAACAGAATATATAAAATGATGAACAGAGCCGTACAACAGTATGGCTCTGATTTTTATGTTCTGAAATTTGATTTTAAAAGTTTCTTTGATAGTATTCCGCATCAGACATGTATTGATATTTTGAATGAAACCTTCAAAGACAAACGTGTTGCTGGATTTGTTGTTGGAATTATTAAATCTTATCCTTTGCGTGAAGCAAAGAGTATTGAAGATCCTGGCGAAAGAGACAGAGCTGAAAAGTTCGTTAAAAATAATCTGGGTAAAGGAATTTGTCTCGGAAGTCAGATTTCACAAGTAATGGCTTTAGCTGTTCCAAATGAACTTGACCATTTTATCAAAGATAAAAATTCTATGCATTATTACATTCGATATATGGACGATGGAATAATTTTTGATAATGACAAGGAATATTTAAAAGAACTGCTCAATGGCATGAAAGTGATTACTGAAAAATTAGGGTTAAAATTTAATGACAAGAAAACTTATATTACCAAAGCTACAAAAGGATTTACATTTATGAAAGTTCGCTATTTTGTTTCAAAAGAAAATGGCAAAGTTGTTCGTAAACTTGATTCCTCTGGTGTTACTAGAATGCGTAGAAAACTCAAAAAATTTAGAGTGTTGGTAGATAAAGGTGAAATGTCATTAGATGATGTATATGTTTCAATGCAGTCTTGGCTTGAACATGCCAAAATTGCAAGTTCTTATAAAACTGTCAAAAGTATGTTGAAATTATATGACAAATTATTCGATGGATATAAAATCACTCGATACTGGAAACATAAGCAAACCCGTCTAAGTAAACAGATGCAATCTGTATCTGTGGAGGTGTCTTAAATGAAGTATTATAAAATAATCAGTGATTCTAAATTCATTGGTGTTGGTACAGACTCAGATATGAGAAAATATCAATTAAAGCATAGAATCCTTTTGATTTGTACACCAGAACAGGCACAATATATTCAGAATAAAGATATTTTGTATCGTGCGCAATGGATGTTGCCAGAAGGTATCAATGATTTGCAGCCTATTTCTGCAACTGTAATTGAAATTACGGAATCAGAATATGATGCCTTAAAATCTGCCGTTGATTCAGGTGAGGATATTCCAATTGACAGTGATACCGGTAATGGCTCACAAGACAACACCGATAATCCAACAATTGACAAAGATACTGAAATTACGGTTGATTTTGTAAAGGAACAGAAAATAAATGAAATGAGTGTGGCGTGTTCAAATGTAATTACAGGTGGTTTTGATGTGGTATTAAGTGACAACGAATCTCATCACTTCTCTCTTACTACACAAGACCAACTTAACCTGATTACAGTTACAACATTGATGGCTTCTGGTGAAACAAGTATTCCATATCATGCAGATGGAGAGTTATGTAAATTCTATTCACCTGATGATATGACTATTATTTCTACTGGTGCGACAAATTTCAAAACTTACCACGTTTCATATTTTAACTCTTTGAAATCATACATTGAGTCATTGAATGATATCGAAACAATTTCTGCCATTACATACGGATTTGAAATACCTTCTGAATATATGTCTGATGTATTGAAAGTATTGGTAAGCCAAGCAGGAAGTGAATAATTATGGATAAGAAATTATGTAAAAATGTAATTTTATTTATTGTTGGCTTCTGCCTGTATATCACTATAGAAGTATTGTTTAGAGGATATTCATATCCTCTCATGGGTGTTTGTGCCGGTTTAGTAGTTGTTGTGTTGGATAAAATCAACGATCATATATCATGGGATATTGATATTCTATTACAGTGCATGATAGGCATGTCAATGATTACGGCACTTGAATTGATTATAGGGAACATTTTCTTGAATACTGATTTGTTGCCTGTAATGTGGGACTATTCAAATTTGCCACTCAATTATAAAGGAATTATCTGTGTGCCGTTTATGCTGCTATGGATAGTTCTTTCTTTTTTGGCAATAATCGTTGCTGATTCAATAAACTACTATGTCTTTGATGAAGAACCAGCACCATACTATAAACTGTTCGGACGTACAATCATACAATTCAAAGAAAAGTAGGAGAAAGTAAATGAAAAAGTTCAAGAAGAAATATGTGATAGCTGTTGCGGTTATTGCATTGGTGATTATTTTGCCATTACTTTTTCTTTTTGGTTGGAATGATAAAAGAGAAAGTAATGGTATTTTATGGAATGGAAAGCAAACTATAGAGACTGACTATGAGCAGTCTTCTATTGCTATTCCTGGATTCACAAAAATCTCATTTGAAGCGAATTCAACCAATCAGAAAATCAATTTATATAATCCAGATACAAATACTTGTAGTATGGATTTTAGTATCTTAATGCCGGATGGTTCTGTTCTATGGTCAGAAGAAAACATTCAACCCGGTTACGGATTATACGATATACAACTCAATAAAGAATTAGAAAAAGGGACTTATGAAGAATGCACTTTTACAATAAGATGCTACAAAGATGGTGTAGAATTAAACGGATGTAATATTGCATTTACTTTATATGTTTATTAGGTGAAAGATATGAGAAATTTTGTAAAGAAAGTTAAAATGAATATTGCATGTATTCTTACATCTCTGATGTTATTGGTCAGTCCAATTCAAACACCAATGATTGTGCAAGCTGCAGAACCTCAGTTTGGAAGTTCCACACTTACATATATGGTAGATGATTATTTCTATGTACAGATTCCAGAGACTATCAATGTCGGAACTGAATCTGAAATCTATGCTATGGAAACTAATATCTCGCCAGAGAAGTCAATCTATGTAAGAATTGAAGGTCTTGATTCTAATGGTGCAATTTCAACTTCACAATGATAATGATTCTTCTAAAACAATAAATGTTTTCTTCGTTGATAAGACTGGAAACCGATGTAATTCTGGAAACAACATAATTGCACAATTTGGTTCTAGTCCAGACGGACAGATTGCTACTTTTAATACGGAAGTAGATGTTGATCCACATTCTGCATCTGCCGGTTCATATAGTGGACAGGTATATTTTAGTATAATGTGTGAATAA